AGTTATTTAGACCAGCGTAATAAAGAAAGCCTTGCTGATAAAGCTAAAGCTGCGGTTGCTAAATCAACACCTGGTGCTGCGGTGTTAGGTGGGGTAGCCGGTTTCTTAGGCGGACTTACCGATAAGATTAAAGGACTTAACTTATTTGGTGGAGAGGATGACGAGGGTGGTTTCTTTGGTGATGTTGCTGGAGAAGCTGCAAGTGAGATCGCAGGCGATGCGCTAGGTGATCAGTTTGACAGAGATAGTCGTGCTGATCGCAGAGAGCGTAGAGCGCAGCGTAAAGCAGCAAGAGCAAGCTCAGGCAAGCGTGGTATATTTAGTAAGATTAAATCCCTAGGTGGTAAAGGACTAAGTGCCGTGGGTAATTTTATTAAATCACCAGGTAAGGCGTTACTAGCAGCGGGCTCCGGTCTTGCAGGTATGGTAGGAACTGGTGCATCCACCTTAGCGGGTATGGGTTCTAAAGTTGCTTCAGTAGCCGGTAAAGGCGCGTCGATGCTAGGTGGTGCTGGTAAAGCATTAGGGACACTAGCGCGTGTTGGGTTGTCGGTCGGTCGTGTAGCGCTAGGTCCAGTGGGTTGGGCTGCAACTGCGTTATGGGGTGCTTATAAAGGCGCTCAGTATCTTAACAGTAGGAGCGATGCAGACCCTATCGAGGATATGCGTTTTAAGCAGATGGGTATCAACACTGAGGAAGGAAGTCAACTTCGTGCGATTCGTCTTTTAGAAGAAGCGTCGCTCGATGATATCACCTTTAATGATAGGGGAGAGGCTACTTTACCTAAAGTTGATTATAATGACCTTATTGATGAGCACGGTGAAAGATTCAATGTGGATAAGAATAATCCTCAGAATTTAGAAGCCTTTGTTCGTTGGTATGAAGGTACGTTTAAACCCACGCTGCTAACATATGCAACTTTGGCTAATCGCATCGATGAAGATCTAGATGTGGATGATCTAGATGATGACTTACCTGAAGATCAACTCGTACCGTTTACTAAGAAAGCGTTTGAACTTCTAGAGAGTTCACCGGCTATTGGTAATACGTCACCTTACTTTGATCAAGAAGCTACTAGCGATGACGTTGTCACGCAGTATAATCGTGTCATGCAGGAGTATGGTGGTGAGTTGAAAGAAACTGTCGAAGCATCTAAGGATAGCCCTGAACCGGTTACATCAGGTTTAGTACCGCCTGCCTCTTATACTCCACCTAGAGATAAGGAAATGGCAATGCCTGAGACAGTCATTGAGGAACCTCAAGATGCATTAACGCGTAAGCTTAAAGCAGCGGCTATTGTGTCAGGCGGTTCAGTACTTGCTTTAGGTAGCGGTTCAAATAGCCAGACCTCAACACGTAGACCTTCAATACCTAACAATGCGGTAGCGTTAGGTGGGTTAGGCGTGACTATGGGTGGTGTGATGGCTGCTAATGCGGATACATATTACCCAGGTGTAGATACCGTGGTTGATCGATCTACACAAATCAACACTTCGGCTATTCAACATCACACCGAAGATGGTGCGCGTATTATCAGTGAGGAAGAAGTAGCACGACGCCGTGACAATTACTATTCTAACATTGATAACCGTACGATGGTGAGTGAGGGTGATGACTATAGTGCGACGCAGCGTTCAAGTATAGAGGACGTAGTAGATTCAAATCGTTATAAGAACGATGTTAACACTTATAATGGTTATACTATCAATCTTGATGAAGTTATCAACCAACAACGTTTACGTAATCAAAATGCTGTTCTTTTAGAAGAGCAAAGAGAGCGTGTTGTTCTAGATGATCACATCAGCGCGGTTAATCAGTATTCTGATAAACGCGTAAACGCTGTAGATGCACATCAGCAAATGCACGCAGAGCTAGCAAACGAGCAACTTGGCTATATTGGTAACATTCTCAATGAGTCACTGTATGTTCAACAGTCTATGGATGATACACTTAAACGCATTTGGAAACACTTGCAAGGTGATGAAGTCATTCCTAAGTCTGAAGCACCAGTTAGCGGTGGTGAGGCTGCAGCTGAACGTGCTAAACAGCGACAAGCTGAGGCACGTCGTAGACAACTGCTTAATCAGCGTCAACGCTCTACACCGCCTGTTGGTATGGGTAAGACCGGATAATGTAGGATAGGACAAGGATGTCCGTTCTATCATTACTTAATTACAAATTTAATCATAGGAAACCGTTATGACTATACTTTCAGATGTCTTGGAAGATACAGCATGGTTGAGGCAAGCGTTCCTTTTACGCAAGTCAGACATTGACGATGTTGATAAAAAACGTCGCGTGTTTTCAATGGCGTCAACAAAATACACAGATACCACATTAGGTGGTAACTACACAATTAATAACCCCCCTCAGTTTACTCGCCATGCGGATATAAAAGCAAAAGCACCATTTAGCCCCTCTAAGGGTATGGGGCGCTATTATAGCGAGGCGATAGACGATAACTCAATTACGCTACATATGCGTTTTGGGGTAGCGGAGTACAATTCGTTAACAACGTTCTTTACTAACTTCTTTGATAGTTCAATGGGGACGTTGGCTCGTACAGGCGAATCGACTGGGGTTTTGTACAACATTGGTAAGGTAGCTGGATTTCTATTTGCTATCCCCTTACTTCCTTTTGTGGTTGCTGGACGTATTTATCGTTTTTTAGATGATAAGCCATATAGTAAATACTACTACCTCAAACCTACGATGCCTCTATACTGGGGCGCGGTTAATACTATCGTTAATAACTTAGCGGTAAACATGGGTTTGATAGGCGCTGCTGATATTGACTCTTATACCGTTAACGCGGATGGAAAGGCAGAACCTAACTACGAGGCGGGGTTAACATCTAAAGAGATAGAAGCGTTTAATAAGCTATTGCCGGATGTTTTTCGTGGAGATGGAGGTGTTGACATATATGCGATTGCTAACCGTGCTCAACGTATTCGTAATCGACAGATTGTCCTACAGCAGGCTGCGCTTCAAAATGCAACAACCAGCGAAGGGTTAGCTACTGCAGCAAGACGTATGACCGAGCAAGACATTGGCCCTATTCCAGCAGGTTCTTCATTAAAAGACTACATGGCGCGTTATCACTCTACGTCCATGGCTCAGGGTGCGGATGCGGATAAAGAGAAACAAGATCCTATTGGTTCTTGGGAATCTGGGTTTTTTGAACATCTTTCTAGTGAGTTATCGGATGGTTCACATTGGGTGAGTTTTAAGGTTAATCCTGATCGCTCTATCAATGAATCTTTCTCTAACACAACTGGTGAGTCTGACATTGCCAATAAGATCAACGGTATGTCGTCCTCAGCGCGTTCTGCGAGGTTTTCTACCTTAGATGGTAATATCGGCGATGGTGTTATCTCTGGAGCCATAGAAGGCATTATAGGCGGTGCTAAAGACGTTATTACTGGTGTTGCTGATGGTGTAGGTTTATCAGGTTTAGCTGCTCTAGGTGGTCGTGCCTTTGTAGATATCCCGGAACACTGGCAGGATTCCGTTGCTGAATTACCCAGTGAGTCTTACACGCTAGAGCTAAGAGCACCCTACGGTAACAAGATGAGTATCTTTACTAACATCTACGTACCGTTGGCTATGATCCTTGCAGGCGCGTTACCGTTATCAACAGGTGCGCAGTCGTATACCAGTCCGTTCCTTTGTGATCTGTTTGTTAAAGGTCGACAGCAATCTAGATTATCAATCATCGACAGTGTATCTATTACACGTGGTGTGGGTAATATAGGTTGGTCAGTTGATCATCTACCTACGGGTATAGATGTTACAATATCTGTTAAAGACCTATCAACAGTCATGCACATGCCACTTAATGATAGTCCAGGTCTCTTTGATGATGATTCATCCTTTAGTGACTATATGGGTATCTTAGGTGGTCTAGGGTTAACCGAGCAGTTCTATCCTGTTCAGAAGCTGAAGCGTCGATTTGTTCAAGCTACACAAGAGTTTGAGAAATGGACATCTCCTGCGTTCTATGCGCAGCATGTTTCAGCAACTGTTCCCGGTAGAATACTGGCGGCGGTTGCTCGTAATACAGGTCGTGGATAACGGCATAACCTACCTCTACCCATGATAGGTAGAGGTAGGGTCTTTATGCGTTAAGGCTATTAGCTAGGCTAGTGGGATTGAAACGACGCATCAGTATAGATTGATCTTCCTGAGGCGTGTCGTTGGCAATCATGATAGCCGTAGATGTTTCACTTTGTGTCGACAATACCGTTTTAGCATCGTCAGATATACCACGCAAAGAACTAATATCTTTAACGTTATCTCCGCTGGCGTCGCTACGCATCCAGCTAGTGTCGATGGTCTTAATTTGTTCAACTAACGTCGCTCCGGCGCGTTGATGGTTATTCGGGTTGTTATCACCTGCAAGACTGTAATTCTTTAGCAGAGTATTAACAAGATTAGGGTTATTGGCTTTAAGCTTAGCTGAACCTACTAACTTAGATAAAGAAGCAAGACTAGCCGCATCCCCACGTTTAGCAGCTACAATGCCCTGCTTGGCAATACGTGTTGCACTGAAGTCTAACCCTACTACTTCTGCTAGACAGTCGATTAAACCTGCTAGTCCTAGTAATAGGGCCTCTAAAAGCAGCGTATCGTTGACAGCTCGCGCCGTTGTTCTATCTTCAATGCTGGTACCGCTACACATACCGTGTATCTGAGTTACCATATCTTGAAACGCTTTTGCCTCGCTAAGCTCCGTTGCTATCCCCTTTACAATAGTTCCATCTAGTAATTTAACCGTCTTTTGACCTACAGTGCTATCTTCTTGCAAGAATCCTTGTAAGTTCTTAACTGCAGTAGCACTTAAGTTAGAAATAGAAATGTTCTTACCCGTAGCAGAAGACAGACCTGAACTAGTAGGCGCAGCAGGTGCTTTGCTAGCAACACGCTTAACTGCACTGTCTATAGATTTAGATGAAACATTATCAGGAGAGCTCACAGCATCTACTAGAGATTTAGAGCTAGGGGTAGATGATGAACTATCAGAGGGGGAGAATAGATCAACAACCTTAGGTAACGATTTTGTTGCGGTAGTAAAAAGACTCATACAAGGTCTCCTTCAATGCAAAAAAAGAAAGTGAATACAATGGTCGAGCCTACCTGCAAGCAGATAGGTCGACGCATCGTTATAGTTTTTTAAGGGCGTAGCTTATTGTTTATTTTTCATGTTCATCTGGTTCTTGATGTTCCGAGAACTGCAGTTCAACACTGTGTTGCGTTACCTTCTTGCGAATAGTAAGTTCTACGCTAAAGCGTATACGAGTCGCACCTAAGAATCGCATCATCTTAAGAAACGTTTTAATGGTCATCGGGTCAGATGCCATTTGTTTATTAATATTGCCACGTGCCGTGTGTCTAGGCTTACCAGATCGAGGTAGACCATTGACTGGATCGTTGAGATACGTATCCATACGGCGGTTCCATCCCATTGGGGTGATATTAAAATCATCCAAGATTACTCGAAACAATCGACTCAACGCGCCTCTAGCCGATAGTGTCTTTTTATTAGAATCTTGTAGTATTTCATTCACGCTATATCTGTCGTCAAACATAATCGTTTAAAATCACTTTTTCAAGTGCCTCCAGCATTTGTCCTATGTCTTGAAATAAACGCATCATCCGTCGAGAATAATAACTGTAGCGAGCGGTATTTTCTTTTTCCATGACCATTAGAATGTCGTGGATAGGAGTAACTGCTTCACTCAATGCTTCCCAAAACCGTTGGATATCGATGTCGTATTGCTCGTCATCTACCAGCCAGGCGTCCAAGGTTAAGGTGGTGCGTCTACTCGTTAATGCCATTGCTTCAGCAGGTATCTCTGCATTCTTTTCAACGGCGTCTTTAACAATGTTTATGAACTCTAACATTTGCTCAGCGTTGCGGTGCCATACTATCATCGTAATAGCTTTGCCGTCTTTAGGACGGTAGAAAGCGAAGTCACGAGATGTGTACAGTGAGACCAAACCACCAAGAACTTTAGCGTTCATACTATTACGCATGGTTTTAAACTGCGTCCTGAATAGGACTATTCGTAGCCACAGTTTAAGCCTATACCAGCGAGAGGGTGCTTTCATATTTACCTCATTGCTATAGTTATTACAACTCACCTATGTAATGTAGGTGAATAATTTATACGAATCCTAGGGAGGCTTCTATGTCTTTACTTGATACAATGAAGGACCGCACAGAAGATGAGGTCCTGTCCCTAACACAGCGCACGCGAATGGCGATTCTAGAAGACATGACTAAAGACGGCATGCCTAATAATAACCGAGATCGTCGTGTGTTGCTTGAATTGGTTAACGGTGCCGATACCACCGCCCTTGCTATGAAGCGTATGGAACAAGATTCCAAACAAAGCGAGCAAGACAATGCCGCTGCAATTATGGCAGCGAAGATTATGGCGAAGACAGGCGGCAACAATCCGTTTCAAGCTGAAGCAGGGAGACATGAGAAAGTCATTAACACCCTGCCTGATAATGCATTACCTGAACCAACATTGGTTGAAGGTGAGCTAGACGTAGGTGTTAGCGATCTTAACTACGAGGAGTTTATGAAGAAGTTTGACTAGGTATACATGTTAAATGCTTTTATATCTAGAAACTGCAGATTCATATACCCTGTTAATGCAATGGTGGCTGCGTCCCATACATTCATTTTCTTAAAGAACATGGTGGCTGTCTCGTCAAGGGACGCTTCCATGTTTTGTGCCGCCTCGCCAAATGCCTTTAACTTAGGGACATACCACACCATCTCAGATAGATGCTGTTTACGTAGGGCGTTATGATGCATGGTGAACCACGGTATAAAGTCATACATAAACACTGTCTTGTAAGTGCCTTGGAAGAATGCTGGCGTGGTAATATGGCGAGGGACGTTAATAGTCTTTATATCCGTAATACCAACGTGGTGAGCAATGCTATTGACAATAACCTGACAGTGAGACTCTGGTAGGTTATAGGGGGCCGTGTTGATATGGATGGATACCGGGTCGGCTAAGGGATTGCCTGACGTACCTTTGTTAACCTCAGCAATGAAGTCCTTTAACACGCTAACCATGTTAGTCATCATTGCACGGGCTAGTATAGTAATGTCATGGTGAGTATAAAGATCCTCAATAGCCTTTGTAGACAGCTTAGGTAGAATGGCCGACCAATCATCGCTTACACGCTTATCATACGCGCCTTTTAATAACTCCTGTGCTGTATTTGCATCGTAGATACTTTCTACACAAGCAAGGCGAGTATCCATCAGCGTATTAAGTTCTACATAAACAGTCTGGTTACTCATTACCTATCCCTTACTTAATTCAGAAAACAACGCTAGAATATCAGGACACATCTGCATTAGAAACAATACCGTCAACCATAAGTTACCGGTATATAACGTTTCTATAACCACATGGTCTGGTACCGGTTCTCTATACGCGTCGTCAGTGAGACTTCCAGCAGCATTAGCATGGACAACGCTGGTTGCTATTAACGCATTAACACGCTTAAGCGCATCATCGTTCTCAAAGCTACTTAAACGCCACTGCGTAATAATTCGTTCCAGTGTGACCAATGACTCATTGTCATTACGAATAATGTCCCAAATCTTTTTTACGTCTTCTTTCTCAAAGACACGTGTGAAATTAAAACGACTGTTTATCTCGTAAAGCTTAGCAATAGCTGATTGACTTTTCTTTTTTGTTAAGTTAGCCAGTGTACTAGACGTTATATTGTTCAAACTGCTAATAACATCTAGCATCAATTCTTTATCATTCATTTAGGTTATTCCTTAAATGCATGCCTGTCAATATAGCACTTAATGTTTCAGTTGATTTTACTTTAGAACCTAGGGCTTTGATACTTTCAATGTCTGCTTCACCTGTTTCTAGGATCTGACGATTCATCTCATTAAAAGCTACCTCATCCCCACCACGAAGTTTAATTAACTCTTCAATAGCGCTATCCACCCCGATAGATAGAAGTACACCAAGTTCAGGGAACGATAATGCAGACCCTTTAGAGATACCGGTTGCTTGACCTGTCAGCTCGTCAACTACGTTATTGTTAGCAGGTGTAGACATTTTCTTATCTAACAACTGAGACTGACGTCGTACAGGCATGTCAACCACCATGTACTCATGAGGTGTCGTATAGGTTTCGCCCGTATCAGTATCAGTCAGTACAATACGTTCAAAGAAGCTATGCCCAAGCGCTTTAGCAATCTTAACATTACGTGTGGTATCTAGCTTAGCTTCGTTGAGGTTAGGTGCGATGATAGGAAGTACAAATCCATCTTTAATCTTCTGCATTAACGCTGCAAAAGCACGATCACTCATTCCCTTAAACATTTCCTCGTATAAGGCTTTATTCTCACCCCCTGGTAAGATCTTATCCATATATTCAAGGATAAATGCTTCTGCTTTTTTACGATTAGCCATAATGTCTTTCTCTTAATGATACGGTAGTTGGTCTCATACCGATGCTTTAAGTAACGGTATGTTTTGGCTAAGAAACTCACTTAAACTACGAGACCATTGACTGCGTTTAACCACCCCAGGTAGTTGAGCAAAGACACACTGCTTCTCATCCATTAGTAGTTCGTAAAGGAACGTTACATCCTCTTCACCCATTTCAATAGCAACAGCACAGCATAATAACGCGCTGGCTTCGCGGTGACCGTTGTCAAAGGCTGAGAAGAAACCCTGGATGCTCAATGCGTCTAATTCGTGTTTTGATATAGTTTCAACACGGCGACACAGTTCTTCGGCTCCTAGTTGATCAAAGGCTAAGTCGCCCTTTCCTAAAAGATATCGCATAAGCGCGATACGACATTGGTCTTCTAGTACATCTCTGTATGTTCTATCACATGTAGAATCTAAAAGCTGCTGCTTGATACGCACATGGTGATGGCAGTATTTGGCTCGCATAACAGAATTTCCTATTCATGCCACGGCGGTAGGTCGTCGTAGATTTGATGATTTAATAATAATTGGTGTTCTATGACAAACGGGACAACGTATTGAACAAAGTCAATAATCCATTGGTCTTGACTTACATTATCGTTAAGGTAGCTTCTTATCTCGACAGTATCTGTATTAGTAACAGTACCTAGATGCATGTGCCAGAAACAATTAAGACGTGTTAGGTGAGTACGGCTTCGCGGATGAGCATCTGTAGGATTATATTGTTGTCGAAAAGCTTCAGCTATAGCTTTGTTTTTTCTGGACAAGTAGTAATAGACTTCATCGTGTAATGCCATATCACTACCCTCTATCAAGTAGGTTGTAACGTAACTGCATGGGTAGATCCTTTATCACGCATCACAATTGAAATTAATTCACCCAAGCTGATAACTTGCACTTCGCTTGGCTTAAAAATATGTTTCATGAAACCAGCATGTTCCCATCCATAATAGGGACATTCGTGGATATCGCTGGCAGGGTTCTTATAACCACTATGCCATGGCCATTCACCGGCACCGGCTCTTAAGAACATGGCTTTGATAATTAGATAGTCGCAGTAACTCTCACACCGTACTGCCTTTTCAAACAGCTCGGGGATAGCGCGGGCGTTAGCTTCTTCTACTACTTTATACGTGTCGTCGTGGTCGAATTTAACACCTAACATAGAAAGGAAATTAATAGCGTTAATACGACCTTCTTCACTTAGGTCAAATATAGTATTCATAGTCGCCTCTAGTATAGTACAATAAACGTATTGTCAGGATTTTGCTTATAGGCATAGTCAAACGCATGCTTAGTACCTTTACTCACCCCATCCCAAAAGAAAAGGCAAATATCAGAAACATCAACCATTGTTTTATTACGCTTAAAGCCTGCTGATTTCCCATACAGATCCCACCGTGCCTTAAATTCAATAAACTTAAGACCATTAATCTCAGCATATTCCCTAGCTAACGTATCAGCTCCCCTAGCCCCACCACTTACTATGGTGAAGGTGTCTTTGAGGACACCTATCTTAACCAAGTAAGCAATGGTTCTACATAAGAGATGATAACTAACGAATCCGCGTGAACCCCCTATGAAGAGGGCTTGTTCTTCAACTTGGTCCATCGTCCTTTGCTCGTATCGTAGTTATAATAGTCTACACCCTTTTCAATAGCCGAGTCGCTAGTGAACGCGCGGTGACCTCGTACTTTAACCGTGTTAGTGGTAACGTCAACAATTTCAAACCAAACAAAAGGTATACCTTGTATGGTTTCATTAGTTGCGTTCTTTTCTAACCACGTTAAAAGTGCTTTAGGTTGTTGAGCGCCTGTTTGAAAATCACCCATCCCGCCTTTAGGTTGACCGGTGCCTGCAAATAGCCAAAAACGTTTCATACCGACTCCTTAGGCAAATTGTTTCTTAAGCGTATTTTCCATACCCTTACTCTTACAGTAGTCGTCCCACCAGTAAGGATAGTACTGCTTGCGAGCTAGAAGACAAAGGTCTATTGTAGAAAGGAAGTACTTGTCTTCATGTTCTTCTAGCTCTTTAGGTAGCCAGTACCCACGCGTATCGCCAAGAATAACATCCCAACTCACACCTAGGTCGTTGATAGCCTTAAAGAGATATTCTGGCTCTAAAACAATATCACCCATCCCTTTCCATAGCTGGCTAATCATGCAAAGTTCGCAGGTAATCTCCAAAGCACGTTTAAGCTTAGGGTCATTATCTATCAGACCACGCACGGTAGTGCGCTGTAGCAAGCGATCTGGATAAATACTCAATGCGTATTTAAGGTCGTTACCATCTAAGCCAAACTTACGCTCTTTGATGTAACGGAATTCACTAAGTCCCATGTGTAGACCGTCACGCTGTGAGGCAATGATCTCAAACGGTAAACCAGTCGCACCACTTTTAGAACGCAATACTTGAATAGTGATTAATTGTAGATCCATATCACCTGGTGTGCGGTCATCGCTGTCACGAGGAAATAGAGGTGTCTTATCTGCTTTATTCTGAAGCGGTGTAGCGCTCATGCAGTTGTAAAGGATGTTAGTTAAGAATGTGAAATTCTCAGGACATCTTTTAAGCTTAGTACCCTGTTTAAGGAACTGTAGTTTCTTCTTAGATGGAGCATATGGGTCATCTAAGATTTCATCACCTAGGTGAGCTGTCATGGTCATGTAAAAACCACTACTAGATACCAGCTTAGGTATCTGAATTACCATTTGACTCTTAGCGGCACCTACGCGAGCTGCCTCCATGTTCATTTTAGAATCACCAATCTGATTCTTATCGTAAATCGCATCAACCGAATCAATGTTCATGTTGGAGATAGAGTCAATCCCTGCCATGGTAGGTCTTAGCATAGTAAGGTGCTTTCCGTCTTTACCGATAAACGGTGTGGTGAGGATAGCTTTCTTATCTTTAACCTTTGCTTTAGCAAACTCTTTAATCTGGTGGAAGTAGTGGTTACCACTCATCCCGTTGTTATCGGTCACTAGAACCGCACCAGTCTCTTCTACATCCCATCCTTTTAATCCAGGATAGAAATTACCTAAGTGTTCAATACGAGCTGGAGTTAACGATGATTCACTATCGTAAACTAGACAGACTGATTGTTGTCCTGCCTTGTTGAACACATCACCATAGCGCTCGGTGGCGCTTAAGTTGAAGTGATTCATGACAGTGGTCTTATATGTGTTGGCACGACCACAGATGCCAAGAAAGTGAGGGTAGCCGCCGTTGAGTATATGCTCGCCATGCTCGCCAACCTGATAACTACCTGACTGGACGTCAAATAGACTGCCAACGTTTAGCATTGGTCTTATTTTTGGTACACTGACAAAGAAGTCACTTGGATTTGCCATAATGGGGCCTTATAGTTAGTAAAGATCATCTCAAATAATGAAAGACATCTGTCGATTTAAACACACACGGCATAAAGCAGGGCATCAATGCCCTGCAATATACCTCTCAAATTCCGCATCACTCACCCGCCTAACCGACGGATCATTTAACTCCATTAATACTACACGGTACACCAGCAACGTGTCTTCCTGCATGAGGTCGCTATTGTAGCCGTACTTAAGCCAATCTGGTACTGAGCGTTCTATGTCATCCATAGATATCTGGTTATGCGTTACTACTTCTTCAGATATCTTTTGGCCTAATGGAGTATCTCTCCATATTGTCTCAGTAAACAAAGCCGGTAAATTAAACGTTTCATCATTAGGTGTCCAATCTAAACAGACACCATAAAGACGACTATAGTTAACTTCTCGATGACTCCTACGAACCAGAAAGGTAAACAATGTGGTAATGTAGAAAAGACGTTTCATCATATCCGGCATGAAGCGTTTGCATAATGCGGTGGATACAGACATACGTCACCTCCTGTTAGATGATACGCGTATTGGAATAGCCGCAGGCCCAAATACCAATATCGTCCTCAGTTTCTAAAATGAATCCATAGTTAAAGGATGTCTTAGATGCTGGCCAAGTTAAGATACTAATGCGTTTAATCTCTTTCGATAGCGCCGCCAACGCATTCCTTGATGGGATATCAATGCCGAATGTTAATGTTACTTCAGTGAATCCTGTCGTAAGGCCCACGCCGTGTTCAACATCTAGGTTAATAGACTTAATGCCGGTAGGAAGCTCTTTACTAAACTCAAAGACTTCACGTTCGGTTTTACCTTTGCCTTTAGTTACACGGCTATAGAATTTGTCAGTAACATCAGTCAAACGCCATTTATCAGGCAGTTCACCATCAATAACTTTCTTCAAACGTTCTTCTAAGTTACTCATTACATCAAGCAAGTAAAAGCTACGACCTACAGGCCTTACTTCACTAGTCAGCGGTTGTTTGTTAAAAGTAAGAATGTTACGCGTCTTAGGTTTACGACTGGTATGAATTGTACCATTGTTAACTAGTTCACCGTAATTCTTAGACGAGAAGATATCGGTTAAGTGTCCAGTGAACATTAACTGCTCGCCTTCTTCCACATAACGGTTCTGGTGATCACGTAACTTCTCTAGTACACTATCAGGTTCTTTTAAATAAAGAACGCTATGACCTGCATCAGATTCAGGCTTGCCGATAATCTCATGATTACCACAATAATAAACATGATGACCAGTTTCGGTTTGATTAATGGTGTTAGTGTTGAAATACCAGAAGTTATGATTAAAGAGTCGGTTATACGGTGGAACTTTATCTTTGCCGTATTTTGCTTTCTCTACACATTCATGAAAAGAGACATGGTGGCCGTTGGTAGATAACATAACGCCTTTAGTTGCGTTCTTATCAGCAATCTCATTGCCTTTGGTGCCGACGTGTGCTCTTGTCCATTTAAAAGTAATCTGATTACCTTTACCTGTGAATTCCGCTCGGGCGTTAGCTAATGCTTCCCAATAATCCCGATTCTTAACTGGCTCACCATCGTGACGTAACCAGTTGTTAGCTTCCCATTTCTCATAACGGTCATTGATGCCGTCAACAACATAACGTGAGTCAGAGATAACCAGAAGTTCATTGACATCGTTTTGATTGGCGATATCAACAACTTCTTTTACAGCCGCTAGTTCAGCTACATTGTTAGTTGTTAACTCTTTGATACTACCCCAACCGTCGTAGACATAGTCGCCTATCTCGCCATGGTAGCCCCATCCTGCGTAACCTTTACCGCTGCTATGGCCTCTGCACCCACCGTCGCTATAAAACGTGGCGCTTAAAGATGGTTCTTGTTTACTCATCGGTTACATTCCATTATTACTTTTAATTTAAGTCTCTATAAAAATAAGCCAGGCCTGTAAACCCCTACTTAACTTCACACTGTTGATTAAAACGCTTAACATCGTCTAAGTAAATCTCACGGAGATTGTAAGCATAGTTGTAAAGCTCACGTGTATATTCCCCAAATGCATTAAATGCCTCTTCCTCGTTACTATACGTAGATAAGTCTACGGACTCCGGTAAGGGTTTAATAGCTGGAACAGGAAAAGGTATAAAACGACTACAGGGACCCTCGTGTCTTTTATCTTCCAATGCACGCTCTAGCTGCACGATGTAAAGCTCTAGACGCTCATGGTAGCGCTTCAACGCGTTGAGGTAGCGCTTAGCAGGATGCTCTTGATCAACAGCGTCCCAGTTCCATATAAAGGTATCCATCGTAGGGGGTGGATCTATTGGATCTACGAGTGGATGATTCTGAGGTGGGGTTTCTGGCTGGTTAGAGCTAACACAACTTCCCAACAATATGGTGGTTGCAATGATGATAGGACGAAGCATTAGTCTTTCCCTATTTGATTTAGTTTATCCAAGATACTACGCCTATTGGCTCCCGTTGAGGGTTGAACAATAGGAGGTGGTGTGACCGTAGCGGCGTTAGCCTTACATTGAGCAAGGCGTGTTTCTAAATGAGTGATCGTTGCTTTAAATTGAATAGCGTCGTTAGCATGCTTTTGCAATATAGCATTTTGAGAAGGACTGGGTACTCCGTCCCTTTTCATTTGATCTATCTCTTGGTTTAATGACGTGACCTTTTTATTAAGGGCGTCTATTTCTTTTTCTTTACCCGCAAGATCAAGTTCAATACCACGCGCATCAAAATACAGGATGCCTGTTCCTACTAGCGATACAACCAGTAGAAGCATTAGCATTCGACCCTTAGAGGGATCTTTATGTCCGGACATGTTGGCCTTCTCCCCCTTTAATAATGTGAGTAGAAACGGTAGAAATTGGGGCAGGGCTTTAATAAAAGCAATGAATAGTGTCAATGTGTTGCTCCCTACCTTAGTTGAATACGATGATTAATTTGGAGTCGATTTATAATGAGTACAGTTAAAGGGTTTGTCATTATCAATGATTTGATAAACAATGATAAGAATACCCTCTCCCCGGTTGGTGAAATGTCATCACACGCCCGTTCCTATTCACCAGATAACCGTGAATACAGTTCTAGCACCTATCCTAACTTGCGCATTGCGTTGATGTCTACATTGGACGACAACGGCGAGCAGATGGACGTAGGTAATGAAGTAGGCAATGTCCTATTAAACTTAATCGATTATATCGACACCAAGGCGAGAAATGGTGAACTTACGTCAAACAACGCAGTACTTAACCAATTCATAGGTAACGACTATCCGTCTATTTCCGTTGGTTTGTTTGTATCAGGAGCCATGGTAGCCTCTGATGCAGGTTACTACTATCCCAGTTATATTAACTGGACAGCAAACGGTACGACCTTTACGTTGTGGTTTTCTAATCGTACGTTTATTCGTCAATATGACGAATATGCACTAATACCGATTAAACCAGTTGAGGAGCTTAACGATTTACATCGTCCTTATACTGAGATATCGGATGTGTTGACAGAAGACCTACCACGTATGTTGGGGATGGCTAATGAGATATCCCAAGACGCACCTTATACCGCACTAACGCCATATGAAGTGACGTGGAATGATAAACACTCGTCAACAACGAAAAAGTTAACATGGTACGTCGTTCAATATGGTATAGCAGGTAACAACCCCGATGCCATTGCTGATGCCATTGCAAAATCTATCTTAGAAGATAGCGATTACGATTCAGTAGAATGGTACGATGTATTCCCTACCTTATTTAGGCCGACAGAGTTCATTATCGTCCCTATGTGGCATCGTGTGGCCATTGAAGAGCAAACGGGACTTGCAGGTACCTATTCGCCATCGGTTAACTACCAGGAAGCAATGGGATTGTCTTTACCAGCGTTAGCTAACTATCCACTTGAGCACGTTGATGCTAACTTGACCGTTAGCCATGCTGCTTATAAAACCATTGCTTTCACAGCGGTTGGTGAAATAGGTAACAGTGATGGGATTTTCAAATTTGAAGAAAAGTTCCCAGACTACACCGCCCTATCGGCACAAGAAACAGACTTTAATCGTCTATCGCCTGAAACACAGGATTGGGTTATCCTCTTTCATAGAATGTTAACCGCTGCTGAGACAGTCAATGAATTCACACAGCTAGATACCGACATCTCACGCATTACACGCGATGGGGTAGATTTCCTTATCAGTTCGTATAATGACGTTAACTATCTAGTAGTACAGAAACAAAGTTTCAAGGAGTATTATAATGAGCAGCTTGATCAGAGTTAATGATAAAGGACTCTTCACGCTAGCTAATCCGTTTGTTGCTTTAACCGGCGTGGAATATCAAGTTACTCGTCTTATTACCATCCCGACGCTACTGGCTCAGGGTGTAGATGTATTGCAAGATGTATTTATTGCTAACGGCTTAACCATTGACACGTATAATGATGCAGTTGACAATGATATATTGATAGTCACGCTAACAAGCGCTACGGGGACCAGCATTACGTTACCTGCTAATTACATTACAGGCATGCCTAATGTAAACACAGTGCCTTATACTCGTCGTATTGTTTCAGTTGATTTAGGTTCGTTACCTAGTAGTCAACCGTTAGACGGTGTTAAGTTATTGTTAAAAGAAACAGTATTAGCAACTGTAGGTGTTGATGCGGTAGTAAATGAATACTCTGCATCGACAACCGGGTCAGTTAGCATGGATCAACATCTGGAACTTGAACGTGTTCGTGTAAATAAAAGAGCGGTAGGAGATACGGAGAGACAACGTCGTATTGCTGCTGAGGAAAAAGCACAAGCATATAAAGAAAGGATGTTAGCACTAGAAGCCATTGTTGTACAACAACAAGCAAGGCTAAATGAGCAGGACGCATAAAGACCCTACCTCTACCTTTAGACGGGTAGAGGTAGGTTATGCCGTTAGCCATCAGGAGCATAGACGGTTTTAGCATTGATAGGATTGGAGGCTTTAAAGTCTTTAAAGTCACCGCTCTTACCTTTGATGGTACCCTCGCCAGTGATACCACCACTTACATTTAGCGCACCCCCTATTTTTACATTACCTGTAAATTCAGTATTGGGTGTGGTGTATTTAGTAGACGGGTTATTAACAGTGAGAGGACCTCCTGATTTAATAGAGATAGACCCTTTAACATCTACAGTTTCACTACCCCCTACCGTGGTACTGTAGTTACCACCAATATCAAAGGTCATGTGTCGGCCCACTGTAATAGAGACATCGCGGTCAACCGTAAAGGTCATGTCTTGTGGCGCGTAGCCATTGATGTCTTTCTTATTAAGTTCAAAGAACGTGGTGTCTTTGTTATGGGCTTTGATGTGAGTATTAGCGCTGTCTAGGAATAGATAGTTATCAACATCGTCGGTAAAGGTAAATTTACCGTTCTTAGTATCTAATAGACATTGGTAAGCAAAAGGCTCACCGTTGTTTTTATTAGTAACTAACTCAATCTTAGAATCATGCGTGGAGATAGTAAGGCGATAGCTGTTTTCATCAGTCAGCGCCTCTATGTCTTTAGTGACATCTGGCTCATTCGACCAACGATAGACAACAGTTTCTAAACGTCGCAGTGGATCGTCTCTCCCCATGCTAGTGTAGAAGTATTTATCAGTGTCAGCATATTGCCACAATAACACTTGCTCGCCACGCATAAGGTCAGGGGGCGTTTCACGGTTAGTCTCTAGACTTAACCATGTGGCTTTGATCGTTTTATCTACATCTACTTGTGCTGACCATTCTTTACCAAAACCATCAAGCCCTTTACTAAAGAACGTTGTTTTGTCTTCTTTAACCTCTCCTAATTGAAAAGGAAGTATTTCTATTGGGGTTATTAAGACTTCGGGGTTATCGCGTTCTTTATTCTCAGCAACTATGCCAATAGAGATTACGCGTAATCGAGTTTGTAAGGTCATCATTTACCTCGTGTTAAAGATACCAATCACAACATTAAGACACTAACAGTAATTACCGACTGTCAATTTAAACAGAATAACACTATCTTTTGAGATAGGGAGAACGCCACCATGGGCATGATACACAGACGTTTTATAGCAAAGAACAAACAAGCAAATAAGCTACGTAAAGAACCAAACGCACTTAAGCCCATCGCACGGGATCAATCTAAAGATATCATTATTTGTCGATGTGAGAAAATCATTGACGGTGAATCGTACGGTCCTTTTACTGCATCGGTGTACGACACTAGCCTAACTAAGGCAGTTAACTATTATAAAGATCAAATGCCTGCGATGCCTGAGCCTAGTGATGAAGGTCTTAGGATGTACCATGGGCTTAGGGTAGGTATGGAGATAAAAGATTTCGGTACATGGTTCCCTAGTCGCCAAGCGGGTGAATTACTAACCCAAGCAGGATTCATTTTTAATATTTATACCATTCATCCAAGTAAAGTACAGTGCGGGAAGTCGCAGGTTGTGTTCCACTTAGATAATGCAACTAAACTTGCAACGATGGATTTTAAATCCATGCTGGGTTTTTATAACGCATGGATAATGAAAAAAGGAAACGTAGCGTGAAGATACAAAAACTTATACTGAGTAAGTATAGACGTTTTGCATTGAGCGAGATACCTTATATCTGTATCGATTTTTCAACTCCCATGCAGCTTCTGCTGGGAACAAACGGTTCAGGTAAATCAAGTCTACTAAGTGAATTAACACCGCTACCTGCCAACCCTAGTGATTTTGATAAAGGTGGGTATAAGGAACTTCACATTCAATTTAAAGGTGAGGACTTTATCCTACGCTCTGAGATTAGCCGTGGCGCTAAACATTCTTTTATAAGAAACGGTGTAGAGTTAAATCCAGGTGGTACGGCTTTGGTACAGAAAGATCTAGTAGAGCGTGAGCTGGGTTATACGTCGTCTCTACATGCGGTCTTGACTGGCAAATTGCGCTTTACTAAAATGGCACCTGCTAAACGACGTGAGTGGATAGCTAATCTAAGTACCACTGACATGAGCTATGCGTATAGTCTCTACGACGCGGTGAGAATAGCAGCCAGGGACAACCAGGGTGCGCTTAAACACGTTAAAGAGAAAGTGGCACAGCAACAGGCCAGGTTAGTGTCGTTAGAAGCGTCTACTAACTTACAGGAACGTGTAGACGAATGTCATAAAGACATCGAAGCATTATTGACGGATAGACGAACCTCTACGCGTAGTCCAGAGTCTGTCAAACAAGATATCCAACAACGTCGTGACAATGTATTGCGTTTGGCAAAACGTGTTCTAAAGACCGACTTACAAACTTGGATTAAAGAGAAGTTTACTTCAGTTGTGGATTTTGATAATCGCATTGTTAAACTTCAACTTGACCACGCAAGTCACACTGCAAAAAGGGATAACTACACAGAAACCCTTAATGACCTACAGACCATGTTAAGTCAAATGAGTGAATTAGGGGCTAACAGTTTAGATGATCTTCTAGAAAAACGTAAAGTGTTAGAAAAGAAGAAAAGTTTAATCGCTTACAATCACCCCTGGGAAGTTCCTAAGCAAGATGCTGCCGCTTTGTATAAAGAAGTTGATTCTGTCTTTGTTCCTTTAAGGGATTGGGTTGTTGATATGCCTAGTCAGATGAAACCGCAGTACGATAAAGCAGCTTATCAGGAAGCAGTACTCTACGTTAAAGAGATGGACCGTGAGCGTTTAAGTCTAAGACGTCGGATAGATGGCTTACAGAGCCGTATACACCACATGGAGCAAGCCAAGGAAATGGAGTGTCCTAAGTGTAACTACATATGGCGTCCAGGTGTTTCTGATAATGAGTTAAAGGAATCTAAGATACAGGTAGAACACTTAACTAATGCTTTGGAAAGTAAAGAAAGAGAAAATGAAACCATTGTTGAGAAGATTAACGCCTATCAGCAATACGTTCGTGATCTTAATCGCCTACAGGCCATCATGGAAAGCTACCCAAGAGCAAATCCATTATGGAGTCAAGTTAAGCGTGATAAGCATTACGATACTTCACCTCTTCAAATTCTCCATACTTACGAGAGCTTTAAAGACTACGTCATGATGTATCGTGACGAACAAATCATTGATTCAGAGATAGCCTTTATCGACGCCTCTATTAAGAAGTTTCATGAAAGTAAGGGCTTAGATGGTTTAGAGGTAGAAAAGCGCATAGAGGAGCTTGAGAGACGTCTCAGTGTGGTTATAGGTCACATTGCTGACGTAGATCGTGAGATTACTCGTTTGAAGCAGGGTAAAGGGATATTTGAACGATTCTTTGAAGACCAGAAAATCGTAAGCGATGCTTTGGTAGATTTAGAATCTTTACGGGATCAACTTATCGAAGCGCAGCGTCAATCGGTAATAGACAATGTATTGCGAGAGCGTCAACAAACTCTTTCTACACTTAACACGACACTAGGTCAAAAGAATACCCTTGAGCAAATGATTGCTGAGTTAAAAGAATCACAAGAACAGCTGACCAAAGAAACACAGGGTTGGCAGGATCTTCAACATATGCTTTCACCATCAACGGGTATCATTGCAGACCAAATGACAGGGTTCATTAAGTGTCTATTAGATCAGATGAATACCATCATTGGTAAGGTGTGGGGACACCGTTTACAAGTCATGCCGTGCGCTAACCAGGCAGGAACATTAGATTATAAGTTCCCATTCCTAGTAGGTGATGATGATCATCCTGTTAGTGATATCAGCTTGGGGTCTGAGGGTCAGATGGAGATGATTGACTTTGCCTTCATGGTAACGGTTATGCATTTCATGGACTTACACGAGTACCCCATGCTTCTAGATGAGACTGGTCGTACGTTTGATGCAGTGCATCGTAATCGTTTAATGGGATACATTAAGTTGTTGGTTGAGACAGGACAAGCATCTCAGTTATTTCTTGTTAATCATTTCGCTAGCTTCAGTGGAGGATTTACAAATGCAGAGGTATGTGTCTTAGATGACCAAAATGTAACTTTACCGTCTGTTTACAATGAACATGTGAGCTTTGCAGCATAAAGCCTAACCACCTAGCCGTGAGGCCGGGTGGTTAGCTTATGCCGTTTACAGTACAGTATACAGATTTACTAAACGTGGTGGTTGTCTATCACGTCTAGACGTGGGAAACCGCATGGGTGTTGCAGCTATAGGTAAATCCATAACTGTGTCTAATAGAAGTTGTTTCTCTTCTTTGACCCGTGCACTTACTAAATAGTCATCAGGTGAGCCTATCAGACTATACTCAGCAATAAGTCCTTCGTTATCCATCAAGATACCTTGGGGGATTTCTGCTGATCTAAACTTACCAGGTAGGCCCGTCTCCTGTAAGCGCTCTTCCCTTAATGCAATGTTATCGTTATCAATGGTGATAATAAAGCTAAAGGGATGACTTAAATAGCGACGAATAAAAGAGCTAGATTGGATGTCTTTAACCTGGATGTTACCAATGGGGTTAATGAGATCATCTAACTGAATATCTTCACGCGATAGCAATACACGGCGAATAAGTGGATAATGCTTAAAGCTTATCTTCAACGTGTGATCACCCACCACCTGATAGGTGTCATCTAGCATAACCAAATAACCACCAATGCAAAGTAAAACTGTTTTAGTACTAAAGTCCACGTCAGGCAACGTCACCATCACTTGTTCATGAGCAGGGATACGGATATCCACTTTAACTTGCTCTTCTTTAATGGGGTGGGTTTGAATCTCACCAAGTTGAGAGAAGTTAATCAGACCAAAATGGTTGCTGTCTGTACGCTCTAGTGTTTCACCAGCACGCAATACATATAGACCTTGACTGGAAGCACTGACACGATGCACGTAGCCGTTAACAGTAAAGAGGCTGTGTTTGGCTAACTGCACGTAATCAATACCCTCATGGGTGATTAATGCATCGGGCCCCATCTTTCCTATGTTAGGACTGTCAATATGTTTAGTATGGTCAGAACGTTTGACCGTAAACTCATGGTCGAAGACGTCAGCATAGAACACCGACTTAGGATGGTCTATATTTGGAACTGTAGGTAGCCATGGTAGGGTTTTAGTGTTATCTACTAACCAATCGCTTACTGTTGTTTTATTATAGCGTAGCGACTTATCTAGATCGTTTAACAGCACTGCGCGCTCTTCGCCACCGACGATTAAAACGAAGATTACATTTTTATAACTTTGAAACAATTCTACAAAGGTCAGATTGGAGACGTCTACCGACTCCCATTGCCGACCCTGCTGTACAAAGGCACGTGATAAGGTATACACAACCTGTCTCCTTTATAGATATCTTAATGGTCTAATCATAGTTTACCTACACGGGGGTTAAATATTATGTGAACCCCATGTATTTTATTAATTATATTTACCTATATTGACCAAAGGAGTCAGTCAGAATGTCAGATCAAAGCTACCTCTACGACTACGACCCGACGGGTCAGGCTGCTTCTAATCTAAGGCGAGACGAGGAACATGTCTTAACGGCGGATAATGGGGACAATTACCACATTATTATTCCGAACATATCTCCCTTTTACAAAGAAGGTTTTATACTCACCCATGAGGATAGTGCTGACCCTTTGAAACTAGGTAAGGATTATATCTTTACCCATCAGTACACTAAACCTGAAGATAACTTAGGTGGTGACGCTTACGGAAGTGTAACCATACTAGATCGTTCTCTTAATGGTAACTTCACCATTGAAAGCTATCAGGTCATGGGTGGTCCTCATAGCCAAGAAGGCCGTGAACTGCTTGAAGAAATTGGAACCCTATCGGCCTTTGCGGACACCCGCACAATGGAAGATATCATCGGGTTGCCAGAATTCTACCCCCCATCTGCTCACGTAGTGGATGGTGAAGATTTGACGGATCTTAATCACGTCATTGCAGCCCTTGAGGATATTCGAGCGGCTATTAGCGGTGAGTATAAAGCTAACCATACTCATGCTATCGATCAAATCTTAGGTTTGGAAGATCGACTCAGCCAAATGGCTGTGGTTAACCGGTCTCACAAACCTGCGCCTGCTAATGGATATAGCTTCGCTAACCAAGTAGGCTCTGTGGCTATTCGCCTGCCTAAGCTTAATAATGCATTGCGTGTTACTGTTGAAGTTGCAGTATTAAGCGAAGACGAACCTACTATCTATTACCTTTCAGGTTTAGTTGGTAGCCGTTATCAAACGGTAGCAGGTGCTAGCTGGGAAGATACTAAAGCGACTTACCAAGGTCACCGTCACGTCCTGGACGCATTTTTCACCTATGACGTTGATAACTATCCCACTATTTATTTAGGTAAAGGTGATACGTGGAGCAACCACCATGTGGTTATCCGCTCAATCACTATTGGGACGACCGTACCGCAGATTTACAACCAAGGCTACGTGGTCTATTTTGCCAATGATGTGACTGGTGAAGCTACGCTTGTTGAGAAAATCTTAGGTTTGGATCGTATAGAAAGTCGCCTGACCAAGCTAAGTTTAAACTCGTTTTATCCCGGGCTATTTAAGCACATTTAAAACGACCATCTTATTCACTCCTAATTTCTGTTTGAGGTGCCCCTAATGGCCGATAATGATACTACGACTAATGAAATACCGACTGTTAGAGAGTTGGTCAATGGTCAGTACGAACGACTCAGTAAACTTGCTGCAGGATCACGTACGTCCGAAGATATGTTCTACAATGCTAAAGCGTTGCAGGAGATTCAAAAAGCAGACATATATAGTTTAACCGAAGCTGCTATTACAGCCGCCCACGATTCCGCTAATGCCCGCGATGAAGTTAACCAGGCTGTTATTGACGCACAGGCGTTTAACATCCTTTACGAGGAAGGCCGCGTTGCCCGTACCATGGTAAACGACCTGGCTCCTGATGGTGATTTAACGCCGTGGTCTACCTGGTTAGCAGATGTACGTGATGACGTATTAACGCGTACACTTCCTTCTAATGGGGCGATTCTTGATGGTTCAGAGATTATCATTAAAGATCGCTACGGTCGCGCCAGTAACAACGCTATTAATATCGCTGGGCCGATTGAAGATGTGGCTGATGATGACCCATTGACAATTTCATCAGATTACGGTTGGGTTTGGTTACGTTGGATGAAGGCGGAATCAAAATGGATTGTTATCGCTGGTGCGGTATAATCACTGATCATAAACACATCGATGGGTAGGGTAAATCCCTACCCATTTATGCAATCTCACTAAGGAGCGGGTTATGTTACCTGAATTACAAAAGTACCCCTTTGATCCTACAGCGGTGGCATCAACCAACGCAATCTCAGGTGAAATTGTCACCTTAGACACGGTGAGTAAACAGATCATCGTGCCCACCCATACCCCTTTCTACGCGCAAGGTTTTACCCTTACCCCTAAAGGCGGCAACCCTCTTGTACCTGGCGATGATTATAAGTTAGTTTACTTGTATCAAGAAGCCACCATGGATACCGGTCATGAAGTTGTGACGGGCGTTGCGTTGTTAAACGAGAACCTAACCGTTAACGAATTGATCCTTAGCTACCAAACCGTAGGTGAGCGTTATGCTTCAGAAGCGGCAGCTATCCATGAAGTATTATCCACGTTAAGTGTGTCTGACATGACAGTCTACTGGGATGATATAAAAAACAAGAAGACGGCTTATCCACCAGAAGACCACAAGCACAGCGGGTACGACCTAGTTGGCTTAAGTGAACTGGTAGAAAGTATTGGTAACGTTAAAGACGCTGTAGACGTGTCTAACGAGGCATTTGTCACGCAAATCCTTAAACAACTTGCCAAGAAAACGTCTGATGTGGGTCGTACTAAATTGATCACTCAAGATGAAGCGGCTTTCTATCCTGGGGATTACACGGGTGCGTTGCGTCTGTTGATTGATCGTTCTATCGATCAAAATGCTATCAACGTTGTTGAGTTTGAGATAATCTCAGCTAAAGGAGTGGCGCGTTACTCCCTGTCTTACAAAGAGATAGAGAATGATGTAACGTTAATACATCTACATGGCTCAGAGCTATCGGGTGAGCGTATCAAATACTATTTTGAATACCTTAACCCACTGCGTAATGCATTGTATATCGAACTTGACGATAATGAGCAAAATTGGGATGACGTCCATCTTTGCGTAACACGAATGACAACTTCTTGTCTTAATGGGGAAACATACAGAACAGGTTGGTTGTGGGGTAAGAACCCAGACCTTACGGATAAAGAATTACGTCTCGCTGAGACTGAAACCAAGAATCTTCTTCAAGAGATCGAAGAAGTTAATACAGAATGGCGCAACTACGTTGACCGTCCAGAGAGCTTCTAAAAAATATCCTATGAGTCTACAGTAGTACGTGTACATTAGAGGCAGTTTATCGTCTTAATGTTGTTAATATAAAAAGGTGTCAAACATGCCTTATGATTTATATACACTACTACCTGTATCCGACGACGGCGAAGAGATAATAGAACGTTTTTATTATCCAGCTTTCGGTTTACGTGATGTGATTTTTGCTACTAATGTCTTTGGTCGAGAAGACAATGCATCTCAGGAGCAATACCGTACACTAACACCAGATACGGAACATAACGCCACATTATCACGTGATAGCTTTAGGACAGATAGAGGTGGTGCAGGAGAGTTTAAACTCTACTTACAGCTTGATGGGAAGGGGATTTTAAGTGCACTGCACGGAATGAACCAACCCATGCGTATACGCATCACCGTTGATGGTGAGCAGAGTGTTACTTATACTAACAGCTGGAGCTATCGACATCTACTCTGGGGTTATTGGATGCGGGGTTCAGGTCAGGATTCAGCTAATGGTTTTTTCTTTTATAAAGGAAGGGAAGCTATTACAGATGAATACCGACAAAACTTTTTCAAAGGCGGTGTTCACTTTGAAACACAGCTTAAGATTGAATACGCTAACTTATACAGTTGGGGGTCAAGTCAAACACTAAGCTGCGATTATCTTTTAGGAGACGAGATGTGAGTGGTGTTAAAACAATAGTGTCGACTGAAAACCTAAGTCGACCTGGTGAACAGCCAGCCGACGGTGATCATTTAAGACACACGTTTTCTGATGCCACGGCCAAGGTTGTTGTTTATCGAGAAGAAAGTTTGGAAGCAGTGGAGTCCGATACGTACATTATATCGGTTGCCTCTCTCTTAGATCGTCTAGACATAGATGATAAATTAGAGACTATTTACGCTATGGCGCATGAAGGAACACGCGCCACACCGCCAGACATGACGCTTTATAAGTATCTAACCAACATCCGAACGCGAGAGTTTATTGATCTAAACGACCCTCGTCTACGTCCGGTTATTGAATCACTAGGGTTGTATAGCGAGGCAGACTTGGAAGCTATCTTCGCACCGGCAACCCAAATTGAAATCCCATCGGGAATATAAGGAGACGTTAATATGGGCTCAGTAACCACCCCCGGTGGCACGACTTTGAATCCATTGAAAATACGTCGCTCGATTACCCCCAACGCAGTGCCAACCGCACCGTTGTTGGACGAGGGTGAATTGGCGGCTAATTTAAAGGATTTAATTCTTTATACCAAGGACAACGATGGTAACATTGTTAAGCTAGGTCAGAACTACGATGCCATATTGGCTGCTCACTTTCAAGCAAGGAATCCCCATGGGACTACCAAGGCTGATGTGGGTTTAAGTAATGTACCTAATGAGAACTTAAAACCTCTGTATTACTACAATTCAGGTTCTCGCACACTTAACACTCCACGTATCATGACTCGCATGGATTATGCAGCGGCAGCTAACGTTACCTACACGATAGATGCCTCTATGTATGCTGTTGGTGACCAGTTTGAAATTGCCCGTTTAGCGGATAGTGCCGGTGAAATAACCGTTGCGCTAAACGCGGGCGATTGGCTAATAGATGGTTCACGTAGCGCGACGGATTTACGTATACATGAGCAAACGTTCATGGCCATTCTAACAAAAGCACAGGCGGATCTTTGGACTGTTAAAGTCCAATACGTCTAATAAGATTTTTTTAATTAGGAGTATCTACTCATGACTAACTTAGCCAATCGGCTCCCCGATAGTCAACCACCTCTGTCGGCCGCTGCATTTAATGCACGACGTGACATCAACCGCGACAAGTACGCTGCGTCAGGCTACATAGAGCCAGGTAAATCTTTAGGTATTGAACCCACGCTGACCAGGTCTAACGGTGGTGGTCTATGGACATCTAATAACATAACCCAGGCTATTAGATTAGGTAGACCCTACGCGGATGGCTATGGTGATGGTGATAGTGAGAACACCATTTACCATGTGGATGGGATAATAATCCATCTTTGCGGTATAAATTGGTCTACAGAAGAAAACAATCATGTCCTATTGCCGCCTGCGCCAATGGCCTATCCTGAAGCTAGTACTATCACTACCCAAGATTATAAACAGGGTGACCATGTTGTTGTAGGCAACAACATCTACGTCTGCATTCACCCTGACGGGTCAACTGCTGGCGTCGCGCTTACGGACGATACGTATTACGAAGTAAGGGATGTAGTATCTCGTGAAGATCTAGTAGGGATGGAAGTATTCCTAGTAGAGCTGAGCAAAGATGATGTAGATGCCGTATATCCTTACGGTAACGTTCATTATACACCGACAACGTGGAAGCGTCAGACTTTATATTCTTCAGTAATGCCACAAACATACAGCGCATTTTACACTGGGGATACTGCTACCATAGGTCGTGGTATGAAATGGTCCACCATGACGCCAGAAGAACGTAACTGGTGGGCTAGTGATCCAGTTAACAACATCTATGTTGAGGATGGCAAGTATTACCAGTGGCAGTATCGCCTCCGTTCAGTACCATCTCGCGGTGGATTTTGGAAAAATGCGTGCGCTTGGGATACAACTGTTTCAGCTATCGCTGATGGTAGAGACTTTGTACCTGAAAACCCAACTCACCGCTATTATGCTCCGCAAGGTAAGTTAGAAGAAGCAGGTCCTTACTTTCTTACAGTGGACGAAGGTTACCCATTTAACTACATGCTGACTACGCAGCATTTTTCATTCCCTAAAGAAACCACTCTAGGTGTTGCAGCAAGTAATTCAGAATACGTGACTGTCGAACAACAGAAATTGTCTGCCAATGGTAGAGTTTATCACGTAGGTTTAGCAAGAGTAACGCGTTTGAATATGGGAGGTTACCACCCATTTTACAACCCCACAGGTACGCGTACTTTTCGACGTCAGGATATAAACGGTGATAACCGTTGGGAAAATATTAATACATTCCAGCCTAAATCGGTAGCGGATTGTTTTAAAATCGGACCAACTGCTCAATCTGAAGGTATATACGAACATTCTGGGTTTAAAATTAGCGCCCGCAGTGGACATCCCCAGGACTATCGTCACGATAACATCTACGATTGGCAGGTTAAAGATCTCCGTATGTCAGCACACGGCATAGACATCACTGCAGATGAGTTTGCTAGAAAACTACTTAGCACACATCACCGAGGGTGGGAGAGGTCTATGATGATGAAAATCACCCAAGGCGTAATCTCTACTAAGGGCGTCAATAGACTTACATTAGATATCAACGTGTTACCCGACCACGACGGCGTTGAACCTACCGCATATATAGGAGGATGTTGGCTGTATAATAAAACTAAAGGTGAAGTATTTAGTTTTACTGCCAATGTTGATGGTAATGGAAACGAGCTGTTCTTCACGAACCATGTCGAAGTAAATCCCGAAATATTAGACCAGCCTTATGGTTATTATAGCGACGGATCCCATATCAACAGCTGGGAAGTAGGCGATGAGGTTGTTGCTATTAATTTCAAGCGAATTCGTCACTATGGTAATCGTTTAGAAAAGATTGACTTAATCTGCACACCTGAGAAACTAGTAGAGACGTTCGAGTATTTTAACGTAGATCGGGTAGTTGGCATGAGTTGGATACCTGAAATGCTAGGTTCTAATGGTAATGATGGGGTTGTTTGTAAAGCTAGACGTCATGTTCAAAACGCACTACCTATGCTGAAGAGCGACAATGCAGGTAGCTATTGGACATTAAATGGTTATTCTAGCTACCTGCAGGGGTTTAGATCCCCCGCTAATGCAGCAACTATTGTAAATCCAGCGACTGATGTCTTGATGTTGATGTATAACACTCCCGCCTCATCGCTATATCATACGGGTACCGGTTTAGGGTTGTTAGATGGCGAGTATGGAGCTGTACATTATACAGGAATATATAAGGTAGAAGAGGGGGGGTCGCTTTGCTATAACCTAACCGGTAAAATCACAACTGGAGACACAAACCCTCAATCGATTTCATACGAACTGATCAGAAATGGAATGGGGTATAATGACGCCTTCAATTTCGACTACCCGGAGTCTGGTCTTTATGGGTCTATATTCCATACGGACATTACTATCAGAGATACTGATGAAGACGGCGTGAAGTTTTCGCCATTTTTAACCTACGACCGTAACGCTGGTACGATATACGGGCAGGGTTTCTTTAAAGAAGTTCGTAACGTGTACCGTGATGACGTGTTAACAGTTATCGACCTAAGTGAATCGAACGTTACAGTCAATGTAACGAAGGGTGAGCGCTTCATGATGGTAAATTCGTCTACATCTGGGATAGCTAACGTGCCATTAGTTGCACTACGCGATACTAATGTTACTGTTCCTGCAGCGCACTTCGATGGGTGGCAGATCGGTATCGATGATGGGCGTGTTTATAGGAAGGATGGATATTTTTGGGATATAGCAGCCGTTGACCCTGTTTCAAAGAGTGGCGATGATAGTATACTATCTAACGCACAACACCTAAGGTTAGGTGAGGATCTTAATGGGAATATAATCACATACGGATCTTTTAGAACTGACGAAATTCTCGGTTTTGTACCTAGACATAAACGTCGTAAATCAATCGTTTAATTATAAGGGGCTAACGCCCCTTAACGGAGAATTAGCAATGACAGATATAGCTAATAGAGTTCCAGGTGTGCTTAGATCACTATCTAAGGCACAGTTTGAAGCTAACCGTGAACATAACAGAGGTATTTTTGCCTCTAGCGGTTACATAGAGCCAGGACGCCATTGGGATAATACTGATTATGTAATGGGTGAGGGTCTGTTTACTTTCTCTTCATCTGTATATGACAGCCTATACATGGGGCGTAGTACTTTTCAAACAGGCGGTGGCGGTGTTAGTGAATCGGATTATCCTATTTTTAACATTGACGGTATTGTAGTCCACCTTAGAGGCACTAACCATGATACAAGCTATCATGAGAGTTACGATGAGGTTAAATACGACACTAACCGTATTCTACTACCACCTGCACCTATGGCCACACCCGAGTTAAGTACAACGACTACTAAGGACTACCAGCAGGGTGACCATGTTGTTGTAGGCAACAACATCTACGTCTGCATTCACCCTGACGGGTCAACTGCTGGTTCTAGTTTAACAAACACTACACTTTTTGAAACCCGCGATATGGTATCTCGTGAAGATCTAGTAGGAATGGAAGTATTCCTAGTAGAGCTGAAACAGGGTAAAGTTAATGTAGTTTACCCTTATGGTAATGTTCAAAATGGTGAAAAAGATTGGAACGGATTTGATCTTCAAAATGATTTAATGCATGAAGATTATTCAAAATTCGGAAGCTGGCAGGAAAGCTGGCCAGTGGATCAATTTACCCACGAGGGTGTCGATGTTACCCGAGTAAATGGACCTGGTTTTGGTGTCCGTTGGAGTGATCTTACTGCAGAAGAGCGAAATGTGTGGATGGCCGATCCTGATAATAACATCTACGAAGAAGATGGTAGATATTACCAGTGGCAGTATCGTATACGTTCAGTACCATCGTTAGGTCAACAGTGGAAATGGTCTACGGTAGAAGATGCGTATACCGCTACTTTTATCAGTGCTGCAGACTATGATGTCGGTGGGGTTTTGCAATTTCAAGGTTATTCTCTATATACTACTCAATATAGGTTGACTGGGGGTAGACGTGTGTTAACTCCTAGAAATTCTTATTCTGAGAAAGCACCTGGAATATGGTCACTTAATAGCTTTTCATCAGCCGGAATGAGTGAAGGGGCTTGTTACTTCTTACCAATTGCAAAAGTTACACGTCTTAACCAGGGTGGTTATCATCCTGTTTATAACCCATTGGGCACGGCAACGTTCAGAAAACAAACTGAAAATTCAGATAACCCGTGGTATATTGATGGGGTGTATTTACCAGAATCAATAGCGGATTGTTTTAAAATAGCTACAGGTCCCCAGGAAGAAGGCATCTACCCTAATTCTGGAACACATGTGTCTGGTAAGAGTGGTCACCCTCTTCAATACGTGCATGATATAATACGTGCAGATATGGTTGACGATTTACGCTTACCTGCCATCGGCGCGGGTATTGACGTAGAAGACCTAGCCTACGATTATGTATTCGGCAAGGTCAGGGGTTGGGAGCCGTTGAAGTTAATGAATGTATTTAAATCTACAATTGAGACTGTAGATAGCAATGCTCAAATAACATTACTTGACGCTCCTGATAACGAATTTAGAACCGGTTGTTGGTTATATAACGTTACTAAAGACCTTCTTCAGCCAGGTATTCGTTACGATAATTCTAATTCGTACTGGTCTATTGATAAATCAATAGACCCTCAGACAATCTTAGGACAGTGGGGTTCAAGTGGTAATGTTAACCATTTTATAACAGATGGTTGGGAGGTAAATGACGAGGTAATCGTTATATCCTTTAAAGAGTCCGATGTTTCTATGCAACGACATATCACCACTGATGTAATAGCAACACCGCAGAAGCTTTTAGATTTATTATTATCATACGGCGTCACAACCGTACCCTGTATGGATTGGATTCCTTCCATACCAGATAATACATCTAAAGAATATAAAGGTCGTAGAAAGATAGAACGTACATCTAGTAGTCTACTAATTACTGATAATCTAGGTGAAAACTGGCTTACTAGTACTTCTTATCTAGGACGTTATATTGGTTTTTCAAACAGCTCTATGCACGTGGTCCCTGAAAACCAAATTCAACTTCTACAATACCGATCGTCGGCATCTGTGGTTAAAAGAGCATCTCTTTTTAATGGCAGTACTCGAAGATTACCTTTCGCCAATGCTGCTATAAGTGGTATTTGGGCTACAACTTCAGCAGATATTAAGAAGGGGGGTTTAGTTAATTACTCACTTACCGGTCAGGTTCCAGTGGGTGATGGTTCTGATCCTTTAAGATATCGTCGAGAACGCATAGGTCTACTACATACACGTGATGGTTACGTGTTAGATGGTACGTGGACTCAAGATCTTGCACATGCGGAGCTGGATTCGTTAGACCCGTCTAACGGTGTTAAATTCCACGTGAGCTTGGGACACCAAACCAAGAATAACTTGATCTATCCACAATTGACGTTCAAACAGCTGTATTACGAAACAGGTGATAAACCAGTTACCATAATAGATTTGTCTACACCACAAACTGTTAATTTGGAGATTGGTGAGCATTTTAAACTGATTAACAATCGAAATAGTTTCATCGAGGGGTTGGTCTTGGCGACACGACAAACAATAACCAATCAAACATGGGGTGAAGCCAGTTTTGATCTACATCGTGTTAATTACGATGATGGTAATATCTATCGTGAAGATGGTTCTTTTGTAGGGCAGTTTGAACTAGCACCTATCACCAGACATGGTGATGATGGTGAGTTTGAAGGGCATTCGACTTCAAACGTTGCTTTTGATAAAGACCTCAATGGTAATACAGTAGCGTATGGTGTAGTGTTAGGGACAAAACCTATCGGTTTCTTACCTAAAACCTACCGTAGATAATGGATATGGGGGTCACGGCCCCCAATACCTGGAGTAATTTAAAAATGATAAACTTAGCAGAACTGTTACCTTCATCGGGTAAAGGCATGACTGTTTCAGAGTTTGAATCTTTACGTGAAATGCGAAGACGTACGTTTGCAGTTTCTGGATTTATACATCCAGGGATGCACTACGAGGAAGATGTTAATAATGTTGCTGTAAATACAGGAATATGGTGCACAATTAACGGCGGGTTACCCAATGCATTTAGAATGGGTAGAAGCACAAGCGATGGTAATAACCGTGGGGATAGTGAGACGGAGCACCCTGTCTACAATATAGACGGCCTTAGAATCGTTCAAAATTTAACTGGCGCGTCATCTCGAAACTCTATCTACCTTCCACCGGCTCCGATGGCCGAAGTAGAGGCAAGTACGACTACATCTCGCGATTATAAACCTGGCGACCATGTAATAAACAATAATAATATTTACATTACTGTAAGCGACGCACCATCAGGTATGCTATTGTCAGATGTTACCTACTTTAAACCAGTAGATATGGTATCTCGTGAAGATCTAGTAGGGATGGAAGTATTCCTAGTAGAAATAGGGAATGAGGGAGGTCAGATACCTGCTGTTTTTCCTTTAGGTAATGTCCAATATAACGGCAATACTAGCGGAACAAAGAATTACACCGATGGTGTAATGCCTCAGAGCTATAGTGCTTTTGGTTCGTGGGATACCGTGACGTGGGGCCGTGGGTTTACATGGGATAAGATGAGCGAAGAGCACAAAACAAAGTTTATCAACGACCCTGATAATAACGTATATTTGGACGGCGACCGTGTTTATCAATGGCAGTATCGTATACGTTCAGTACCATCAATTGGTGATGATTGGCGCTTTACAAGCGGTTATGATGATGCGGCAACGTCCTATGTAAGGACTAGCGGTGACGTTTCTCTTGTAAGGCTGAGTGCCCAAGGCTCATCAATTCCGGTCGTTGAGGTGAATTCTGGTCGTCATTTTTACCAGATTAATTCCCAAGAACGAGTAGGTAATGTTGACCCGGGTCTTGCCATTACCAATCCTAAGTTCACATCTAACAATGCAATAGGTAGTATATTTTGGATGCCTATTGCAAAAGTTACACGCCTTAACCAGGGTGCTTATCACCCCGCCTTTAATCCATTAGGTACTAAACTTCATGCAACAGCTAATGGTGGGGATTTTTATTCACAAAGCGCTGTTTTGAAGAGGGCGGAGTCTATTGCTGATTGTTTCCAATACAATAGTGATGGCGGGTCACTGATAGACGGTGGGTATGGTGGTAATATTCAACATGGATTCTCTGGTCATCCATTAGGGTATACGCACGATAACATCTACGACTGGCAGATGCAGGATCTTCGCACAGACGCCCAAGGTATCAATATAGATGCTAACGCGTTTGGTAAAGATCTACTAGGCAATCGAACTCGTGGGTGGGAATATATCAAGTCGTTGGAGATATTTAGAACTACCATCGATGCCGTTTCTGAAACACTTCCAGATCTTAACATGACATTACCTAGAGATGGTGGGGATTTAGTAGGCGGGTGTTGGTTGTATAACGTCACCAAGGGCGAATATAGTCCGGCTGTGAAGTTTAACAACACCACGGAACCTACGCTTTTTTACCCTACTAACTCATACACCAACCCGTTGATATTTGAAGGGGCGAGCTACACGTCTAGTTCTAGAGCGCTTACCGGCAATAACCCTACATCGTTAACAACATCATGGGAAGTAGGCGATGAGGTTATTGTCTTATTTAGTAAGAGAACAAAATACTCGCTTGCACAGCTTCCTACACTGGATGTAATGGCAAGACCGGATGTGTTGGCGGACTATTATGATTCTATGAATCTAAATGCAGTAGTAGGTTTAAACTGGAACCCTATGTTACCTGATGGGACGATGCAGACAGTCGAATTGACTAGAAAATCATTGAAATTAGGTGATCGAGTTAAGCGTACTCAAAACTTTGGCGACACGTGGGTGCATGATACATCTTTCCGTTTAGACTTTAACGGCGCGGAAAACAGTGCACCGTATAACCCGCCAGCTGATATGATAGTATTTGTAGATTATCAGCATTTGGGTAAAGTTTTAGAACCTACCCACCATCAACGTGCGGGATCTTTAGCTACGATTAAAATTGGTGATGTCTTTGCAACTGTTTCTGATAATAACGCTCCGCTTATTTACAATCTGACAGGTAAACTTGGTAAAGAAACTAACCAGGCTGCATACGTCAAACATAAGCTAGAGCGAGCAACCTTTACGTTAGATGATGAGTTTGGTGAACTCATCTCTAGTAGTTGGTCAGAAGATGCGATACGTCATACTGAGTTATCAATCCCTTGGTATGGAAGATCAGATGGTGTGAAATTGTTACCTTTCTTAAATGTAGATACTGTTACTGGTCTGGTATATGGTCATGTAACGTTCAAGGAACTTATACAGGATAGAACGGTCGATAGCACTAATACCGCTACTGTCGATCTAAGCGGTAGCGTCACGCATGGACTGTCCATTGGTGATAAGTTTGTTATTATTAATTCTAGTAATGAAGCAATTAATAATATTGTCATGATTATGACAGGCACGCCAGATGCGACGTGGGATCATACGTCATTCCACGATTACTACATAAACCACGAGGATGGTTCTGTTTACAAAGGTGGTGTAAATACAATCCATCCCACGTTTAGGGTAGACGCTTACTCGCGTTATGGTGATGATAATACTATCCAGTATTACCCTAACATTTCTTTCATTAATGATCTTAACATGAAACGTACCCTGCGTGGATTAGTTAGATTACCTAGACCGCTTGGTTTTTTACCTAAGGAGAAACGCTAATGTTGCGTCCTAATAAACCGGATCTTAGTCAATGGATCCTTGCCCCCGAGACAACGGATGATGACGGCAATGTAGTAGAAGCTGTATATGAGTTTAGTAAACTCAGTTACGATTTAAATTACATTTACAAATTAATGAGTAACAATGTCAAAGAGGACACGTTGCTAGTAGCTCTTGAGAATTATAAAGGACATCTTCAAGACTCCTGGGCGCAACGTTGCATCGCTATTGACAAGCAGAACGATGTAATTGCTAGTAAGAACAAAGCGATTCGCGAGTCTAATGCAACGCTGACAGAAGCTCAGGCTGATTTTAAACAACCCGAGCAAGAATATGTCTCATTCCCACCCATGCCTATCATTGAAAATGTCTTAGACTATTTCAACGGTGATGCTAAGTACGCGACATGGCGTAAACTAAATGCGTTTGAGTTTAATGGTACCATCTGTAGCGTTACTGAAAACGATCAAAACGGTTGGACGTCTATCGATCGTTTGATTGAACGACGCGAAGCGGCAGGTGCTGAGTGGCAGCCAATTCCATTTAAGAATGAGAATGGTAACACAGTAGTCCTTGCAACGAAAGAAGAATGGGAAACCTTCTATTTCACTGCATGGGATGCACGTGTTGCGTTCTTTGGCGTAAGCATTTAAATGCTAACTTTTCGGGGTAGGTGTTAAAATCTACCCCTCCATTTACTAAGATACTATGACACGATTGTTATCGTATTTTTAATCCGGGACCCATCCCATCTAGGAGTTTCACCCTATGAGTACAGTCAACTCGACTTCAGGCGCGGAAAACGTAGCCATTGATCTTGGTCAGATTCAATTTGACCGTTCAATCACCTCAGGCGCAGCGCCGCTAGCTGCTGACTTGGAAGAAGGTGCAATTGCACTTAACTTAGTAGATCGCAAGATCTTCACTAAAGACCACGAAGGTAATGTAATCACGCTAGGTCGTGACTACACAGCTGACATCGCCGCTGCACAAGCTAACGCGATCGCTCAAGCTAATACCTACACCGATAGCCAAATCAATGGTCTTAAAGGTGGCACACTAGCTGCTGACTTAGACACCTTGTTGAAAATCGGTCAACGTCTTGAAACTGCTGAGTCTAACATTGCTCAAGCGCAACAAGACACTTCTAACCTAACTAAAGCTGACGTTGGTCTAGGTAACGTTGAAAACTACGGTATCAGCGACTCAGTTGTAGAACAAAACTCTACTCAATACGCATCATCTATGGCTGCGTATACTGCCCACCAACGTGCGGTTGATGCTGAAGCAGCAGCGATTGCTTACGCTGATGCAGTTAAGTCTGACATCCTTGGCGGCGCTCCACCAGCCGCGCTTGATACACTTCAAGAACTTGCTGCTGCATTGACAGACAACGACAGCGATATCGCTGCTATTACGTCTTCACTTGCAACTAAAGCAAGCATCACTCAGCTTAACGATGGTTTGGATACCAAAGTAGACAAAACGTCTATCTCTGATTCAATCACGTCTAACAGCTCAACAAACGTTGCTTCTTCAAATGCAATTCTACTTGCATTGACTGACGCTAAAGCATACGCTGATGCTGGTCTTGCACTTAAAGTAGACAAGTCTGCTATCTCTAGTGCAATTGACTCTGTATCTGAAACTAACGTAGCTTCATCTAAAGCAGTTAACGATGCACGCCTACAGGCAATTAGCCATGCTAACGGCCTGGTTGCAGACCTAGCTGCTAATCTTGATTATGGTCGCAGTTTCTGATGCCTATCTTGATTACTACAGAAATGTAGTTTGAAGTAAAAAAAGAAACATAGTCAGCATGACCATGGGGTTGTAAAGCCCCATGGTTTTATGCCGTTATTCAAATACTTTTAATGTATACTCCTCATCTAACAGAGAACTCCGCTCAAGGTACCTGTAAGCCTCTCTCGCGTTAGAAAAGATAATATCCGGTTCATTAGCTTGCTTTAAGATAACGTCCTCTGGTATCCCGCTACATCCCCTGAAATCATTCCAAGGTGTAGGATCTTCGAGAGACTTTGCTAGCCATGTTTCCTGTATGATAGAATAGTCAATAGTTCCTTCACTTAACTGCTTTTTAGACAGCTCGCATTTCACTGCTAATCCTCTTAGTTTTTTACCTAACACTAACCTCCTAGATTTGATATTGACTGCTACTAGCATTCCAGTTCCACGCCTAGTAATTATCCAAGGTTTAAGAGACCGTTCTAAAGACCATCCATGTGTGTATAATCGTTGGTACAAAAGCTTGAAAGGAACATCGAATTTTTCAGATAACTCTACTAGCCTCACCTTGTTACCTTGATAATTAACCCACAATGTATCGCTTTTATTTCTAGACTGCTCAGACGGACTAGCCCAACGACAGTTTTCAGGTGTATAATCACCATCGTTATCACGTCGGTCCAACGTATGACCTTCCGGACACTCACCCATATCTTCCAGAAAGTTAGTAAATGAGTCCCATCGCTTACAGACCTTTACACCTTTACCTCCATAGTTGTCGTAATAGTCATCATTTGGATTATTACATCGATTCCTCATACCTAACCACCGTGCGTAGAGGGGGTGACGTCTACGCGAATAGCCGTGCGTCTTATTCGCTTCTTTCGCCCGCTCCTTCTGTAGACATCCACAACTGCGCGTATGACCGGTTACTAAATCACTCGTCGTAACGATACTAGTTGATCCACAGCTACATTCACAAACCCATGTGCGTTTATCACCTTTCTTTTCAACCCCTTCTGCTTTGACGGTTAACCTCCCATAGACCTTACCTATTAGATCGTTCTTATTTAGACAACCGCAGCTTTGGGTATCGCCTGCATTTAGACTTTTAGCCGAAGCAACTTTCGCATTCCCACAATCACATAAGCAATTCCACCAATTGCCCCTCTGACCTTCCTTATTGGGAGCCTGATCTACTACGGTTAATTTACCGAACTTCCGTCCCGTTAAATCTATACCTCTTCCCACATTTACCACCTTTTAATATCGTACACTATTTAGGTAATGTAGGTATGTAATTCTATAGGGCATAGGAGCTATATCTTGTGACTATGTTTCGTAAACACCCCATTAGCTTTACCTGGTGTAAGGCAATTTATTTAAATAATCTTACTACAAATGTTACATCCAGGAGTATGCAATGGCAACATTCCGCTTAGGGCCAATAGGTTTTCCTTACAGTACGACCCCCGGTGCAGTACCTGAACCTGAATTAATTAATGTGGCAGGTATTGCCATTAACGTTAAAGATCAGATCCTTTACTCGAAAGACGATGAAGGAAACATGTTCACCATCGGTTCGTCTTACGATGGAATCCTAGAAGCTCACTTTAGTGCGATCGACCCCCACGGTACATTTAACGTCGTTAACACAGACGGCGACGTCACCCTATCTGGTTTTGCAGTCTACCATGTTGTTAAACGAATTGGATCAGGTACGGGAACGGTCACGTTAGATATGGAAGACATCGCACAAAACGCGATCGTTAAAATTGACAATGTGTGGGACACGGCTGGTGAAGTCAATGTTGTATCATCTGTCGGTGGAACAGTTTTCCATCTAGATGCAACGACCGAGGATGCGTCGGTAAGCTTAACAGGGAAAGGTCAATTTGAGTTACTCGTTGATGTTGAGAATAACAAAGTCTATTTGACAAACATTGAACAGTAATCACTTTATTAAAATGGGGCTCTTTTATAGGGTCCCATTTATGCCGTCACGGTGTAACAATCGTATGTATTGTTGTATTTGTTATCAAAAGGACGTTATTGTGTTTAAGTTAATTGCAAACATTATTAAAGAGACTATCTTGCTTATTAGTGAGTTACCCTATCTCAAGTATATCAACTCATCAGTAGGTCAGCCCGTGCCAGAATTCGGCAATGAGGGTACTGCTATCACTAAAGAGGTAGAGCGCCGTAGTAAGGTTAAGTTAGCTTTGGCTATTGTAGTTACCGGGGACAGCAGAACAAAGATCTTAGATCGCTTCTTTGCTATGCCTGTTTATAAAGGCGAGGTCATGCCTATTGTGGATTTTAATAAACATGATGAGCACTGGTATTTCATTAACGGTATCATGACGAATCAAGAAGTTTTCGATGTAAATCTCCATGGACTATCTAAGCTCCTCAATCGCCCTGTAATGGGCCTTTACAACCCGAGCAAGGGAATGTATCGTGATTTGGTAGAAAGCGTTATAGGGAGGGCTACAGACAGCCTGACGCCCATCGCACGGGTTATGGCTCAGCATTTATTCTATCCCGTATTATCAGGTAAGCCTATTAGAATAATAGGACACTCTCAGGGTGCTATCATCTTATCTAATGTGGCTAAGATACTACAGAGCTACGGATTTGAATTAAACAATGTAGAATTCTTTACTATAGCAGGAGCGCACGATGAGTTTCCTCAGGTTCCCATGGTAGAGCATTTTGGTAATGAAAAGGATTACGTATACCGTATAGGTGCTAAGCATTATCAAGCACGTATCTGTGGAGAGCAGTATGTGAGGGACCTAGGAGGTCATCTGTTGAATCGTCATTATCTGACGGGGATAAATCAAGGTAATTATTGCAGTGGGCGTTCTCGTCTCTATTCGCATATTCAAAGCAAAAAAGAAGAGTAAAGAGGTGAGAGGGATAACCCTCTCACCTATGCCGTTAATTGTTGTTGATGTAAGATTTCAAATTAGTTTTAATCTCATCTAACTCAATTAACTGTGTTAGAATTTTATCATTATCAGCCATTACTGCTTTTTGATGATCGTCTACTATTGACTTAAACGTGTTATCATTAAAATTGCTAGTTTTGTCAATAAACCACATACCGCCATAGAAGATGCGATCTCTATCAGATAAAGATGCACGTTTGATAAACTCTATATCAGCCGTATATACACTAATGCCGTTTAACTTATCAGAAGTAATTGCCGATAATTTATCCTGCTCTAACTTAATAAGCGTACCAAGATTGTGAGTTAACCACGGTGGGAATTTAACCCTAGCATGTATGGCGGGGTTGATCCAGTATCCATCGTTTAATATTAAGTGACTTTCTCGCCTTCCTTCTTTTATATCTTGCAGTAGCTTAATCAGTTTCGTCACGTTAGCTAATAGACACTTCGCTGTAGTTAAATGCTGACTGGTTCTATCCACACCTTCGATAAATACTGAAGCAACTATTTTACGCAACATAGGTACATCTAGGGAATAAGACCCCCTAAAGAATGCATGGGGTTCATCCCAACGACTTAACAGACATGAGTTTAATGTCTCTTGAAGTGTCTCTATGTATTTAAGCGGTTCAGGGAAGGGTTGGTCTTTACCTTCAAATGGTTTATCTAGATAAGGATCATCCGGTGAGAAGTGGATTGATTCTGGTAGTCCAGATGAAGTATTATCCGTGTAGGTTATTTCATTTAACTTCATCCCGGTAGCCGTGTAGATGCTAATGTTCACATCACCGTCAAGATCTAAGATATTAACATTGTTACCATCTATCTCAAGCTGCACCATAGAAGGGTGCTTTTTATTAGCGGTGGTCTTTAGCTGATCTGTTGTGATGTAACGCGTTTGAATCTGATTTCTAAACTCTTGCTTAATAACAATTATAAACATAACTGTCCTTATTTAATAATGTAATGTTTCTTATAAAAGGGCGGGGTAGGTATCTAGACGATACCTACTTTCGTTTAAACCAGTTCATGACTGTAGGGATAATCGCATCGCGATACAGAAGCGCAACCAGAATAGACATAAAGGCAATGTAGAAAATGAAATCTAATAATGAGAAGTCCATGATAGTTTCCTTTAGTAATAGGTTAATCTCCTTTAAATGATGTAGGTCTAAAAGTAGCTGCGACGGCATAAGAGGATGCTATTACGCATCCTCTTTATAGTTTAATGATCTAAATACACTAGCAAAGGTAGAAGCCATACAGCCGCGTAAGGGCTGACCAAGAGCTTGAATGCGACATGCATACTTATCTCAGCAGCAAGTTCACTATCACAGGCCCTAACGACACTGATAGCAAGTAGCGTTAGTATGTAACTAAACAACCATGTCGTAAAAACACCGCTGGCTAAATAGAATAACCCGACCCCTATTGCCGTGCTGGAATCCTTTAATAGCATGGCTAAACGGTCATACCACGTAATGATCCTAGCATCTAAAGAACGACAGCGCTTGCAGCGACTGACTCTAAATAGATACTCGCCATCTAACACTGTATACGCGTTTAAGATAATAATTAAACCAATGCTAATAAAGGTAAGGTGTTGAAAAGTCATATATCATCCTTGGAGACCTTTAATTTAATATTTTCAAACATCAGCTTAAGGGCACCTAAGAAACCACCCATATAAGCTACCACTGACACCATCTGCCATTCTTCAAATTGATCAAAATTACTTTTATAAAAAGAATGAAAGTCCCATACCAGATAACAGATAAACACCAAACACGCTACCTGTGCTATGCGTAGTTTCATTAGCAAATAGGCTATCTCGTGTATCCTGTTATCTAAGCGCCTCCTCTCAGGTTGAATCTCGTTACTCATCATTTAACTCCATTACCGCTTTTTGTTGCATATCAGCAGAACGTTCTAGTTCTTTAATCACATTTTCAAGATAAGTGATTCTGTTTCGCAACTGCTCACTGTACAAACCTAATTGTATCAGTTGACTTTCTAACATGAACCATCCTTGAACGGTATAACCATAGATAGCCCAGTTACACGCACTTTCTCTAGTCATACCGGGATAGCGCTCATAGACTTCCTCTACGGTATACGCATCCTCCTGACCCGCATCTTTAAACTCATCGCAGACATACTTGTAGAACATTGCATCTTGAGCAGTTAATGTAATGACTTCAGGCATAGTGATGTCAGGTCGAGGTACAGCTGCAGGTAGGGTAGTCTTAGGGAGTATCGGGATGGTTTTCACCTTCACGACCTGAGGTTCCGGCGATAGTGCGCAGGAGCTCACCAACACGCATAGAAGCAGCGTTACCCCGCGCATAAGGTTCTTCCAAAGCTTTAACGGCTTCGGTTTGTCTGAGAGTGTTGAGAGTGTTTTCCAGACGGTTGGCGCGAGCGAAGGCATCATTGTTTTGTTCTCCATATTCTACCAACAAATCAGCCTGTCTTTGGGTAAGCGTAGTGAGTTGGTCTATTGTTTTTAATTGTCGTTCATTGACACTGGTTAAAGTGGCGTTATGTTGTTCTAACTCTACAATCGTTGCACTTTGTAACGCGTAGTCTCTTTCTAAAACAACATGTTTGTAGCTAATAAATCCAATTACACCTAAAAGAGCAACAATACTAAAACCGGCTATTTTATATCCAAGTAACATAGTCTTTTCCTTTATGTGGATTTATCAATATCTACCTTTAGATATTTAGCGGCAAGTGCTCCAATTACCTTATCTAATGTAGAGGGTGTATTAGGGTTTATTCCCAGCCCAGCAGCAGCGCGGGTCTTCTTATCTTGCGTACGGTTGTTAAAGTAACTACGTAATACAAAAGCCGGTAAACCTAAAAGCGCGGTAATAGCTTCCCATCCAGGTAATTCAATCTGCCCCTTTACTACACCCATGACCATAGATACCATATAGGTGATGTAGAAGGCAGTAAACAATATAGCCATCAACCATGTAATGCGTGGACGGGTTTTACCACCCTTAGCATCTTCTTTAGACAAGCTATCCTGCACCGCATTAAACTTATCAATATCTATATTAGACATCCCTCTATCCTCACCTAATGTGTTAAAAAAATAAATACAGCATAACACTGTTCATAAGAAGAGTCTTCTGACCCCTCCTATAAACAGTCTATTATTTAATCAGTTTTCTTTAAACCATAGCTCAACTACAGCGCTGGTGAACCCAGCAGTATACTGTTGTTTGATATGATTCAACATGGTGTTGTTTTCTTCGCAGAAATAACGCTGCTCTTCGATGTTATCTTTAATCGAATCCCGTAAGTCGTTAAGATCTTTTCGGATCTGGGCTTCAGGTAGTGAAGATTCAATATTCTTCTGCATTACCAGAATTGTCAGATTGGCAATTTTAGAAATCCAATCTTTATTCTCATGAATATCGTTAACACATAAGCGGTGCTCGTTAGCAACGACTACCTGACCTTTGCTGATTGCTGATATTTTAAATGTTATTTCCATACCGATTCCATTTATATACTATTAAAGGGCTTGTTGTACAGTCTGTACTGCATAGTAGTAATGTAGAGGTATAACTTAGTCGGTTTCAGACGAGTAAGGAGTCGACTTACCTAGCGCTTTATAAAGCGCCGTCCCTATAAGTCCTGTCTCAGTGTGTTCTAAGTTACCATTCCTATTAGTAAAGCAAGAGCCTTTAGGTAGATAATGACGCTCAAAACAACCATGCCACTGACCCGTATACTTAGTAGGGCTGCCGTTTTTATACATTGAAGGTGCACACATACAGCACAACGCCTCGCCGTCTTCAACGTTGCTAAAGAACCGTGAGTTTCTATGGCGGCGATTGTAAATACCCAGTGCGGAGTTTTCCGCCACACCACACCGGGTACATTGAAAGATAGCCACGCTAGATCAATTCGTTTACACTAAAGATAACATCATCGCAAACATCTTTAGGTGACTGATTCGCATCGATGGTTAGCGTATAGGCGCTCACTGGTTTTAAGCTATTATACGTTGCCACAGTAGCGTTGTAACGTCCCGCCCATTGTTTAAATACCTCAATAGGCTGGTCGTCATTTTTATCGGCTACTTGGCCCCTGCCTTCACCATGCATGCAGCGATTCTTCGCCACATGAGGATCTACATTTAAATAGATAAGAAAATCAGGAATAGCATACTCATCAAGTATTTCAGCAATCAACTCATTGAGCGGACGTGTGTTATAATAGTCGTGCTGGTATACAATAGTAGATAACCAGTAACGGTCTAAAACAACCCACGTACCCTTAGCCAGTAATGGTTTAATTATCTCTTCTAATAGACAACGGCGTGATAGCCACAGTAACTCAGATTGAGTCTGTACTGAGATATTACTATCCGGGTGTTTAATCAGCGTACGAACAGCTTCACCGATGACAGTATCGCCAGGTTCACGATAGTTATTAACTTCTACACCATGTACTTCACGAAGCCAACTCACCAGTCTTTCCACTACCGTTGTCTTACCCGCACCTTCTATTCCTTCTACAACAATAAGTTTACCTGACATATTACACCTTTGAATAAGTAATGTGATCTTCCCATGCTGCTTCCAGGGCAGTACGGATATAGTCTGCTACTACATCACTAGGGGTGTTTAACTCGATCGCGGTTAAAACAATAGCCTCTAAGATGGCATTATCAGCAGTAGATTCACCAGTGCTAGAAACGCGCCAGTTGCGGCTATAAGTACCTTCCTTATCGCCGTTTTTCTGCCTAAAATGATTAAGTTGATTTTTACCAATATACCAAGTATACAACGCTTCAAAACTCAGTCCTAGATCTTCCATAATACGCATGAAATAAGTGATATCAGGTTCACGAAATTCAATCGTATCGTTAATAAAACGCTCAACATCAACGCAGAGCTCTTCAACACCTTCTGGGAAAGTTAGCGGTTCTCCAAACGGTCCTTCATTTAAAATACTATCTGTTAGAACGATAGCAACGTCTTGAAATGATTCTTCTTCATCACGACGCTGTAGAAGATGCGATAGGTAGAAATGCCAGATGTCAATGACTTCAAGTTGCGCTTGTCTAATACTTACCGCGCCTTTCTTCCACCATTCCCAATCGACCCATTCAGTAACAATCTCAGACGCCTCAGTCCACATTGCGCGATACCAAGAACGTTCAAGTGCCGTCCAGTCTTCCGTCTTATTCATCACCACATTAACTTCATGTTGCTTTTGAAGCATGTCAGTTAATGCATTTATTAATTGTTCTCTATTCATTATCTTTATCCTTACTGGGTAAGATGTATTCGTTAATCTGCTCGATGGTATATCCGTTGGGGTCAGAAGACCATAATACTTGAGTTATATCAACATTAAAGGTGTAGGTCTTTCCACATACACTACACTGATGCGGTACTTTTTTACTTTCAACACCACCCCACCATTCTGAAACATTAGTAGTATCTCTAAGAGACTTTACCGGATTACCACAAACGTCACAGTCATAGGCGATCTGTATAGGGGTTAGAATCACTTGTTTAGCGGGCATAGTGACGCTCCAATGTAATGCGCGTGTCCGTATCAGGATTTTCGGTATCAACAAAATGAAGAATCTGAAACCCAATACCTGGGTTCTTAGATTTCTCTAATTCGCTGATTTTCTCAATACGGTAATTATCAAGAAGAGAGGTGTCAAAGAACGCATCACAATCAAAATGCGATACTTTAGCATGGGATATGCGCGTGACAATGTAACGATCAACCCAACGGTGCATGGCCTTATAGATCTCAGCCCCACCGCAGATGAATATCTTAGTACGCTCTCCGCCTGTATCGATAGAGTCTGCTAGGGCTCTAGCTGTCCACATTGCATTTTCAGGACTTGAGGTAACAATAACACCTTGTGCAGTCAGTTGCATGTTTCTAGTGAGAACAATAGTAACACGTCCCGGCAATGGCTTCCCTATACTTTCAAAGGTCTTACGACCCATAATGACAATTTGTTTATACGTCGTTTCTTTGAAATGTTTAAAGTCTTCCGGACAATACCACGGGATACTGTTATCACGTCCTATCCCCCACTTGGCATCACAAGCCAATATACCGATAGCGTTATCATACATCGCCTTTCTCCTTAATAGCGGCTAGTAACTCTCTAACAATAGTTGAAGCTGTTTTAAATTCATGCCGACAATCATGCAGCGCGTGATGTAGTATCCCCTCAAACTCGATAGTGTACTTAGGATCAATTCCTAATAATAACCGCCCCAGCCAGACTATTGTGCGTAGTGATTGGTTATCGCCATACTTCCATGGCAGTTCAATGTCCAAATCTCGATAAGCTTCTACAATAATGGCGTTGTCAAATTCACTACCGTTACCAGTTATGTTGATTTGTTTAACATCATATTTCTCTTTAAAATCATTGATGTCATCATTTAATTTTAATAAAGCTTCAGCCAGGGGCATACGTGGTAGGGTTTCATCAAATATTTCTCTTTGAGCCTCTAGAGAAACCAGAGAGCTGTCTTTCCAGAATACCTCAAACGTATCATGATCCTTTATACGGTCCTCTTGACCAACCCCGTTTATTCGATAATACGACTCTGCCAAAATCTCACCAGTAACAAGATTACCAATAACTAGACCTATGGTGAATATGTGTGTTTTATTACGAAGAGATCCTGTCTCAATATCTAAAACACCAGCGATGGGGTTTCTGGTAATTGTTTTTACATTGTTAGATATTTTCAAGTCGCTATTCCTTATTATCTAATTTAAACTGCTTAACAAGACTTTCAGAGAAATCACCCCCCTCTAAGTCTTTCAAAAACATCAGGTAGGCAATGCAGTCGGTAATCTCACCTTTCGCTAGATGGGATTTTAAAGCCACCACGCATTCTTCAGGAGTGTTAAAGAACCGCCCCTCACCTATTGCAGCATTTGGTGGCGGGTAGCGCCATCCCCTAGTTAGACCATGTTTAAGTTGTGCGTGACGTAATTTAACTAGAACATCATCAGCTGCTCTAACAACGGTGTTGAATGTATCGTCGTGTAGGTCTTCAACGTTAACTGGATTATAGTTACTCATTTTAATTCTCCAATATATTTAAAGGGAATGTCGTAGTTGTTACAGATCTTTTCAAACATCTCAATGAGTAGATGTCGATGGCAGAAGTCACCGTCTTTACAATAACAACCGAACGCTACTTGTTCTTGTTTACTCATCGCTTCAAATAAATTACGATAACGTCGATACCTTAGACGCATCAGTGTTTTAAACTTCTCAGTGTATTGTTCTTCTGTAATCTCACCTTGTTTGTAAGCCATTAATAATGCCCATGTCGGGGCCAGCCAGCGGTAGCCGCTTTTAACAGAGCTATTTATAAGCAGTATATGCTCGTGCTCTGGGTTATCTTCAGCCTTACCAATTTGATATGTATAACACTGCATGATGAATCTCCTCTATAGGTTTCTTTACCCGCGTCAGAGTTAACACGGCATAAAGCCAGGGACAACGCCCTGGCTAGTTTAATTACCTACGCGCGGTTTACCCACTGGACCTTGATCAGGACTAATAGCCTCTAGTAGATTACGTGACTCGTTATTAATACGTTTAATACGTATCAGCAAATCAATAATCTGCCGACTGTTTAATTTAAGAGATTGAGCAGCTAGGCTTTTATCTCTTTCGATATATTCTTGCTTTTCATTCATCTCCGCAATTAACTGATCAATAATATCCTCAAGGGGTATACCGTCAGGATTTGTTCGAGACATGAGGATTGGGGTCGTACCCATAGCGCCCGTCTTCCTAGTTACGTGTGTTAACTGCGCCATTGGATCGACTTTAGCTTGAATGATCTTTTCTATATCTCCGAGCGTTTCATGTCCGACGTTTGTGGGTGTAACTAAAAAGAAAGTTGCCATCACGACCTCTTTATATAAGGACCAAATTGGAATTCATAAAACCAGTAAGCCACAGCTACCGCATCAACACTGTGCTCGTCTAGTTCCTCAGGGTTTACATCTCTTTCCCAGCTAATATCATCTTTTGCAATAAGTGCCTTTTGCATGTCATCTTTATCTTTACTAGAACCTGACACACCAAGTGCGTTCTTAACGCTCTTAGGGTCAATCTCATTAAGCTTCAATGAGAAGTCATGTGTAAGTAGAGCTTGATTGACAATACACACGCATTCTTTTAATGCACCATAAGCTGCAGGGAAACGTCCTAAGAATGGCGTCTCGATTGCAACAGCATGGGGGTCCCACTGATCAAAGATATTCAAAATTGCATTATAGTGACCGTGTAGTTTAGCTACTCTATCACCATGTATTTTGGCAATATGAGCGTATCGCTTAACATGGTCTTTACCCTTTAGCGTAAAAGACTGGGCGCAGATAACTTTATAGGTTCTAATGTCTACCTCTAAAATACCTACACCCATGTTGTCAACGCTAGGATCAAAGCCAATGATGCGAAAAGTGTTTACACCGAACATAGCTAACCTAACCTGTTGTTATTGAGCTTGATTACAAGCATCTTTCTCCTAGCGATCTCAAGGCTATAAGAGGAGCGTCGAGCTCCTCCTTGACCGGTTATCTCTAAAGGTAATGGTACATTAGAGATGTAGAGCGCGCCGCATTCCTTGCAGTGACATGGCCAGGCATGGCTACCATACAGTTTTTCCCGTGTTGCTTCACTTATACTGGTAAGTGAGACTTTACCTTTACAGGTCTCTACTTCACACTCATAATCGAGCGTGTGGGCAAAGGTACTTAACGTTTTTATATGGTCACTCTGCATGTCATCACCTTAGATTGATAATGATTCAGTACCACCTAGATTAAACTCAAGCGTTAAGCTGTTATTTAACAACCATAACTGCTGATGCATGGTGATGTGCGTGTTAACCTGCGCGGCAATAACTTCAGCGTAAGTGAATGAACCACCTTCGCTGTTAGTAGCGCTGTGTGTGTAGTCCTGACCAGATACCAAACCTATCTCAGATAACGTCGCGTACTCTTCTTCACCATAGATAATTTTAGCAGCATTAACGATTTCGTTGATAATGTCGCTAGTGAAGTTAAGCGTGATACCTGCAGAGGCGGTCAGGTACTCACCATCAGACACGTTAATACCCGTAGGCGATACTTCAGTTGGCGTTGGACTCAAGTCGCTTGAAGACGGTGTATATGGAACAGTTGACTGATCACCGTCAGTAACAGTTACACGGTTGTAATCAATATCCACGTTAGTGTTATCGATGCGCAGTAAGTAATAGGCGATGTAATTAACACCGTCAATAGTTTCTTCGCGACGCATACCGTAACGGGCACGCTGTGTTGCGGTAAGGTCATTATCTACCTCGCGTAATACAAAGGGTAGGTGTTTAAATAACGCCGCGTCAGACGCTCTGTGGGTATTTAAACGCGTAAGCGATGCACCGTCTGCGCCACTGGCGTTTCTATGACCACCACGTCCGATTGCTAGGTACTGCATTACCGGATAGCCCTCGGTTGGATGGATGCCATCGAGAATACCAAACTTTTCATTTAGTGTGGTATTATCTACGATGTCGTAGGGAATACCTAAAACCTGTGCTGATTGAAGCGCACTGGCGTAGATGGTACGTGTTACATTAGTCATGTGTTATTTCCTTTACGGCGACTTCAACGTTTGCAATGCGTATAGAACCTAAAGTCTTAGCACGGGTGTGAAGTGTTGCAGTATCTAATTGGTTAATGGAGAACTGTGCATACGATTGGCTTGTGTCATTTAACCTTAACACGCCTGGTTCAATATCGATGGAACCCATGTCTGCATGTAGAGATGCGTCTTTGACACGAAGTGTAGAATCGTAGTCACCGTCGTTATGTGAGCCAGATATATCCAATTCAGAGATCTTGAATCTACTAGTATCTACATTAAATGAATTCTGACCTAACAATGTTGATACGACGTTAATATCGTAACTGGTTAGCTGGTTCAAAATAGACACTAGCGCGTTTTGTATAGCCTGCGCGGTGGTATCTGTAGATGCATCGCTACCTGTGGACGTCTCTACAATAATATCCATAAATGCTTGCGCATCTGTAATGCTAATCTCTTCAACATCAATATCGTTAACAAATAACCATTGATCATAAGTTTCTATATTGCTAAGCGTGATAGTCTTAGATTTAGTTAATCGATTAAACAGAATACGTAATTCTGCTTTCTCTTCGATCTTGCTAGCCATATTAGAGGCCGTTAAGATAGAGGCAAGTACCGTATATACATCGTGAACATGTTCAAAGAAGCCTTCGGCGTTGATAATGTTAGACGTGGTAGGTAAACTTAAGAATAAATCACGATATGGTTCTACATATTTAGGATTCAGTCCTTCGGTGAATGTATCCCAATCCTGCATTACTGGTTCTACTGTTAAGAACGTAGTAAAGGTAGGGATTTTATCTAATGTTACGCCTAGTGTGCGGTTAAACAGATACATGTACAATATAAATGCATCAGCTGCACTTATTTGAAGTATGTTACCGCTATGCGGGTTAACTAATGTTACGTTACCACTATAGACGTTGATGTTAGATAAATAAACCCAATGTTCAAGTAATAGTTGGTTGATGTCAACAGCTTCAAAGCTATCGTTGATCTCTACTACTGATTCTACCACTTTAGTTAAGACACGGTCTCTGCCTGAGCGCTGCATCTTCAACACCCACTCATCTGTGAGTTCCTCTGCGTTAAGCCCATTATCAGGCGCAAAGTTACGAACCAATTCAGTCAGTTCATCGGGTGTATAGATTTGTATTGCATCAGCGCTAACTAGAGAGTCGTTAAGTGGATAACGAATAACGTCAATCTCTGGACGTATTGAATCAGGTAAACTGTCCGTACGATGACGTAGGTCGTAGGCGTATAAAGGTAGACCACGTTTGGTTAATAGATTCTCAATTAACAGTCTAAACGTTGATGTCTTCCCTGAGTTCTTATAGATGTATCGGATGTTTCTATATAAGAACAAAGCCTGCGCGGTATTAAGGCTTTCACGATAACCACTCAAACCACCATGACCTGCTAGGTAGGTCCATACGTGATAACTATGGGCCTTGTACGTCTTAGCGTTATCTAACCGTATGTTGATAATAGCATTAGGTAGGTGACTGAACATCACACCTATGGCGCTTGCTAGATAAAGATCATCACTTAACGTGTAATCGTTAATATGCCACCGCAGCATATGGCGATGTATCCAATTCTGTATACGGCTAATTAAATCAGCCTCATTGATCTCAACAAGGTCATTGTTATAAAAAAGAATATCCCAATCGGAAGCGGCAATAGCCGTATCTATATCAACCGGATTAACAATACCACGGATTAACGTTTCTTGATCAGGGTAGCGGGCAAGCAAAGACAGATACGCATCGCTATTAAAGGTATACGCTTTCGCCGTAGAGCGGTGTATCTCTAAACTCTCTCGAGTGAATGCTATGACCTCTAAAGTATCAAGTGATGTTACCGTCATCGGTTCGTCAAAAGGATGGTATTGACCGCTTAAATTTAAATAATATTTCCATGTACTCGGGTCCGTTTCATCAACTTCTACCCCAAGCAGGTTAAGTTCTGCATTTATAGCAGATGCGACTTCGCTGGATTTTAAAATAATCGAACGGGCTAGATTAATACAGCTTTGTCGATAAAGATCGTAGGTAGAGTCAGACATATTGTACTTCGCTCTTTATTACAGTTATAGGTAATTACACAATGGCAACAGAACATATTCGCAAACACTCCCATCCCCGCCATGACGCTGATCAAGGGATGTCGGCCGAAACTAAAAGCATCATTGATAAAATAGTTAATCCCACGCAATCAGATGGAGAGCCGCCTAGAAAAACAAAAGCGCCTTCAATGAATGTCATGGAAACTATTTCTAATGAGATAGCCACTAACATTAACGATGCTAGAGCCATATTTGAAATTCTGCCTGATACCGAAATGGCGATGCAAGTATTAGTATCGTCAATACTTTCGCCTAAAGACATGATCTCTACAGACATCAACTTCACCTCCAGCGTATCTGGTGAGGCTGCTGATATAGCGGCTAGTGTCATAAAGATTGTGCAGAATTATTTCATCACCGAGTTTGGTCTTAAACGTCGCCTCAGTAGTATATTGCAAGACGCGTTATTTAAGACAGGTAGTTATCCCATTGCTGTTATACCTGAGAACACGTTAGATGATGTAATTAACAGCAACGACCAGGTATCTACAGAAAGCGTGAAGTCTTTTTTCACTAAAGATACTACAAGTGTTCGCCCTCTGGGACTGTTAGGTAACCCTAATAGTGGTGGCAAGAAAACCAGCATTGGCATAGAGAGTTTATTTAGCGCCAATACCGCGCCTGATAAATTTGATAATTTTAACCCTTATACCACAGTGACAGATAACTTTAACGCACTTAAAGTACCTGCATTGTTAACAAAGGCACGTCAACATGCAGTAGCGGATACGTTTCAAAACAGAGGTGTCGCAGGTGTAAAGGTTGGGTTAGAGTCGTGGCGTGGTAAACAGGGAGAAGACAAACCAACTGTGCTTAAATCGGCGTATCGTCGTCGTGTCTACACCCAGCGCTCTGCCGTGCAGCTACAGACCTCCGAGGCGCTTAACCGTGAAGCAGTAGGTCATCCGCTGGTGATGAAGTTACCTAGTGAATCTGTCATTCCGGTACACGTCCCGTCTGATCCATCTAACCATGTTGGTTACTATGTGCTATTGGACAAGAATGGTAACCCGGTTACACGTGCTAAAGATTCTAAATACTTCACTAATTTAAAGCAACGTTTGAAAAAAGAAAACGAAGGCACGAGTGAGCTTATAGAGCAAGTACGTCAAGGTATGTACGGTGAACGTAGTAACATTGCTGATCGTACTGAGTCAGAAATCATTGCCTCTTATACATCTCTAATCGAAAACGATTTAGTCGCACGTTTAGAAGCAGGCGTGTATAATGAGAATGCTACATTATCATGCCCTGGTGAAGTAGGTCGTATTATGCTTGGTCGTGCATTAAGTAAGATGCATACTCAGGTATTATTCATCCCTGCTGAATTGCTGACGTATGTGGCTTTTGATTACAACGACAACGGTACAGGGCGTTCATTGATTGAAGGTTCTAAGATTATAGCATCGCTGCGTGCCATGACCATGTTTGCAAACACCATGGCCGGTATCAAGAACTCTAACAACCGTACTAAGTTGAACATTACTTTAGATGAAGATGATCCAGATCCAGCAAGTACTGTGGAGAAGATCATGCACAACTTTACTAAGAATCATCAACTTAGCTATCCGTTAGGTACTATTGATCCATCGGACATTACAGGTTACTTGCAGCGCTCGTCAGTTGACATTAACGTAGAGGGTCACCCTGCGTATCCTAACACCAAGACCAACGTGGAAGATGGTCAGCGTAATATGGTTAATGTCGATACGGGGTTAGAGGAAAGCTTACGTAATCGTCACTTCATGTCGATGCACATCGCGCCTGAGATTGTAGACTCTACGCTAGATGTTGAATTTGCTACTAACGTGGTAGGTTCTAACCTATTGCTGGCTAAACGTGTTATCATTTATCAGGACACGCTATGTGATCACTTATCTGACTTCATTCGTAAGTTTACGTCTAATTCATCGGTACTGATGGAACAGATTGTAAATGTGATTGAAGAATCTTCATTAAGTAAGAAACTTAAACAAGGTAAGACCGATGTAACTGAAGATGGTACCATAGACACAGTGGAATCATTAATTGCTGAAATCATCGATTCTATCCGTATTAGCTTACCTACACCAGATACTGCTAAGTTAGCTAATCAGGGTGCGTCTTTTGAAGAGTTTAACAGTCTTCTTGAAGCAGCACTTCCTGCTTACTTAGATGCTGAGATGTTTGACGGTATGTTAGATTCTGACCTTGAAGAAGGTATTGAAGGAACCATCGCAGCTCTGCGTAGTTACTTCCAGCGTCAATGGTTACGTAAGAATAACATCATGCCAGAACTTGACGGGATGGTTAATGATGGTTCAGTGGATAGTTTTGATATTGTAGCTGTGCATAAAGACCACGCTGAAGCCATTCTTGGACCAATGCAGAAACTATTAAGGATGATGCGTAAGGAAGGGCGTAAAGCACAAGGTAACTTGGATGCTGATCAGGATAAGGATACACAAGCAGCAGAAGAGAAAGATGCAATGATCCAATCATTACAAGAAGAGTTAGAAGCGCTTAAAGCTAAGCTTGAAGGTAATGAGGAGGAAGAGGAAGCAGAGGAAGCTGTAGATGACAATACAGACATCCCTGAAGACCTAGAAAGTGAAGAAGAATCTGAAACACCACCTAGTGAAGAACCGGGTGCTGATGACGATCTACCACCACTTTAACGCATAAGTTGTAGGGTAGGATCACCTACCCTACTTTATGCCGTCACAATGGGATACAGGCGCTTTAATCGGACTTACGGTTACGACGTCGCTGTTGTCTTGCTACTTTAGCACGCTTACGTCCTTTAATGCGTTTATTGCGAGCAGCCTCGTCCTCTAACCTGGCTCTACCGGAACTACATCGTTTAGCTGTAATTGGAGCATTAGAAAAAGAAGAAGCCATAGCTGCTACTAGAGCAGCATCCATACGGGGTTTAGAGAACATGAGACATTCCTTATTTTTATAATTGAAGACAAAAAAATGGAGAGGGCAAAACCCCCTCTCCAAAATGTCTGGCCCTAACACCAGACGCCCTTTTAAAGGGGTAGCGACGTGTGGGTTATTATCCCCACAGTCCCAATGCGTAGTAGTCTTTACTTAGCCAACCTGGCAGTACTTTTAGGCGGTACCCATCGATAGTGTCGATGAAATAATGACGTACGTTCAACTCGCCTGTGCGAGAGAATAGATCTTTTAACACTTTAAACTCAGTTGGATTAACGGATTGTTTAACCGATGCAATAGGTGTTTCTTTAGAGATGTTAAGCTCCATTTCTTTAAGGCTCCAAGGAACCTGAGTAATAGAGATGACGTCTGCTAGGAATACCACAGCGTAGTCTTCTTTAGTTAGATCTAAGATGTCTGTATCTTCGATGTTTTCTACAAAGCCCGATAAGTCGGTAGCTTCTGCCAATTCTACAATGTTGTCTTTAAGACGCTCAGCATCGTAGGTAGATTGTAGATAGTTACTTACATCACCTGCAGGGACAGCAGAGAAGATAAGCGATAGTAGATCGTTAACTTTATCTTCAAACAGTTTGCGCGTACGCTCACCGTGTTCATTTTCGATTTCAGTTAATAGATCATCGAAGTCAGCTAACTCATCTATAGTCCAATCAATAGACAGCGAGTAGTTAAGTGCATCGTTGATAATGCTGATAGCGCGATTAGCAATTTGACCACAGAAACGCTCAGGCATATCTAAGCCGTTCATAGTCTTAATGAAATCACCCATCGTCTCTGCTGCAACCAGATCATTTGCTCCTTCGCGATCAACACGATAAGCAATCGGTTTTAACTGACGATATTGGAATTCCAAGATAGCGCCCTCAGGGATCTTGATGTTCTTGCTGATCAACGCTTGACGCAAATAGAACTCGGCTTGTTGATCAGAATGCGCATCAATTAGATTGTTAAGCTGTACTGCTGGGACCATCTCATCCTCCTCAGCCTCATCCGATAGGATTGTCGCTGTGGCGTTTACGTAATGGTAGTTCCCCCATCCGTCACCTTGAGGAGAACCACTAGGCTTACCTAGATTTTGAGTAGTAAGGGCTTTATCTAATTCGTGCTGTTCGTAATCCATGAATTCACCTTTTTCTTTAATGACTTCCACGACGTAACCGTCTTTGTGCGGTAAGTAAATACGTTCGTGTGTGTTAGGGTTGTGTAAAATGTTAACAGGTAGAGTAGGTAATGTACTCATACCGGCAGCTAGATCAGTGTAGTATAGCGGTGCGTCGTACTTAGACGATAACTCATTGTCAAACGACACATCTTCAGCAGGTTTAATCTCAGGGGTATCCCAGCGACCACGCCCAAAAGATTCTACGGTGTTGGTAGCTGGTTTCTTATCCGTCTTACCCACATCGACTTCTTCGTAGTTGTGCAATCCACCACGACGACCAGTATCTACTGTCGAACGAGCAGGTGTGCGCTGGTTAGTGAACATCGATGAACCACCGTTATTCATACCGCCATAGTTATTACCCTGATAGTTTGACTGACTATTGAACCCACTCGTTGAGTTAAATCCACTTGTACGCGGGGCATAGCGATCGCCACCGCCCTGGTTATAGCCCCCGCCTTGATTAAAACCACCTTGGTTAAAACCACCACCTTGATTGCCCCACTGACGACCACCACCTTGCTGTTGATTTTGAAACTGCATAATCTGCTGCTTCAATTGTTCAAACTCAGCAAGTGTGGACTGTACAGAATTGATGATGTTTGGATCCTGCACCAATTGCTGCAACGGTTGGAACTGTATTGCGTTAACCGATGCGTAGATCCCTGTCATTTTCTGGGCAACCATCTGACAAGCACCTTCTAGGTTTTGATTACCTGAACTCATTACAAGTTCTAAGAAGCCGCCAGATGAAATAAGCATATCCTCGTATGCTTGGTTGTTATACATGTTGTTCGCCATTTGATTATACAAGAACACACGCAGAGGATTACGTGTTGCCTGCTCTTGTAAGTTATGGCGTAGGTAGCCGTCCATCATTCTAAATGCATCTGGACCCAACTGCATTGGGAATCCGTTAGGGGGATTACGACCAGGTACTGAATACGGCAGTCCTTGAATAAAGAACTGCTGATTAGGTACGTTAGGATCAAAGGGTAAATTACCGGGGTACATAAGAGACCTCGTTGTTTTTTGTCGGTAGTGTGTTTACAGTCTGATTGTTACGTGCGTGCAATTTTAGCTTGTACTGAGTCAATCAAATCGGCAAACTCTGGATTAGGTATAATCTCACCATCAGGTGTTACATTTAAGTAAGGGTTAATCTGGCCATGACCTGTTGGGCAGGAACTAGGCTGATTACCATAACTACATACTTCTGCTAGCGAGGCATGCAGTAACCTAGATGGTTTAGTCTTCGTACCGTTACGAGAGCCAGTCGCATCGGTCTGAGGCACTACTTTGTTAGTCATCTTAAACATAAGGTTATCACCTGCGGTAGAGAGTGAACTTACTTCACCATGGCCGGTGTTAATCTTACGGATGGTATCAAACTTAAGATACTTATCCATTAGTTTTTCGATGTCTTTACTCGTTAGTGTTTTATTTTTATTAGAGTTTAACTTGAAGGTGAAATTGAATATAGCCTTTATCACATCTAGTAATATATATCTCAATGTTGTTAGCTTCTTACCGTATAGGTTAGAAACGTCCGTTGTGACTATAATCTCATTCATGGTTTCGATGATATAAGCAAATAGTGCGTAAATGTCTTTACACTCTACCCCTTCCTTCTCAAGGTTCATCTGTACCAATCCATCAATGTAGTAATCTAGACTCACCAGGTGAGCGTCGATGTCCTCTAAGAGCCTTCCTTCATTCACTTTACTCTTGAAGATAACGTGTCCCATCAACACACGCCATAAACGTGTATCGTCAATGTACTCCGGACGAATACGCTGAGTAAAATGATCTGCTAAGTAGAAGAAGGTTGCAAGTAGGTTGTCTGATAGCTGACTGCGTTGATCACGTTTACACGCTACACGTATTTGAGTAGGTCTGTAGCCCTTACCCTTAACGCTAATAGGCTGTAAATGTAAGCTCTCTACAATCATCCATTCAGACTTAGGGTGGGTTTGCTCGTTAATCGTGTTACGATCACCCACCACTACATCCATACCGCAGAAACGTTTGAAGGTTTCCGTTACCCCGTATTTACAAAACAGATAATGACCTAAGGTACTTACCATATTTAGGCGGAGTCCACCCATGTAGATAATCTTAGAGTTTTTATCTTTCTGGCGTAAATGGTAAATAGTACTCCATGGGATACTTAAGGTTTCTTTTACACCATCGATGACCAGGTTGTGCGTGACCCTCTCAAAGGTAAGTTTGTCACGTGTTAACGCAACGAATAGTTTACCATCATCAACAGAGAAAAGATTATCAACCATGACAGGATTGATAACATACTTAGAACCATTTACACGTATTAAACCACCTGGTCCAACAAACGGAAGTTGTAACAGACGTGGGAATAACTTCTGGCCTTGATAGCTGAAGTTAAATTGAACAGCGTAGAAGTCACTAGGTGCTAGATTAAACTCAGCACGCGATGAACGCTTGCGCGTCATGTAGTTATACTGCTGCTCTGGTGTCGCTCGTTTGTACTCTCCATCGTACGTAAATCCCTCTGGAAAGCTTCTTGCTGCACATTTCCACACATGGTCGATGTATTCCTCGACTCCACGCATCTGCTCTACGACCAATCCTTCCGCCAAAAGGGGATTGAACTTAGGCACATGTTGCTCGTGTATGTGTGTAAATAAATATTGATCCATTAGATCATCCTCCGATCAGTTATGTCTACATTCGGACATAATGACACTTCTTTTTAAGCATCACCATAGGGTTAGTGTTCTCTGTAATTCTTAACGCTTAGTCTCGGAATTTAGCCACTGCCGCCAATGCAATACCGATGCCTGTTACTAATGCGCCGCCTATTTTAAGGATCTCCACACCAACGCTACGCTCATCCTTCATTCTATCTACTTTTGCTTTTCTTTCCAACTCCTCAATCTTCCTTTGATGATCACGTTCTTTACGTGACTCTTCTAAACGTTTAGCACGCTCTTCTGCTTCAGCTGCCTCTTTATCTAGCCGTTGCTTCTCTAGCTGATACTTCTTCTCCAACAATTTAACTTCATCCCCATAGGTAAGACACTCCTGGGGGTTGTAGTAAATCATAGGCGCGTCTACGTTATCTGGATTCAAACAGTCTAACGTTTCATAATGGCTTGTGGTAGGACCATTGACAAAGATACCGTTAATCTCACCGGCTTGCGATGTATGGGAGCTACGATGTATCCAGATGCCGTCCTCAAGGCTTTCTGACATGGTAGGTTTAATCTCCATCACATCCCCTTGGATATTGATGTACAGTGAATCGAACCGCTTGGCATTATCTATCAGCGTGATTGTAAAGTTACTTCGTAGTAATGCTTTTCTATCATTCTCATGTTGAGTGAAGATACTGGTTGCGTCCTTACCAGAGTAAGGATGTCTAACGTCGTTCCCGTCTAACCCAATACAAACGTCTAGGTTAGTTAAGTAAAGTCCTTTAGGGTGATCTGAGATCGCCCTACCACCAATGATGTATCGGATAGTAAACTTTAATCCTGATTTATGTTTCTCTATATGGTCTCCTGATGTAATAGCTTCGATAACGCGCTGCTGTTCGCAGTGTTGATTGTTAACATCTTCTTCTACGTCAATCATTAGCTGGTTGATAAATTCATCCACACGGTCATAGGCGACTAAGAAGGTTTGCTCGACAATAAGCTTACCTACATGAGCCGATGGGATGTTCATGTGTTTATCCTCTAGTGTTAGAGGAAACATAATGTTGTTACGGTGAGAGAGATATAGCACCTTACCTGTATAGTTATAATAGCTTTCAGTCACACGCAGTGCTGCATGTCGCGGCTGACTATACGTATTTTCCTTATACGCTTCCATTGATCTTATACGTGTAAAATGCCCCCTTTTCCTAGATTTGTCCATTTGGCGTATTCTCTAAACTTAACCCTATTAATGGTCTTAGCGCAAAGACCACTCTAGTAATGTAGGTCTGAAGTATCGTCGAGACGGCATAGACGGCATAACACCCAGGAACCTTAAGTCCCCAGGTGTTACTTAACCACACTAAGTGATATTTAAAACGGTAATTAAACCGGCATTGTCTTTTTTTGTTTTGTAATACGCAAGCGCATTTTAACCAGATTGTTAATGAAGCGTTGGGGAGGAAACCCTCCCCGAAGTAGGCTTAGCTACGTGTTGGTACACCACCGATGTAGTCAGTGAAGACTGCGTCGATGTTAGACACGTTGATCACACCCAATACTGGTAGGTGTGGAACGTGTAGGTCACGTGGTTGAACCTGAGTTTCTTTAGTTGTAGCATTGTCACGTGAAACTTGCGCTGTGCTAGTAAGCTCAGGCATGTAGAAGTGAGTACCAAAACCAAGTGCATCAGGCTTACCGCTTGCACCGCGACCGAAACCAAGAACGATCTTACCATTCATACGAGAATCAGGTGAAGATACAACTTCAAAGTCCATACCGATGCTTGCAGTGCGTTCATCACCAGAAACCATGATGTGCTGAGCGATAACGTTATCTGTACCGATGATCAACTTAGGCTTAACGCTAGTACCACCAGTTTCCATTTCTAGCGCTGCTGCGTAGTTAGAACGATCCATCATCTTATAAGCTATTTGACGAATGGCGTCTACTAGTACCGCAGAGAAGTCAGCTGCTTTCTCATGAGACTTGGTAGAGTTGATCACTGCTTTAGCATCGATAGTTTCTTCTTGGAAGTAAGGCTTCACTAGAAGACGACCGATACCTTGTACTTGTGGAGCAGCACCAGTTGCGCTTGCACGTGCAACAGTTGAACGAAGGCTATCTACATAGTTAAGTAGAGTAGTTACCGCGTTGTTTGAAGTACGTGTACGTGCAGTTGTAATAAGAGCACGTAGATCAGAAGCGCTGTCGCTAGCACCGTGAACAGGCTGAGGTGCAGAGATAGGTGCACCTAGTGGTACAGTGTAACGCTCTTTAACTTCAGTGCGATCGATCAAGATACCACGAGTACGGCGGTTAGCGTTAGTTAGACGCGCGTCCAATTTGTAACCGATAACTTCCATAGAGAAGCTGTCGATAGCAGTCTTACCAGCACCAGTGCTAGTAGAGATAGGTGTACCGCTAGCGTCGTGTAGACCGTTAACGCGAACAGGTGAAGCATTGATTTCAAGTGCACCAGTTTCAACGTTAATTGTACCGTTAAGCTTAAGGTCAACAGACGCAACGTTGTCACCAAGACCGCTAAGTGCAGCAGCAGCAGAACCATCAACACCTTTAGTGTCGTTAGCAAGCAATACCGCGTTGTTAGAGAACGTTAGTGTCATTTCACGGCTATCACCTTCAGCAGCAGGCTGGAAAGTAGTACGTGGAAGACCTTTAACCTGGATCTCAAGAACGTCAGATTCACCAGTAGATGAATCGGCTTGGTTAGCTGCATCACGAACAAGAACGTAAACAGTCTTAAGTTCAACACGACCGTCGATAGAATCAGTGCTGTCGATCTGTGCATTGATACGGTTAGGACCAGTTGCAAGAGAAACCAGATCCATTTGCGTGTCTACGCGAAGTGCAGAAGTCTTGAACTCGTCACCGTCAACTTTAGTGTCAACAGGTGCTAGTACGTCTGTGTCTACGAAGAAGTCAGCGCGGCTGTCGTCAGCCAGGTAAACTGGAACAAGTGCAGTAGTTTGGTTCTCAAGAATAGTTGCATCTTGAACCGCTTCTACTAGGTTAACTTTACCGAAGTTAGTGATGCTGCCAGTAGCAGAACGAGTAACTTCATTGAAAACCATGGTACGCTGTACAGATACTTCAGCACCTGCGTTGTCAGGAGACATTACGTAAGTTGGGAAGAATGCTTCAGCAAACGGGTCTTGTACCGCAGCAAGGGCGTTGAATACAATTGAGTGTGGAGCAAACTTACGAAGTTCAGTTTCATCGAACGCTTCGTTAGAAGGCGTTAGGCGGAAGTCCATTGAACCCGCTGAACCAAATGCTGGAAGTTCTGCGTTGCTTTCTGTAGAAACACGCATTGCTTTCTGAGCGTAAACCGCAGGGTTACCGCTAGCAAGTAGAGCAATTGCAGCTGCTTCAAGACCGATTTCGTTTACACGGAAATCTTCACCAAGCGTATCTTTAAGTACAGTGTTAAGCTCTTGTGAACCGTGTTCAAAAGACGCTTCAAGATCCGTACGTGCGTTGTCGTCCAAAGACTCCAATGCCACAAGATTGTTCGCGATGGTGTGGTTAGACAGATCAGCACCTTGACCCTGCAGAAGCGCGGAGATGCTTGTTTGAGCGGCACCTAAACCAGTTGCCTTTTTCTTGATGCTTAATAGGGACATTATCGTACCTTTCCTTTCATTAACGTGGATTATTAAGAAGCGTGTGTCTCATACAGTGTGTGACACGAGTTTGCTTCTACAGGTTAAAAATGCGGATGACTACGCTGCGTGACGCAGCTGCATCGCAACGTAGCTGGTATACAGTGGCGTCTTTAGTATGTCGCCATGACTATAGCGTATCTGAAGAATGTTGAACAGTTCCTCATATAAATCTACAACCACTACAGGTTCTTCACTAGGCTCGACGCATAAGCCTATAGTATCCGTGCCGATTAGGCAGGGTTTCATAGAGATAGACTCAATGGCGCTTCCTAATGTTTGCCCGAAGACTAAAAGTTGCGCCTGACTAGCGGTATCCTGGTACTGCATAAGTTTAATGCGTGCGCCGTCTTCTGGAACATCTGGCAACCCTTTAATAGTAGCATGAGGAAAACTTGCTGCTAATGCGTTAAGCCAAACGGTATCATTAGAACCTAGTCTCATAAGCGTGTTATAACAACAAGCTTGGTAGAACTGAACATCTTCGGGTGATAGTATAGACGACAATTTCTCAATATCCAGCACACTGGTGAGAGGCTCGCCCAGACGCGCTAAAGTTTGCTTTAGCCAATGGGGTATAATGACATAATTCATAAAGGGCCTTTAAACGGTAGTTGCGTGTGATTCATCTATACAATAGGAAACCTCATGGACTCAAAACTCTTACTCGTAAAAGCAATTATGCTGCTGTATCGCGAGGGTCAATTAGAGGATAATAGCGGTCAATCTGAATCGATTATCAAAGATGTAATAGAGGCACTTAAACCAACCTTCAACAGTGCGGTATCAGGATCGTCAAAAGACACACTCATTGCCCTTAGAGATACACTTCTATATATGCTAGAAGAACCGTCAGGGTATAAACATGACCGAGATACTATCATACAACGACTTCGTGTAAACATCATTGATGATGAGTCGTTATTCAAAGCAGTTGAACTTGGCATGGTAGAGGTAGAGAGCGAAGAACGTATACAACAAATCTGCTACGACCACATCCGTACCCTTCGTCAATTCTTATCAAGAAACACTATTAAGAACATCATTAAACAAGCATCGCAGGATGTACACTTTAATGAAGAGTCAGTTAACTGGACTAGTTTTACCGCCGACCTTGTTGAGAAGCTAGAGCCTTATACCAGTAATATGATTGAAAATGCACAAGGCTTGGTCACTGAATTAGACATTGATAACATCGATGATCTTGAAAAGGTCATGAAAGATGGTAATGAGTCAAACTCTACAGAAGGCATCATGCGCTTAGGTTGGCAAGGTGTGAATCGAATGACAGGTGACCATGGTGGGATTAGACGTGGTGACTTCATTCTAATAGGGGCGCTACAGCACAACTTTAAATCAGGGATGTTAATGAACATTCCTAAGCATGTTGCGCTTTATAACAAACCTTACATGTTAGACCCTAAGAAGAAACCCCTCATTATCTATATCTCTTTAGAGAATAAGATTGAAGATAACATTCTTATCCTTTATAAGAACCTTAAAGAGAATGAGACGAAGGAAGAGTGTGATGTTTCTAACGTTAACATACAAGAAGCAGCGGCTTACCTTAAAGAGCGTTTAGGTAGGAACGGGTATCACTTTAAGTTCTTGCGTTTCGACCCAACTGACTTTACTTATCGTGATTTGTTTGAGCTACTAGACAGATACCAGGCTGAAGGCTACGAGATCCACCTTGTTTCCGTTGACTACTTGAACATGATGAGTAAGCAAGGTTGTAACTCAGGTACTAATGAAGCATTTCGTATTCGTGAGTTGTTTAGACGTGTACGTAACTATTGTAACCCTAAAGCGATTACGTTCTTAACAGCCCACCAGTTAAGTTCAGATGCTAAACAGTTAGTACGTATGGGTAATAGCGACTTTGTTAAGGAAGTGGCTAACAAAGGTTACTACGATTCTGCTAAAGGTATTGACCAAGAGCCTGATTTAGAAATAACCATCCACATCGAGAAACCTGGAGATGGACATAGCTACCTTACCATGATGCGTGGTAAACACCGTAAGTCAGGTAAGATTACACCAGATAAGGATCTCTTCTGCGTGTATCGCTTTGAGTCAGTAGGTGATATTCCAGATGATATTCATGGAGCTGACCTATCCAGACGTTCAGTAGGTGGTGGTGTTAACAGTGAGCCAGGTGCTGGCGACAGTGCATGGTGGGATTTACCCAAAGGCGACAGTGCCGCATAAAAGCCTAACCACCCGGCCTCACGGCTAGGTGGTTAGCTTATGCCGTTTAGATAAAGCTAGCAAGTACTGCTTGAGATATTTCATGGTAACGTTCACACTCTAGTAAATCAGGATGTTTAAACATACCTTTAGATTTACAGTGTCTGATCATCCTATCTTGCTTCTCACCGTAGTAGCCATTAAGCGCCGCACCTAGACGCAGGTAGTCTACGTAGTCTATACGTTTCTTAGATTCATCCGTTTCACGACGTCGCCAATGTTCAACCGCATAAATAACAGGTTGTTCAAATTCCCATTGCTTTAAGATCTGACCACCTAGGATAGGGGAAAGTCGATTGGCAGTTTCATTAAGAAACGCATCGGTAGCATACTCGGATGGGTTAGTCTCCGCCTCGTTAAGTATAGCTAGCATGCCGATGTTGTGGGCTAGGCAAGCAAGGAATAATGTTTCTTCTCTTATATGCTTTTGTTTAGCGCAGACCTCCAACGCCCCCATGGCGCATGAGGTCATAGTAACGGTATCCATCCATACTTCATGCATTTTAATTTGGATTTGTTTGTTCTTAGAATCAAACAACTGTTCCATCGCCATACCTATAGCTAGGTTTTTAAGCTTAACCAAGCCAATACGCTTACAGGCTTCGTGAATATCATTAATTGTTGACACACCACGCACTAATACAGTATTGGAGTAGCGTAGGATGCGGGTAGTAAGTGCAGCATCCGTTGCAACGACTTGACTAACATCAGTAATTGTTGAGTCTTCTAACTCAGCAGTTTGTTTTACACGTAGTGCGATATCAGGAAGTGTTGGTAGTGTTAGCGCATTGCTATTAATCTTATCCAGAATAGATAAAGTTAATGCGTTATGTTTCATGATTGAACAGGCTCCGTTGTCATAGAAGAACTTAGCAATAACCGGCTAAGTTCGTTAGGGATATAACTCCCGTATAGATACTGAGTTATAATACTGCGGCTGGCTAGCTTACCCTCAGCCAGAAGTTTAAACTGTGCGAATTGAAAACCGTGATTTAAAACAACACCTAAGACCGACCGTTCGTGTAGAGGTAGGCGCTCCTGATGTTCTTCTAATGCACGTCGCACAGGTCTTATATAATTCCAATCCAGTTGTTGGATGATGATTTCTTGTACTTTCTCTTTGAACGACTCCATCCAGATAGATAGCACATTGAAATTTATATCTACATCTTGCATAGCCGCATGTAAGCTGTGCTGACTCTGCGTACGCCACTTATTCATTACACGCACCCTAACCTCGTCCTGATGGATACAGAATAATCGATATACCGTAATGTAGGTGAGGGTCTCTAACACGCCTATAATGCCCGTCAGGCGCTTATATGGTGTGTTATCTCCTAGAGTAGCTATGATTTGGCTAACGTAGTTAACGTTGTAGCTTAAAAGACGTCTAAATTTGATCTCCGCCGATTGACGTTTAACAACCATCCCCGTGTCGGTGGTTTGTTGTATAAGTAGGAGCGGTAACAATTCATCTATGGTATCTTTACCTAGCTGACCTAAAACTGTCTGCATGTTTTGACGTTTAACATCTACCTTAGTCAGACGTCCTTGATTCTGCTCACGCAAAACAAATCTACCAATGCCGTCGGTTAGTGCGTCTGATTGCTGTACTAGTTTACTCAACTTCTTAAAATCCACATTAGGATGGTAAAGGACGTTAACTAGATCAGGTATCTCGACCCCTATAGCTTTTAAAGGGTTTTCAGTTAATGCAATATCGATGGCTTTATATAACTCACGGTGATATAACTCACTTGCTTTGAGTTGCCATTCTTGATTTTTAGCATTTGCTTTAATTTTATCTTCTTGACGTACCCTCTCTATCTCTAATAGCGTTCTATTAGCAGGGAGTTCATTAGGTTGTCTAATACCACGCTTTAATATATCCTCGACGCTTGGCGTATAGCCAGCGGTAATGGAGTTGGCGTGTTGTGGGTTAAATAGATAAGTCTGACAACGCTGTCTTAACAGCCTTTTAACTAATGAGAATTGTTCTAATTGTTCTTCAGTCAGACGTCCTCTATCCAAGAGTAGTTTAACATTACGCATGGTCATTTGGTCCTTTATCGTCATAAGGTGAGGACCGTTACCGATCCTCACTGCTTATCAACGTATCGCGAAGTCTAACAATGCCATCAAGGCATTTATTTAACGGTTCGGCGGGGAAATGGATTTCCTGGCCCTTATCACCGACGTCTAGCAATTCCTTAGCTGTTGCGGCGTGGTCAGTATAGAGATCTAACATGGCCTCCATGGCATCTAGCTTATCTTCTATGGTATTAGTCTCTTCGAGTAATTTACCAAGATGACTACCGTATTGATTTAAGTTAACAATCCAATACACTATCCCAGTTCTTACATCCCTTTCTCTATCCATCGCTAAATAGCTAAAAGCTGCTTGGCCACGATAAAGTTCGTGGATATCACGATTACGCTTCTCATCGATGTTAATGGTAATGTCAAAATGATTACGTCGAGCAGGTTTAAGACCTACTTTGTCAAACACATCCATGATAACATCTATAATACGCATGTAGGTATTATAGAAAGCATTAAAACGTCGAAAAGTCACGTAGTGGAGCTTGTTGGTAACATAAGACTTGACAGCCTTATCTACCTCCCCATACGCCCGTTTAGTGGGGTGGGGATCCTCGGCGGCATCATTGAAGCACTGATCGCGTTGACTTGTTAGAATATCACGAATAGCGCCTGCCAATACCTTCTTTTCTTCAAGTCTCTCAATCAAAACATCAATGTTAGCACGAGTAAAGCTGATGGTAAGTAATCGTCTCATGCTTGTGTCCTGTAACGGTTATATCGCACCCTACCAGTTTAGAGATACAATCATAGCATGAGTATCTTCTAGGCTCACCTTTGCCTTTTGACCCATCCGTTTTGCGTTACGCTTCACTTGCTCGTCGCTATAAGAAACGCTACTATCCCACGCCCACTGTAGCAAAGCTTGACGCTGTTTAGGACGACAACTCTTATCACCCAGCGTACAGTTAGCGCTAATCTGACCTTGATGACGTGCTACAAAACTACGCCAACGTTTAATCTCTAACTCATCTTTCTTACCTAAACGACGACCTAAGTAATATAGACAGTACCATTCAAACCATCCGAAGGGGTAATCTGGATCGGTCCAGCCATTTTCTTTCCAAACAGACAATGGTTGACGGGATTTAACACCATAGTAGTTGATAGAGGGATCTGGATCATCTTTGGGACCTAATACCTTAGGGATATCGTACCATTCTTTAGGCAGACCCTTGACACTATTAATATACTTTCCTTCAAACACACCCATACGCAACATTTGATCGGGGGTGTAGCTGGGACCAAAATCACTGCTCCACGTGACTTTATTACTCATTACGTTCTCCACAACGTTAAGAATAGATGGAAACAAAAAAAGAAAGGGACGCCGTAACGCCCCTTATCTATCATGCATGATTATTTTCATAATAACGCAGTGCTTCTGCGCATTGCATTTTATTAGGGATCATAAAACTAGCGCTTAACGTCCCACCTTTCCAACTACCCACACCGACGCCTACTTCCTCGGCAAAATCAATTTCTGCGCGGTAAATCTTCCACGATAGAAAAGGGATCCAGCGAAATCCGATAGGGGCAACCTTAATATAGTAGACCCGCACATTGGCATCCACGCTATTAAGGTTAGGTCGGTCATGGTAATGTAGACCAACGGTCTCAGCAAGCGTATGTTCCTTATAAGGCTCAACAGCACTTACCCGCCATGGTAGATCTACTAACTTAGAACCCCGTCCTCCTAGATAGAAGTGTAGCGATTCGCTTCTAATAAAAACACCGTACCAAAAACTTTCTTGATCTGAATTAAGGGTTTCTGTACAGGCCCAATTACCTAAATGAATAGTAATACATAGCCAGTAAAGGGAAAGCGTAATGTCATTTCTTCCCTCATCCCAACTGATCATTTGTTTGGTGGTACGCGTTAATAGAAAATGTAGCGAACGATCAAACTTAGGTATTGCCCATCGTATCTCCATCGCCCCTATTCTTAAACGGGCGGCGGTTAGGCATTTAGGAAGTAAACGTTTTTTAGTTAGCATAGTTTATCCTTAAAAGGGTTTAGTTTATTATAAAAAAAGAAAGGGGATCATAGTAGCTAGCATCTATGTAATCCCCTACCCCTTAAAAACTCTATTGTTATTTGGTGATATCTAGACCTAGGTCACGTAAGAAGCGAATCCCCTTACGCGTCATACCGTAGGCCATGTAACGACCGTGGCGCTCTTTAGCCAACAGGTCTTTCTTAACCAACTTATTAAGCATCTGTGCAATAGCCGAGTAACCCCATGGATTATCACCATTTCTATAGTAGCTCATGAAGAACCCTTCAACCTCACCTACGTAGACTAGAGGATATTTGCCATGGTGGTTACTATCTACAATAGCTAACGCTAATACGGCTGGCAGACTCAGATCTGATAGGCGCAGCTTCACCATAATCTCAAGCGGTGTTAACTTAACATCATGCTTTTGTTTAAACAGTTGAATAACCTCAGCTGAGGCTTGTTGTACTTCTTCACGCTGTAGACGGGTAGTTTTAGTTTTCATTATTTTGCTTCCTTGCAGTAATCAACCATGTCGAATAATGCTTTACCTAAGTTATAACGCACGGTATTATCAATAGCCATGTCAGATAGCTGTCCACGCATAAGCGACCCATACATGCGTTTAATGTGTTCTGGCATATTTGCTACAATTACACCGTTGCTACCATAGCTGTAGCGATCAAACATAATAACGTTACCTACTGGTGTATTAGTTACATGTACTAGACGGTTATCTTCGGTTAGACCGATGAATTGAATACGCTTAGCTACGCTGGCGTCGTCTACACCGTGATCTAGATAGCCCGAGCCATTATTCCAATGGGTTGGGATTTGATCGATGATATATAAGTCATCGTCTAATACAGCATTGTCTTCAAAACCCGCAATTAGATTAACCAGCGCCTTAGCTAGACGACCTTCGTTATCTTTGATAAGTTGTTTGATGTTAGCGGGAGTTGCAGGTGTTAGGTTAGTAGTTGTTTCAATAGCAGTAGCTGTCATGTTAATGTTTCCTTAAAGATTAATAGTAACCCACGTTATAGTGGGGATACGGTGTTTAAGTTACAGGCCATAGTTTCTTTGCAATGGACATAAGTCTAGTATTTAAATAATAGTCTAGATTAAATGCTTTCGCTATAACGTACTTGCTTAACTCACGAGCGTCTTCAGAGTTTAACGTTTTGAGAAGTTTCTTGGAAAGACATTCAACCTCAGATAGATGTTTGGCTTTAAACTCCTCCATTAACACAATCCTCTCATCACTGTTGGATGTTTGAACGTCGTCTACCATCCAGCTATCTTTATCGACATTGATAAAGAAACTTAAACATCTCATTAGACGTTTATTAATGGCCGGGTGATCTTTAACTGTTAACTTGCTAGCACCTGTTAACATTGTTTCAGTTTCTGATGATTTTTTATTTGACATTTAACTCTCCTTTAAAAGGGTAGGTCATTTTGGACCTACCCGTCTGAGTTAATTACTTGGTTTTAAAATTACCCATGCCGTCGTGGCTAGCTGGTACGAGGTTATTAAAGATCTTAGCTTCCTCTTTAACCTCCTCATCCATAATGTAAAAATCTTCAAATTTAGAAGATTTAATTACTTCACCATTTTTAACAACCATCCTGACTCTTGCTGATGCAGTTAACGTCAAGACTTTATCTGGACGTTCCAGACTAAGCTCTAGTAATAGAGCCTGAATGTCGTTAATACCACTGTCTGCATCGATAGATAGCACGTCTGAGACTTGATCTTCTTGAGATACAGTCCAGTATGGATAAACATACTCGTCTTTTTCGTGGGCTTCTTTTAACTCATTTACCATCTCAGCACCGTTTACTTTCACGTTAGTCTGATCATCACCCATACGTTCTTTAAGCGCCACGAGACGGCGGGTAGAACGTAATTCACTATCGGTTTGAAGTTCTTTTAAATTAACAACTAGATTAATCATTGCTTTAAGGATACCCATGTAATCTTTTAGAAGATCTACACCGTAAGCCATTAGCTCGGTAAATACTTCATCATCAACATCAACGGTCAGTACGACCTCAACATCATCTTTTATACGTAGCAGGTAACCCACCGTGCTTAGTTTATTTGCAACTTTAACATCAACAGTTATAGAGGTTTTTAACTGCTCTAGGAGCTTCGCTGCTTGGGCTTCAGTCTTTTGCTCACCCATCAACTCTGCAGCTAGTGGTTTAAGTAAGTCAATAGCTTGACTAGACTGTTCGCGAAAAGCAGCAACTTCTGTACGGGTCATGGTAAATGTTTGTGTAATTCGCATGGGTTTAATACCTTATTTAGTTTAAAGAATAATACATTATTGTATTTATTCACTAAGGTAATATAGAGGTATAAATGTTACGGATACGGCATAAAGTAGGGACTAGCCCTACTTTAGTTAACTATTTAGTCATTATAGCTTACTGCCGGTAATACCTGTCTGACCCTGGTACTTGCCCCCTCTATCACCGTAAGTGACGTTTGGGCGGACCTTAGATGCTTTAAACTCTATCTGCGCAATACCCACCCCTGCGTATATACGCATGGGTAGATTAGTACAGTTAGTGATCTCCACCACTAAGTTACCTTCCCAACCTGGCTCCAGCGGTGTTACCAGACTAAACATGCCAATACGTGCCCATGTGCTCTTATTAGAACATGTACCCATGACGTTATTTGGAATAGAGAAGTATTCTACTGTACGAGATAGCAACAACCCACCTGGAGGCAGGATAACACTGTCGGCCTTCACTTCTTCAACAAACTCACGCTCATCAAAGTTCATGATATCGATAATGCGACCATCGTTAGGTTTACTAAAGAGTTTAAACTCAGGGGCAAGACGGACATCATACCCAAAGCTACTAAGGCCATAACTAGGAATACGTTGATCGTTGTCGTTAACTTTCACCGACGTATTAATGAATGGCTCAATCATAGGACGCTTTTTATTATTGACAATCGTTCCATCAATTTCGATAGAACAATCACCCGTACAAAGTGACTCTATAGCGTAATCTGGTATCAACATAACAACTAACTTAATCCTGGTTGTAAATTAAAGAAATCATCTGTGGCTATAATGACCACATGATTGTTTTCAATGAAGTAACTGGTAAATAGCGCATCCTCAAATAAACTCAAGGCATCTTTAGCAACGCCAAGTTTAGTTATCTGATTGCCATCTGCACTTTTTGCAATTACGTTTTTATCGCCATGGGTCTGTATGATCTCTTCAATCATGTAAGTTCCTTATGCTGACATTTTACCTGAAATAGGTGGGTGTGACTGATAACCTATTACCTCAAAGTCTTCATCGGTCATATGGTTAACCACATAGTCCCAATCCGTGATACGGTCACTTAACTTTATTGTAGGCATCTCATAGGGATCACGACTCAACTGTTCCGTCACCTGTTCAAAATGGTTTTCGTAGATGTGGAAGTTATTATGGTCATGTTTAACCCAACCCGGCTTATGACCTGTTATCTTAGCCATTACCGCTAAGAAAACATAACACTGCATCATATTCCAATTCACACCTAAAAACGCATCAGAGCTACGCTGAGTCGACGTCATGTGAAGTGTGTCGCCTAACAGTGTAAAGGTGTGGCTATACATACATGGTCTTAGCGCACCTAATTCAAAAAGACCTGGATTCCAAAACGTAACGATCTCGCCGCGATCATCTACTCCTGCTTTAAGGTTAGTGTAGACCTTTTTAAATAGATCCATGGTGTGGCCGTCATGCGTTGGCCAGCGTTTAGCTACGCCTCCGTAAACCAAACCAATGTCATCCGTACCTTTACGATGAGGGTTATCTAACCATGCACGTGTTTCATTAGCGTTGATATCCCAGCTATCAGTACCTAGGTCTCTAAACTGCGCTGCGCTGCTAAACCCACGGAAGTAGCCGCAGAGTTCTCTAATCGCCTTACGCCAATAGCTTTTACGTGTAGTGGTAAGAGGAAATTCACCCCCTCCTACATTGTAATACATCACCGCACCTGTAACTGTGCGGCAGACCATCCCAGTACGATCATTGCGAATGTCGTGACCGTGCTCCATGGTTGTACGTAAAAGGTCAAGATACTGTACTTCAGCTGACGGTAAGTTCTTTGGTAAGATCATGGTTATTCCTCTATATCTCTAAAGTAATCACGCAGCTCCATGAGCATACGTCCTAAATGGTTGCTACCTTCCCCGGTGCGCATACACACGCCCCAGTATTTATCACCATGCCAATTCCCTTCGACTAGTTCTCGGTCACCAGTAGCAAGTAGCTTTTCTTTTAAATGGGGATTAAAGGTGAATTTTGCATATAACACATCCCACATACATGCTTGTCTGATATCATCCCAATTGTCTACGATGTCGATAGATCGTCCATAGCGCTTAACTTCACCGGGTTTATATAGACTTGCAATATATCTGCGAATCTCTTCATTATCAGTCTTACAGGCTACGTAAGCGTGTTCAGAGGTCGCAAAGTAAAACAGGGGATGTGAGCGTGTTTTAAATATAGCGTTCTCAGGAAGCGGGGTTTCTAATATGTAAAAGTTACTTAAGAACGAATATTCGCCCCTAAACATCGTTATAGCTTCAGCGCCCATAGTCACTCTCCTTAGTATTATAAGATCCCTAAGGGCTGTTAAATACAACATTGACGGCAAAAAAAGAAGGGCGTTAACCCTTCTTATTTATTCAAAGTCTACTTTAGGTAGAGGTCGCATCCATTCTAATAAATGCTTGTCTATCTCAAACTTATCGTTAATTCTACCACGATTAGTGTCATCCTCGTAGCGAATAACTTTAACATGGCGTTTAGTTTGATACGCTTTGACCAGTGCGGGATTAAAGACGTTGGTGTTCCATTCCTGGTACGTCATGCTGGTATCTTTTAGGATACGCATGTCGGCGATAACTGGTGTGCATTTTTTATAGTACTCGTACGCCACCCACAATAATGCCACTAATAAAAGAAGTTTAAACATTAGAACATTCCTCGTTACTATTAAAGGGTAAAGGCACTTCTACTTTTCGTGTTGCTTCAAGTTCATATTTGAAACTAAAGCCTTTGATTGACAATTTGGTTTGGTAGTCATATTCGCCTGTCTCTATGGCGTCTGCTAGACTACGAAGACGTGCTGCCACATCTTTGGCCTTGTCTTCTATGTTAAATGTTGAATCAGACATAAGGTTTCCTATTGTAACAAGCTAACTAAATTAGCCAAAATGTGATTAAGTGTTCGGCCGTCGTTGTCTTGTTTAATCCAAGCAGCCATATCTTTTAAACTATCAAATACAGGGGACTTTGGTGTACCTAATGTAGTAGTATCATAGAGACAATACGATGTAGCTTCAAAGGCAGTGTAACCTTGAGTTGCATGCGTTGGATCAATTAAACCGTCTTCACAGGGTATAAAGGGAGCACCCATCCAATATAGCAGCCCGTCGATAGTAGCAAACCCTTCTTTTGCTCGACTCTTATATAGCATAATTTTATAATTGTGCTTTTCTACTAACAAACCATCGAATAAAGGAATATAGTTTCCTTCATTATCTTTTGGATGTTTCCAATCTGGCGGTACACGTCGTACTTCAACTTGGCTAGTTTTTCGTGGTACTATACCCTGACCCTTGGTCTCAGGTTTAAGATAGTGTGGCTTCTTACAGTCACCCGTATCAAAATCTATAAACGGTGTTAGTTTATTCATAAACCATTTCTCTATTTAAATTCAGGCATAAGGGGAGGGCCGAAGCCCTCCCTAATTATTCACATTCACCTACGTAGTGGTTACCACTACCTTGTTTTTCACAGATACGCTGATTACGTAAACGCTCATCATCACTCACGGGGTCTTTTAAATCCCAATAATAGAGATGCATGAGTTCTTTATCGCTTATTACAATATCAAGTGGTAATGAGTAGGCATCTAACATATACAGAAAGATGCGGGCTACATCCCCACGCATAACGTCACGCACCTCTACATATTCTTGGTTGACTTCAACATCACAACTACCAAAGTCACGCCCCTCACCATGTATATTTGAAAACAACTTGTCTGAACGTAGGTTATTAAGCTCGCCAATGGCGGGCACTAGATTCACTAAGTCGTTTTGCGCCCGCTCGTAGATCATGTTAGTTTTCTCGCAACACGCTCTAGATGATAACAAATCCCCATCCGACTCATAACACGCAGGAATATCTTTACGTGTATCACCCCAACACATTAACCCACCACCTAACATAACCGCAGGCATGGCATGTTCAGCTTCAATGCGGTTAGCGCGCGTGCCGTTTATATTAACAGGCTGATAGTCACAGTCTGAATAATCCACACTTTTATTATCTTTAAAAGCACACCCACAATAAAACGTCTGGTTCAATGGGGGTTTGTGGATGTCCTCTACCATCCATTTTACACTGGTAGGGAATGACTTAGGAATGTCCGCTGCATAACCGGTACTTGCAGACATGATAATACCAATAGCAACGGTAGCTAGTAGTATGGTGAATAGTCCTACTGATTTTTGTTTCATTTTATTATATCCTTTAAAAGGGGTGAGCGTTTTAATAATTCTTGATATAGCACAGCAAACTTCGTTGCACGTTCCGCACAAGCCTTTAGTAAAGCGGACGATGGCTTACCTGTACAGACGTGTCGTTCGAGTATGAGGATGTTACCCAGTATTAATATATGGCGCAAATACCAATCTAATACCCTATCCTGCAGCATCACGTTGAAGTTAATAACTGACTTCCTATTCCTAGCAAAGATACCACGACCTATTTTAACGGTAGGAATGCTATCTGGTAACATTACAATTTCATTAACAAGATCTTGATATATGGCATTTTGCATAGCCGTGTATGGCAGGTGTTTAACTACAGCCATAGTTACACGCGCGGCAGGTTCACTTAGACCCAACGCGTTGATCTCAGCAGTATTAAAAACGTGTGTTAGTGTAACCGATGAGGTGTTGCGGAATTGGAAGTTTTCTAGTTGTCTGAGCGATGCTTCGTAAACGTTGTTGAATCCCTGGATGAAATTACTTGCTCGTCTGTCCAAAGACGGATCAAGAAACTGCTTTAAAAACATCCGGGCTTTGTTGGCTTCCTGCCTTACAGTTATTAAATTGGCATTGTTGCTCATTACCTATCCTTATATGCAAACACTTTCTTTAATAAATGCCTTGCCGTTAATTAACCGGTAAAACGTTTTTGTAAGCGTAGGCGCGTACTGCCCCATGGCTTCTATCTCACACCACGATATAGTAGGGCGATCCCATATAGTAGTACGATGGATGTTCATTGCTTTTTCAATAGCAGTTAGGTCTATTGCGTGAGGGTCGTTATGCAATTGCTCGATCTCATCTAAATGAACATTAGTCAGCAAGTCTTCTTCATACAGACGACCTGACATGATGTTAGTTAACGCAAGGATACGCAGTTGAGCATTGTCCAAGCGGTTTACACGACACACCCACTCCAGACATGCTGTAACGCACTCTGACGACACATTCATGTCAATGCTGTACTGATCAACCAAGGCGGTAGGTAGACCCTTAGCTGGATGTAGTGCGCCTACAACTTGTTTAAAATGCGACAGATTAGTTAGGGTAATCAGACGCTTAGCGTTGTCAGCAACACGGTGTTTAGGAGAATGAAATACGGTATTTAAAGGGATTGAATTGTTCATTGTAATAATCCATTAATTTATTATTTTGGTTTAAAAGGTGTAAGCGTGTTTAAAGAACACGTCTCATAATAGTTTAAAGGCAGTGTGTATTTATATACTAGCTGTCACCTGCCCTGATTATTGGAGAGTCAGGTGCTTGTATTAGTTTTAAAAGCGCAGTTTGATTTACTGGTTTAATAATGCAAGGATGGGTGTTAATCCAGTTGATCATCTCCATGGTAAGTTTAAGATCACGCCTAAAGGGAAATCCATTTTTAGCGTGTAGAGGGTGATGCTGTCTATGTAGCCAGATAGCTTCACTACTTTTATCAAACCGTACATCTAACCCATGGTGCGTCATAAGTCGCTCGATGGCATTCCAGGCTTTAAAGGGGCGAGGGAATTCGCCTTTTACTGCTTGGCGTCTAAAACTACGAGCAGTGGGTAAGTCGCTGTTGATATGGTTTACCATTAACGCATTAAAAGCCTTAACGGGTTCGGGTGACCCTTCAGCGATGTCTAACAACTGAGCTACCCGAGTTTGGTTTCTCTGATACGCTTTGACATCTAAGGGTTTCATTCTAGCCATTTATTACTTGTCCTTTAAGTCTTGCTTGGTTTTTTAGTAAATGTAAAATCCGCGTTTTCTGACCACGCCTTCATGCCTTTATACGGACTGGTAGGCTGGTTAAAGATACCTTGATTGCTGTCAGTAGTATTATCGAGCTTATTTATAATCACAGAGCATTTAGTTTCATCAAGAACTAGAGTTAATGACGTTATGTATGGCATTAACGTTAACAACCAGAGACCTGACGTAGAATGAACAGACACCAGACAATGTCCATTAACTACGACCGCGCAATGTATTCGCCTGAATACTGCGCTAAGATTAGATGTAAAAACCATCTTCCCGTTTGCATAATCAATCTCGTCATGGTCTACAAGTAATGATTCAATAAACACAGTTTTTGTTATAGCGTTTTCTAACTCATTCGCTAGGGCGATATAGTCATCTATAGTTCTTAATGGCTCACGTATAGACATGTCTAATTCATCAAGTTCTTTACTTAGACATTCAGTTAGTTTCGGCTTAGATATAACCTCAACGATTACGCCGCGCAACTGACATAATTTTTTAATATCTTCTTTCATGATTTTTTACCTTTAGTTTCCTTAAGGGCATAACGGGAAGACCCGAAAGTCTTCCCTATAGTTCTTTAGATTTTACATGCACCGCCTTCACAGCCATCGACATCGCCTTCCGTTAAAGCTTTCGCTTCTTCATCTTGCTCTGCCATACGTTCTGCATTTGCACGCTCTAGTGCTGCTTCGTCGATATCAAAATCAAAATCATCAAAACCATCACTCATGATAGTCTCCTTTTAGTAATGTAGGTGTTTAGGTTAATCGGTTTTATCACGCTCTACCCAAACGGTAATAACCGCGTTTCTTAAATGACGGTGTTCGGTAGGTCCAGGTTCTATAGCGGTAGAGTCCTGGTCGATACGCTGTAATGTGCCGTAAAGTTTAGCCACGTTACCATCTAAGATGTAGAGTAGCAGTACAGGCATACCAGGATACACCTGGTCAATATCTGCATTCTCCCAACGTATTTGAACATGAGAGCCTACTTGTCTAGATAGCCTGCTGTTTTCAACAAACGCGTTATGCGTAATGGCATCTTTACTTAACTTAAGGAAGTTAGTATGGATACGACTCTCTACCGCAGCTTGGACTTCATGGTCTTCGTCATTAATGGTGGTTACGTTAGCACTGGTAGTACTGAACACATCCATAACCTTGTCTGCATTGACGTGGTAATAGGCATTACCATCATTCATCTGACGACGCTCACTATGGTCTTTCTGCACCACATCCCCTGTAGCCAACATATAAACCTTACCGTAATGTTTAATGGGGTCGTTGACCTTATATGTCTTTTCTACCCCAGGCATTCGATTAGCAGGCAAGTTAGCTATAGTGAGAGTTTGTTCAACACTGTCATAACGACGTGTATGATAGGCGGGAAAGATAAACCATATAGTCTTTTGGAAGAAATACCCCATCCCCGTCTTATAAACACCATAAGTTTTCTGCAGATAATTAGGCAAGTCAACCAACCGCGTACCGTGAGGTATAACGATGTGGTCATAGACACGCGTATTGTCTGGTTCTATGATGTGTGCGCCACTTACAAGGTTTTTAAGACGCCATTCAAGATAATCCTCAGAGGTTACCGTTAACGAGCTAGGGGGTGTTTCAGGACGCTGTACGTTAGCGAAGAATAGCGTAAGTATCTGCTTTACCGTGCAGTCTTTAAAGATCCCACCTACCTCTACAACACGAAACTCATCAACAATCTGCTCGATAAGTTGTAACTCTACGTTAATAACATCTGAACGATCTCCGGTCTCCTGGTCTGATGTTGCTTCGGTAGATGCCACGACTGACGGGGACTGGTCCCCTACGATGATGCATTGATAATCCCACGACTCCTCAGCGCTATCTGTTACAATTTTACCGTTAGCTGCCGTCAATACCAACTGTCGATAAAGCTTAGCGGTGAGTCCTTGTTTATTAGGATAGATGGCGTGGGCGTATGTGCCCACACCTAATACCGCTTCAACAATAAGGGATTCACTAAACTCGTTTTGAAAGTCACGCTGTACATCAACGGCGACTACTTTAATCGCCTCGTAAGGCGTATCACCAACGTAAAGTTCTAAACGATAACGATAGTGTTTATCGGGGCGCTTGCGCTCGTCCACGTCGTCATACTGCGTGGTAATGACATCAATGACATCGTTATAAAGCGCCGTTTCATCTACTAATCCCGCCATCGTCTTATATCCCTAAGTTCGCCAACATCCGCTATCATATCGGTGATGGGGTGTTTGTGATCCTTAGCTACACTGTCCTTAACAAGTTTCTGAGGGGTAGCCATTGGTGACATATTCAATAGTTTCTGTACTAACTTAGGTACAGACGTATCAGATACCATGCGAATACGTGCACTCTTATAGATCATTGCCGCCAATGCATCTAGCTGACGTAGGTCATCTTTAGGGGGTCGACGAATGTTAACACGATTATTGATCGCGTCCACCCAGTCGCTTAAGTGACCGACAATGATGTCATAGGCGCGTTGTGCGTCTTCACCGTTAATGAAACTGAAGCTCCCACCCATCTCTACGATTTCTACCATCTTAGAAATGGTTACCATGCGACGGCATTCTTGTTGGGCAAGTTGTTGGTCTTCTGCCATATTACCGGTTGAAAAAGTACCGACTTCTCTTGCTTCAACTTCAGACACCATATACATGTTAGCTACCCAGATGGTAAAGGGATAGTTAAACAGTTTAAATGCATTAGAGTGTTTGGGTTTACTAGCCATGGTTATAAATTCCTAACAAAGACTTTAAGCAGTAGTAATACCACTGGTATGTGATAATACTGCTGAAGTGGTGTGGCCTGATAAAGCTTCTCTAGGATAGCTTTAATATCTCCTAAGCGCAGACTATCCCCATCTAGATACTGATCAACCATGTATTCTAATTTAGACATAGACTCCGTATCACCATCGTAGAACGGCTTACTAAATACATAGTAGCCATCCATATCTGGCTCGTAGAAATCTACAGAATCAGGCGTTTGATAGTTATCAGCACCCTCGTCATCTAACGCATCGATAAGCGAGCTACGTTTAATACCCGCTTGCTTTTCTTTGTGCGTCAGCTCAGAGGCAGGCCAAATAACCTCTTCAATTCCCGTTAATGCAATCGATGAGAAGAACGGTTGAACGGAAAAGGCAGAGGCAGGGACTTTACGATATTGCGTTGCAGCAAAGCGTAAAAGGTCAGGCTCACGCTTAAGTAGTGCATCCCATACCGTGAGGGTGTCCGTTTCAACGTCACCACCTACTTGTTTAATAGTAGGGTATTCCATACCAAACACGTCATTACGTGAAATGATCAAATGGAATAACTTCATCACCATGGGATCATACACCGATGCCGTATTACCGTTACTATCAGGTAGTAGTACTGTTTTGTATTCTCTACTGTAGAACGCTTGAAGGTAATGTTGAATTAACGTGTAGTAATCAGATTTAAGGTCTTTCTCAGTAACCGCATCGCTGGTACTTAAAAAAGGATCTTCACCGTTAAGTAAATAATCTTTGTTGAAATGTCGCGTCTCAACAACTTTCTCACTTAAATCTTGTTCTACCTCACCGGTTAAGAAAGACGTCATCTGGTATTCAATACCGTAGACCGTGTCTCTTAACATACTCATACGGCGTGAGCTGGTTATTGTGAATACACCAACACGACCATCACCTACATCGGCAGTGAACATATCGCCCGTATTAGGTACTAGACCTGGTAGAGTGGTGGCTGCGCCTGATACAGTAAATGTCCCGTCTTCAGCGTTCTGCTCTTGTGAGATCTCACTGGTTACTTTAATAGCTAGACCTGTGATTAGACGATACTGTTGATGTACTGCATCTTGCGTTAAAGCTTGGGGGTTTGCCTCAGATCCGTTAGTTAAAACTTGACCGTAATAGTTAACCGTCCATTCTGAGCCCTCTACGTGCGCTAGTAAAGAGTTTGTCGGTAAATACGACGTATCTATCACTTCTTCAAGATGTGCTCTCTGAGCTTCTTCTGGATGCGTAATAGGTGTAACCAGGTCTTTGATCGTCTTTGCTTTATCTTCGATCTGGGTACGTGTACGTGCATCTGGCTTTGGGGGTGTCATTAAAGGCATAGTTTACTCCTACGCGTACTGAGAAGGGCGGTTGGCCGTTAACATTAAACTGGCTACAGTAAACCGCGATACTTCTATCTTGTTTTTGTACATGGCATTTGTTCCTTTAATCTTTGCAATAGCGTCCCAGAATTGACGCTTAGGCATACGACCATCAGGTAACAATTCAATTAAAGGGTCATCTTTTAATTGAGGTTCAAGTGCCGTCAGTAATATCTGAGCAAAACGACCATTGATACGGATGTCTTCCAACGTCTCTTGATTAAGTAACGTTAAGTCGTTATACACACCTACTCGCAGGTGATATACTCGCCGTAAAGAAAGATCTACGGTGGTAAATAGATTACCTTCCTCATCCATAGCTAACACACTATCTGACATACGAGTATGGTCCTGGTAGAGGCTAAAGAATACTGGACACGCGCCTAGCACCGTTGCAAACTCATGACGTTCTTTCAAATAGGTTATCACTTCATCAATTAGCGCAAAGTCTCCCAGCTCTTCAATGTTACACAAGTAGCGAGGGTTTTGTTCATCGACCGCAAGTAAAATACGCGCCATAGTACTGGTGCCCATAGGGACGCTAGTAGGTAACCACTCATCAAAGGCTGGAACGGAATACCCCATAATAGTAGATAAGGCAGGAAGACGATGGCGATGTGCAATTACATCTAATCCCTGATTAAAGGCTGTGCTTAAGTACATCTCTAAATTAAGGTTGAAGTTTTCCGAATCATCAAAGAAACGAGGATCCAATAGTTGATTGTGTACTACTAAAGGATATTGCATTACCACTGAGTGGGGTCTGTCAAACTGCACCACGTAATCAAACGTACTAATCCAATTACCGTTTTCCCCTTTCTCAAGTTCAGGTACTGATTCAAAATCGAAATACCCTAGGATATTGGTTTGACGTTCACGCACACCTAGTGCTTTACGCTGTCCGCTTTGGTTAGACAACCACGTGACTTTAGGGTGGAAGTGTTTATTTAAGTACGTGTTAAGGTCTTCACCATAAGGCGCTACATTCTCACGTCGCTGATGGATTTGATCTAGGATAACTAGGATCTCTTTAGGGATGAGATAATGATAGTCACTTTCATGGATAAGTTCTTTAAACCCTTGGGCGGTACGGCGCTTGATTTCGCTTATCCACCGCTCAGCGCTATTCTTACTCTGTGCCTTATACTTAACACTGATGGTAACCTGCGTATGACCCACCACTGGTGTTACCACTACACCTAATTCAGGATCGTTGAATAAAGGAATATTACCTCGTGCAAATACATTGTTAGTCAACATATCCGAATCGACGTATTGCGTTCTTACTTCTAGTTGTAAGTATTCTTCATTTGAAAACGAAACATCTTTAGCCTCCCCATTTAGACTGCCACCAATTTGAGGTGTGTTTTGAGGATCACCTGTAAATAGAGTCTTCACGTTACTTAGACCGGTGACTTTCTTTACTTTATCTATTACTTGGATGACAGTTGGGCGTATGACGCTATCGTAACTATCACCACAATCTAACGCTATACGTGGCATGATATCATTCCATGGTTAATACTAATCATAATTAATGGGCTGGTAATTATATTCATACCATCCCCGACGGCATAAGTAGGGATGGGGCCCCTACGACCCCATCCCTCTCAGCGACCACACTGGTGGTCAACAGCTACAGGTGTGACGGTCTGTCCAGGAACCGTACAGTGGTAGGGAAAATCAGGTAAAAAACCTACCAGAGAACACCGTGCCATGATGGTGCGTTGGAAAAGAGGCGTGTAGGTAAATAGCCCAACCCAAAACCTACACCCTGTTATCAATTGCGAATTGGCAGGAAGACACATGTTACGTCAACAACCCGCGTGATAACCAATGACCGCATATCCCATCATACATATACGGCATAAAGCTAGGAGGAAATCCTCCTAGCCTAAGACCCAGATAATGGGATTTCTTTAGTACGTGTCGCTTAACGCTTACGCTTTGTCTTTCTTATACTGAGATAAGTTAGACTGAGCAACGCTAAGAGCTGCACGAACAGTGGTCATCGCAACGCGAGAAACCTGTGCTTCAAACTTAGTTGATGCAGTAGTAAAGGCAACGTTGAACTTCATCGCTGAATCTACGTAGCTAGACGCAGAGCTGATGCCCGCTTCGTCTTTGCTTGCTGCTTTAAACTTCTTGTTAACCGCGTCAGATGCCTTAACGATGTTGTCAGCAATAGACTTAAGCGCTTTAGCGTCATGTTCTGCAATCATGTCGCAGATAGCAATAGAACGCTCAGCAATAGTTACTACGTCAGATGTTGCAAAGATTTCCATCTCGGCTTCTTTATCTTTCGCTTTAGACTCTTGCTCGCTTGACTGCATTACAACCAAAGAAGACTTACGGATACGCTCGGCACGACCCAATACATCTTCGTTTTCTTCAACCGGCGCTTCAACGTGGAAGATAGCCATGTCAGTTGGCAGGTGAACCGCTTCAACAGATTCTGAACGATTGAAACGTGTATCGCGACCTACTTTAACCATCTTAACGCCTTTGAACTCGCTCATCTCGTGGATGGTAGCAAATGCGTTACTAACAGCGTCAAGTGAGCTGCGTGCTGTTTCGATAGACGTTACATCGAATTCGCCTAGCGCAGCGTCGATGTCTTTACCAGCTTTAATTAGCTGCTCTTTGTACTTACCGTAAAGGTGAGTAGTAATAGACTCAACCAAAGAAAGACCTTCGATAACGTCAGAACCTTTCTTAGGTACTGCACCGTCAACCGATAGTACTTTAAGAGAACGACCTGCAGAGAAGGTTTTGCCTTCTGCAGTAGCTGATCCCATTTCCGCTACCTTTTCAGTTAGCGCTTCAGCACGTAGCTTAAGACCAGGTGCTGCTTTGGTTAGGTTGCCCCAGAAGATTTGGATCTGCTTCCACATGTTAGCGATAACTTTCTTAATCGCTTCCCAGATCTTCTCAACTGTTTGGTTAACCGCTTCAGTTGAAATGGTTTTACCCTGCATGTCTTCAAGACCAGGCTCAATCTCTTCAGTACCGATACCAGTACCTACTAGTGCAAGCTCAAGGCCAGCGTCAAAGAAAGCAAGATCAGTGTTACGTGCTTCAGATACATGACCTGCAACGGTTGCTAGGTTTTCTAAGCCCGCAGCAATTTCCATTGCGCGTTGGTTTTCAACGTCTAATTTAATGAATTCGTGAAAGCTTTCTTCAGATGCGATTAGCGCATCTTCTTGTTCTTCAACACTCAGCGCTACTGGCGCTGGTTTAACCGCTACAGGTTCTTTAAAAAAGTTACGCATTATTCTATCCTAATTACGTGTTGGGTTTGTTAATAAACTAACTTAACAGGGAATAAGGTGGACCGAAGCCCACCTTACGATTTAACTTACTCGTACTGCTTTGAAGAAGCAGCTGCGATGTCTAGAACGCCACCAAGTGCTTTTGCAGAGTGTGCAAGAAGCGCCATTGAAGGCTGGTCAACCATACGTGTAAACGTAGGTAGCATGCGAACCATTGCTTGAGTGTTAGATGCTACTGCTTTATCAGCGTCATCGCCTAACGCAGCTGATGCATCTTTACCGGCTTTAAGTAGGTCGTTCTTAACGTCGCTACCTTTATCAAAGACAGTATCTTTAGCACCGGCTAGTTCGTCAGCACAATCGATTACCAGGTCACACAATGACTCGATGTCAGCAACTGCAAGCGTTGATACTTCTTTGTCAGCATCGTCAAGCTTCACGTCAGCCTTATCTTGAAGTGACGCAGAGTAGCTCTTTTCATTCGCTACCATCTTGATAACTTTACCGCCAAACAACTCGTCTGAGAAGTAAGCTTTCTCGCCATCAACGGTGCTTTCTTTAAGATCCAGCGTGCCTTTGAATGCTTGAGGTGCTTCAACTAGCTTAAGACCTGCTTCAACTAATAGCTCAGCGCCTTTCTCAGCATTTTCTTTTGCAACCTTACCTACGATATCGCCAAGTTCACCAGCAGTTTTAGTAAGTTCAGTTTGTGCTGTTACTACGTTGCCAAGTACAGTTTTAACTTCAGCCGCTACAGTAGAAACAGAAGCAAGCTTGCCGCCTTTGTGCAATTTAGCTACCGCAGAGCCAACGCTAACTTTTGATTCTTTCGCATCGCCAGTTTTGTCTTTAACACCTGCTTTGATTGCTTCAGCGCGTGCTTTGATTTTCTCAGCGTTGATGAAGAACTTAGCAAACCATGCCTTAACTGCTTCAATCGCTTTAAGTACCGCTGCTTTAACCGCTTCCCAAACACGTTGAATAGTTTCTTTGATACCTTCAACTGATACTTGAGTTGCTGTGATAGCTTCGCCTTCAGAACCGAAAGACTCGATGCCTGGAACGAAAGACTCTTCCAAACCTAAACGGTTAGCATAGCCTTCAACCGCTACGTGTAGCATAGCAGCGCCAGAACGCTTAAGACCGCCTTCAGGGATAGTTGCAGAAGCAGCACCACAGATAGATTCAAGACCTGCAGCGATTTCCATTAGTTCGTTTACATCGCTATCAGCATGTTCAACACCAACGGTAGCAAGCGCTAGGTTTGCTTCAGCGTGCTCTAGAGCAGGGCCGGTAAGATCAACAACAGGTGCTTTCTCTACTGGCTTGTCTTTCTGGCTTTCTACTGCTACTGTTGGTGCAGTAGAGGCTAGTAATGTTTTTAAACGGTTAGACATAATTGTCTTACTCCCATATTAAGTTTTTTGTTTAATTAAACGTTTGGATAGTTTTACGTAAAACTACACCCGGTTAGGGGTAACCTGCCAAGGATCATAGTTCGCTTGGGCAAATAAGATATACAGCGTTGTCAGGAGGTCTTCAAAACCGCCATCCATGGCAAGCCATGTCGCTATAGGGTTAGCGGGCAACGTTGTTTTTAACGCGTCATATAAAGAGTGATCCGAGATAGGTCCTTTCTTAGACGCACCCCACTCTGTGGTAGATGCCGTAGTAAGACGCAACCAGGTATACACGTTCATTTTACGTGAGCCAGTAGAAAGCATCTCAACTGTGTCAACTAAGAAGTCACGCGTTTGATCTTTCAGCATGTTATTATCACACTGTGTGATCAACACGTCGTAAAAGTGACTGCCACCTGTTAACCAGATTGCATACTTTACAAACTCATTCACCAACTCCATTGGGATGTTATCGGTGCGACGATAAACAACTTTCTCCATAAAGTCATGAAGCGTATTATGGATTTCTTCGATACTATAGTAAGTATCGTCATCACGCATGATGAACGGTTGTACTAAGCCACTTTGAAAAACCGTGGCGTTGTAGTTACGATACATGCGTGGGCGGTTAGGCAGCCTTCTCTTCATCTCGATGGAGTTTGTAGCGCAACTTATCGATGCGTCCTTGGGTGTGGTTAATCTGCTGTTCGATACTTGCATTTTCTTTACCGTCTCGACGTTGTTTAAGGTGGAGTAAGCGAAGCTCTAATGACTCAAGTTCTTCTTGTGCAAGTTTTGCATTTTGGACTTGATAGTTAGCAATCGCCATGCGAAGGTGATAGATCGGATTCCAACGATAAGGGATCAAGTTAAACTTAAAGGGATCCATGCGGTTGATACCCACAGTCTGTTTGGTCACATCTACCGTTTCAGGGTTTAACAAGATATCTGGAATCTTTTCAAAGGCTTCTACAGTATCTTGTTTCTTACCACCAATCGCGTTAATACCACGAATGAAACCATCCATGTACTGCTTGACGTATTCCATCTCGCGGTTACTTGACTTGCTGTAATCGTCAGACAATACTTCTGATGCTTCTTCAGTCATAACCAGCAGAAGACGACGTGCATAAGAAGAACAGAAGCGTGCAACCTGAACGTATTGAATTAGGCTAGCCTGCGTGTATGTCATGGCATCACGCATTAAGCTATCTTGTTCAATGTTCTTACGGATGAGTTCTTCAACAACTGACAGGTTAGCTACAGCGCGTGTAAGCGATGTATGCACTGTCTGGATAGCGTTGTCTTTGTAAAGCTCTAGATTGCGCTTAGCCTTACGTTCAAACTCCTCAGCAATCTCACCTTTAAGTGGTGCTTTGCGAGTTAGGTCAGCTGCCGTCTTATAGACAGGCAGCGTGTGTAAGTTGATAGACTCACGGATTAGGTTAATATCACCCAATAGCGTCTCTTTAGAAGTAGACGGTAACAGCGATGAGAAAAGGGCTGTCAGTTTCATAAATTCGTTTCCTTAATAACGAGGGGTGTTACCTGCTTGAAAAGCTTTAAGCAGTTCAACAACATCAGGACCAGTACGCTTGTTAGCAGTCTGCAAGTCACGATAGCTAAGCTCAGACTCATCTTCAATACCACGATGATAGATTGTGACACGTTCCCACTCAGTATCAACAACAACCATCAACATGACGAATGCATTTTTAAACAATGCTTCACGATGTTTGAACTTGCTTAACTTACCACCGATTTCTTTTTCGATATCAGCAGCCGTATCACTTGATACTACAACAATACCAGAGGCATCATTAAGTGACGCTTTCCCTGATAGGATACCGGATAGGCGGTTTTTATTACGACGCTGTTCAATACGTGCTAATGTGTCAGTTTTATCTTCCAACATAGCTTGCTTACGAGCATCGATGATGTCCTGGCACAAAATCAAATCTTGGATAAACTTAAGTTCACCTGCACGCCAGCGGTAGAAACGTTCTTTAGCGCTGTTATCCTTAACCCCGGCGGCTAAAATATGAACCAAACCTTGAGTGTTAATGTCTTTTACGTTAAGACGAACAGACATAGGGATGGTGACTTTCTGCTCACCTACACCTACACTCACCTCGAACAATTTACCTACTGCTAGGTTATTGACAGTGGTTAACTCATTAAGCCCACGATCTTCAACGCTTGGCAGTAAAGAAACTGCAACATTACCTACCGTTTTAGTTTCGTAGTTTGGCAATGCGTATTTATACGCTTCAGTCCCAATTGCGTCAACCGGTGAGCGTTCTGTTGCTAGGCGATCTAGCGTGCGGACAACTTCAACGCCATTTACTTTAGTCAATACCGCAACGGCTTGTAAATAGTAGCCAGTGAATATTGAAGTAAGCGTTTGAAGTACATCTGTCATAAACGGTTCATTGCGTAAACGCGATTCCATCATCACAATGGGTTCAACACGTGTTGATCGCGTTACATCCGTTAGCGTTGAGCCTTTAGCAGATTCAATTATACCGGCTAGTTTGCTCACCACTGAAATAGTGGTATCGGCCGTGTCTTTAATCATGATAACAAGTCCTATAATGGGAGAGTAATTAGAATGTCAAATCGTGAAACGATTAACCTTATCTCGAAAGGGAGTGGGCTTGGGAATTTGTCAGCAACAGCAACTAATGTCCATAAAGGCATTAACCACCGAGGCGTTGGGAACCCGGTTACCCAGAATACGGATAATCACGGCCTGACGTTTTTCACACGGCCTAGATTAAATTTGTCATACGATAACTTAAGCGCCAGCCGTATACTTGCCCCTCTCCTCACTCAATCAGAGTTAACGCAACAGCGTTTGATACGAGTTTTATTAGATCCCGATGGTACTAAATCACCGCGTTCAGTGAAAGCACCTGGTTTAGTTGATGAACGTAGCGCATTCATCCCCATGCTAACTAATAATTTATTATCCATCAGTGGTTGGCCTGATGTGGATGTCGATACCTATACTTCACAAGAAGGTATAGCAAAAGAAAGCTGGTCGATGATTGATGACATACCGCGTAATTATGGTACGTATTCATTGACTGCAAACTTTCGTAACATCATAGGTGACCCGATCTCTGCATTGTTTTACGCCTGGACACATTACGCTATGGCGGTAGGTCGAGGTGAGCTTGTACCTTATCCAGAGATGATCGTTGAAAATGAGATAGACTACATGACGCGTATCTATCGTTTAGTCTTGGATCCAACGAGAACCTATGTTCAAAAAATAGCGAACTGCGGGGCTGCATTTCCAACAGCGGTTCCCATGGGTGCTGCCTTTAACTATACAGCCGATAGTCCTTTGGCTAACGATAACGAACAAATCTCTATCCCGTTTCAATGCATAGGGGTTGAGTACAATGACCCTATAAGTATTCAAGAGTTTAACGCAACCGTTGTTTACTTTAATCCAGAAATGGCTGATGCAACCAGAGAGCAGCTGTTTACTAAATTGACCAAATCAGAATTGTCTTTATTTAACTATCAAGGTTATCCAAGGATAGCAGAAGACAACGAATTAGAATGGTGGGTAGCTAAAGACACCTACCAACTTACTATCGACGAACAAGTCGCTATAGCAGGAGTATAATACATGTCGACGCTTAATAACGTAATGTCTAAACTGGGTCGTTTTCGTTTTGATCCAGGTAACATTCAGCGCACCACGCTAGATGCGCTTGAAGAGGCGTATGATGGCACTTACGATCTAACTGACCCTACCAATCCGTTTATCTTTCTGTTAGAAGCCTCCGCCGTACAAGCCGCCTCTGCAGGTATTCAAAATGATATTGCTTTACGTAAGCTGTATCCTACTTTAGCTGAGACTGAAGAAGACCTTTATCGCCATATGGCTGATGAAGATTACATTGGACGTTTTGCTCTTCCCTCGACCGCTACCTTTAGCTTGTTATTTAGTAAGGAAGAGATTGTCTCTCAAGCAGTAGTAGATGGTAATACTGGTTTAAGGAAGATTACTATTCCGCGTAATACCGTGTTTGTTGTATCTGAAACGTATTTTGGATTACACTATCCGATTGATATTCGTGTATTGGAAAACAACGCAGTACAGGTACTCTACGATACGTCGGAAGAAAACCCACTGCAGACATTGACCACTAACGTAGTTGACAGCGAGATTGTTAATATTAGCGGAGTAGATTACTTACGTATTGATGCTCAAGTGTTCCAATTCCGCCTGACACCGAAATACTTTGCTACTACCGTCTCTACTGGATTAAGTCAGCGTTATACGTTTAATGGTCAGTTTTATCATGCGCGTGTTTGGATGGGTGACGGTCAAGGTAATTATACTGAGATCCACACAACGCATTCAGATCAAGTATTTGCCAGTGATACGGTCACTGCATTATTAACAGTAGCGGATCAGTCATTAACGGTGACAATCCCTGAGATCTATTACACCAGCGCTTTGCTGCAATCTAATATCCGGGTTGATATCTATACTACGGAAGGTGAACTTAGCCTTATTCTGGACAACTTCCCAACAAGCGAATATGCGGTAGAGTGGCGTGACATTGACAATATTGCTAACGCACCTTGGGTGGCACCGCTTAGCTCGCTGGCTAATATCTCTATCTTCTCAGAAGACACAACACGAAATGGTAGAGGCTCGCTAACCATTGATGAACTTAAACAGCGTGTCATTTATAATGACAATCGTCAAGACGTTCCTATTACTGATACTGCGCTAACCACAACGTTAAGTGATTTGGGGTATAAAGTCGTTAAGCGTCTAGATAATGTTACAGATAGAATCTACCAGGCCACTCGTCTACTTCCGTCACCGAATCTGTCATCGCTTACTTCACCTATTGGTGCATTGACGCGGACCATGCAGGTTAACATGCAGGCGTTGGCTGAGTTGGATACCTGTTATGATAATATCAACAGACTAACCATTGGACCTGATACGCTATATCGCTTAGACGATGGGTTGTTACGCTATCTGCCCTCAGACGAGCAGGCAATCTACGAGTCATTAGCATCAGACTCATTGATATCAGCCATGAACAACAATACGTTCTTGTACACGCCGTTTCACTATGTGTTAGACACCACTGAGAATGCGTTTGATTGCAGGCCGTATTACTTAGATAACCCATCTATTGTTACTCGTCGTTTCTACGAAGATAACAACCTTATTACACAACAAGCGTCAACCTACGCGTTGTCTTTTGAACGTGTTAAGGAAGGGTATCGTTTATTGGTAACCGTAGATGTACGTGATCTAGGTGATGATATTGACATTAGTCAACTTGTCTTACAGTTAGGCTTTAACCCACCGGGCGATGTCAACTTAAGTGTACAACATGGTCGCTATGAGGGGCTGGTAGACGATCGTCCTGTGTATTCTTTTATGCTAACCACTAACTTTGATGTAACCGTTGAAGATAGAATAGCCATGACTGGATTTAAACAGTACGAAGAAGATCTACAGGTTTACTACATTGATCTGGTAAGTGAGTTACGACTAACCTACATTCTGACAGGTACGACACCTACCGCTCAAGAAGTGAATGCATTCTCAGGTCAAATTAACGTAAATATGCTTGATGGTAATTACGTTGGCTTATTGCAAGAAGGTATTACTTTTAAGTTTGGTACAGCCATGTCATTGCTGCGCTCAGACTCACGTTCTATTGTCTCATCATTACGCTATGAGACGTATGAAGAGCCAGTCTATGCAAAATACGACCAAGATGTCTACGAGGTAGATGAGTATGGGGCTAGAACCTATACCGTGGATGATGAAGGCAATGTGAAGTTTAATCTACTGCACAACAAAGGTGAGTTGGTATTAAAAGATGGTAGTCCGATCATCCGCCATCGGGCAGGTGAGACTAAGTTAGATAATAACGGCAACCCCATCATTGATAATGAACGTGCTATTAATAACGTCATTACGCTAGTATGCTTTGACGCTAAGTATCGCTTTGCAACAGCTAGCGATGTAGTAACTTATCGCGACAGCATTCCTGATACTATTATTAAGTATTTGGAAGAAGACATCGCTAGTTTAGATGATTTGCTGCTTGAACGTACAGATATTAGCTTTGCACCACGTCAGACGCTAGGTGATTTAACTATCACAGTGAGTGATGGGATAAAACAGACTATTCCAGCCGCTCAGAGCTTTGTGGTGACGTACTACATGACAGCAGATGGCAGTGGGAACAGTGATCTAAGAAATGCCATCGAGCGCCAGACACGTACGCTGATAGCTGAAGCTTTAGACAATGACACGGTAACTACCTTAGGTATTGAACGTGCACTTCTAACTGCAGGCGGTTCTGAGGTTGTATCAGTCGCCATCGATGGTTTAGGTCCTGATAATAACATCGATGCGTATACAGTGTTAGATGCTAACGGTATCAGCACTATTGCAAATCGTTTGTCATTATCAACGGATGGTACGCTGACGGTGGTGGATGACATCACTATCAACTTTATCTTACATCAATAATACGGCATAAGCTAACCACCTAGCCGTGAGGCCGGGTGGTTAGGCTTTTATGCTGTCTAAGTGGCCATTTTGTAAAGTTCTTTTACAGTGAGTAGTTCACCGTAGAGTTTACTTTCAAACTGTTGCTGAGCATGTGTAAAGCGTGTTAACGCATTAACCACAACAGCGCATGTAGTAACGATCTGGGTATTGAAACGACTGCGGTTTCTGAAATACTCTAGATAGATATTCACTGACTGTTGTACTTTCTCTCTGACCTCAGGTGACCATCCACGCTCAACTAATGTAAAGGTGGATTTATGGATACCATTGATACCTTTGTCTAGCTTCTTGATTTGTTTTTCAAAATCACCAAACGCAGAAAGTTGCTCAAGGTCGTAGCGACTACGCACCATGCGTTTAAAAATAGGGTCAGTTGCCGCTTCACCCTCGTAACGCATTTTATCTTCTTGATTTAACAAGGTGATAACCGGACCCAAACCATGACCCATTAGATTAGGTAAGTCTTTATGTAGATCTTTATCTTGATCTACCAAAGCTGCTAATGGTTTAATATCATGGAAATGTTCACGCTCTTCTTCATTACGTAGCCAGCTTACTAACTCTTGCAAAGTCGCATCAGTTGGATCGTCATTAAAGTTATTAACAACTTCTACAAACTGCTCGTAACGCGCATTAGTGCTCTTAGCATCTTGTAAGGCGGCAATGATGTTTTGTTGAATGATACCTGGTGTCAAGTTTTGCTCAAACACACGAACTACTAGAGGAGACAATGCTTCTTTAATAATGTCGTAATGTAAAGTGAGCTTGTATTCACCATCGTCAAATTCAACACGGTCGTTTAACTGGTAGCTACCGTCTTCCGGCTTATAGCCTTCAATGGCTTCACCGTCTAACTCCGCACCCATCTCATTGCTTTTGGCTTGTAACTCATCAGCACGCTTTTGACCTTTGACTACCCTGGCTACTTTATCAAATAGTTTAGAGATAGCCTCAAGAACGGCGTTATAAAGTTTAACAATAAATTCAATGACAGCCTTCGCTGCTTTGTTCACCGCCTTTAAAGCAGCCTGTACGGCGCTCTCAAGCGCAACTGCTAAGTTGGTAGGTGATGGGTCCTGTGTAAAGCTTTCACGTGGGTAACGTTCAGGGAGGGCCTCTGGATCGATAGACTCAATCATGATGGCTATCTCTTGAGACGCTCCTTCCTTGTTTAGTCTGTTTGTTATTTCTTTTAACAAACAAATACCTTCCACCGCTTGTTGTGTAAGACTCGTAACAACACGTTCGTCATCTATTAGCGCATGATCGTCTAAAGGTACTAACATAGTTTACTCCGCTTGGGTGAAGTTTGCCAGCGTTGAACCAAGACGTACGGCGAAGGTATTCCACTTCTCTTTGTATTCAACGTCGCTGAACGTTTTGCTACTATGCATTGACATCAACGTTTCAAGTGATAAAGAACGAGGATGGAACACTAGGTTATAGCGCGTTGTCCAGATTTTAAATGCCAGATCACTTGCCGCCGCCACATCGATAACAAACTGTTCATTAAGCGATGATAGGAATTCATCCACTTCATGTTTGTAGGTTTCAAGGAAGTACGTACGTGTGTTATGTACTTCACTAGTAGGCAGTTCACACTCGTAGCCTACATATCGAGCAATACCTAGCGTCATTACCGCCTTACGCTCTTGTGGTGCAATTGAACAACCGTTGAATAGTTGCGTAAATTCACCAATTAGCATGGCGGACTTCTTTAATTGTTTCATGTTGGGGTCCTTAGACGTTTACTTGTTTAAGCTCGACGGCTTTAATGAATAGATCGTTAGCCAGCATCGCTTCTAGATCCTGCTGGAACAGTTTAGAACGGCTAGCCGCTTTCTTACTAGGGATAAGGTGGTTCATGATGAACATTGCAAAAGATGGATGCTCGTTTACCTGCTCGATGGCTTGGTCGATCTGGGCGATGTCTGCCGTGATAGACTTAGCGATAGTATCATCTTTAACTTTCTTAAGACCATCTACTAGCTGATGGCGTATGCGCTTATAGCGCTGTGGCAATTCATCATATTCCTGTACGCCAGTTAAAGCAACTAACGTTCTAACGGCTAGGAATAATGTTAGGATGGGCAGGCCAACAATAGGTAAGACCATAGCAGTGACTAGCATGGTAGAATACACGCCTATTTTGACAAACACCTGGGTGCGGGTTGCTAGAAAGCTAGGGTTACCGCTAACACGTGAAACTTTGTCAAGACCTGTAACCAACGCTAATGCAAGACCATGTCGAGCGGCGTATTGATCAGCAAGTGATTCAGCACCAGTGGTATCGTATTCACTATAACTGATTTCTTGACGTGTGCTTTTATCTATGCGATCAACCAGCGTAATGGCTACTGCTTTTCGATCATTCAAATCAGCTAACTCGTCCAGGTTGCCTAAATCTAACCCGGCAATTGATTCAACGTCTTTATATAGCTGAATGCGTTGTTTTCTATCGCTGCTGGTATCCAATTGTTCAAGTGTACCACGAATGATGTAGTTAGTTGACGTTGTCTTTGCTATCATCTCGTAGTAAGTGAAGACATGACCTATCTCGTGAAATACATAAGCGGCAAGTTCTTCATCGTTAAGCGCGACCAAAGGGTGTTTAAATAACTCTAACCCTAAGTGAAGGGTTTGGGTGGTTTCTGAGAATACACCTGAAACATGACCTCGATTAAGATCAACTTCACCCATAGGGGCTTTATTAGATGCTTTAATAAGTTCTAAGCCTTTCTTATTCATCCATGGTCCACGACGCCATTCATTTACAATCGGGTTGTTAGCGCTTAAGTCAGGCAGGTTAATAAATGCATTTAAACCTTCAACAAACTTAACACCTATGTTTAAGCCTTCGTTACCCTTACCGGTGTGGGTTTTGATGATCTTAGTTAACTGGGTATCAACGTCACCTACCTTAGGTAAAGTACCTGCACGTAGGGTGTTAATGTGTTTAATAACAGCAGCCTTAAAGACGCCGTTAAACTGATGGTCGATTGCCTCGTTTGAGACATTAAAAAACTGGGATAAGCGATTCATGTTATTTACTCTCTAATAGCGTGCTTTCGTCAAGATCATCTTCATAGCGAGTTGAAGATAGCTCAACATATTTAATTATGCTTCGACAAGTTTTAACGGTATAACGGACAACGTCTAGAGTAACAGCGCCGCTAAGGCCATATACTTCTCGACTTATACCAGATATATGTCTAAATACATCTTGCGCGGTAATGGCATTATCTTCATCGTCAATTTTATCGTAAATGTCTTTTGACAATTTATCGACAGCGTCAAACATTTTCTCTGACGATTTCAAAGAACGTTTAGTGTAATAGTCGTTGAAATAAATGACATCGTCTAATTTTGAAGACACAAAGTTACAAAGGTCGGTCATCTCAGCAATAGTCAATACAGGGAGCTTGTTTTCTTTAAACTTAATCCCGGGATTTATCAAAGATAAACTACCTAAACGCCCTAAGAAATTTAACGCACCGCTATCAACTTTTATTTTCTCATGCTTGCCCATAAAGCGACTTGACAGGACATAAAACGCCTTATTACCCGGCAATGTCTCAGTCGAATGAATCTGACGTGCGCTATCAGCGAACTCAAATAAATCTGAAACAATGGGGGTGGTTGGAAACAAGTTATTCATAATTCTATCTTTGATAGGTAAGTCTTTCTTCGATAAAACAATCCCACCTAAAACCTGACTGACCTTTTTCTTGACCCTATAGGAGTCAGTAGAGACAGAGTCTTCTTTGATATTAGTGACGTCTACACCAGCCATCCCCTCTACCATTGCAGTAATAGCCTCTACATTTGCTACCATTTGCTTACTGAACAGTGGGGTAACTAGCGATAATCGGTCTTTAATCAATACTGGGCTAATCTCTCCATCAATATCTAACGCGCCCGAAACTAAAGGTGCGGTGATATCTTTTTTGTCTTTTGGTATCTTGGCAAGGGTAGTGATCTTACCGCTAAGCATATCGACGTGTTGTTTAAACTTTTCTGTTCCATCAAAAAGTACCTTTAGCCAGATCTTGACCTGTCTGACACCCTTGCGTATAGCTCCGATTATAGCCCGCCATACTCGACGTATGGTTTCTTTTATATCCTCTACTACACCCTTGGCCTCCAGACCAACCTCGCCTACTACGGCGTTTACACCTGCCAACACTACATCGTCAATCTCATTTACAGGGAGAGACTCGTTAATGGATTCAAGACCTGCAGCGATATCTACTAGCCTCTCAATATCAAACTGGCTATCTTCCACACCCATATATGCAACTTCTGCATTGGTGAATGCTGCCTCTGATAGTAGCGACAATACCTCGCCCTTAGATGGGGACTCAACGGCAACGTTAGATTGCTCGTTTAATAAATTATCTAATAATACTTTTCTCACGGTCAATCCTATATTTTATTAATAACACGTCATAGAAATAGTATAGCCGTGTTAATTAAGGAGCCTTCACCCATGGGTATAACAAAAGACGATATTGCTGGAATTGAGTGTATTCACGCTAATTATTTTGTTAATCAACACACACGTCGCGATGACTTGGTGTTAGTAAAAGAACGTGTACATTTAAAAGATGGCAGACGCATATCGCGCATGGTACCGAAGATTAATGTAAAGAAAGCCTTCTATATTACACGAGAGGGCTATCAGACACATCACGAGAAAAAAGAATGGGAAGAGCGTAACCGTGTCCAGCGTTACGAGTCTACTCAAGTACTGCTAGCTGATAAAGTCGCGATGGCGTTGGGTAGAACGCCAGGTATGGGACATCTGGGTATGTTGAACCAAAGCCCGTATGTTTACGGTACGGATATCATGCCTACTGTGTTAGTAAAACACAAATACATGAAAGACTACCCAGAGTATAACGATGCGCGTTATGACGCTGACAACGCGGTACTGGATTTAGAAACCAATACTGTTTTTGATCATCTACATCCAGATGACAAAGCCATGTGTCTTAAGTATGACGATAAGATAGGTGAAGTACAGCGTCGTATGGATTTCATGCGTATGCAGCTTGAAGAAGCTAATAAAGATAAGAAAGGGGCTAAGCAGGCCAAACGTATCAGCGAGCAGTTAAAACTAGCACGTGATGAAATTGTTAGCTTACAGGCAGAGCGCAAACCTTACGAACAGCCTATTATATCTGGTTCATTAACCATGAAAGATAAAGTGTTCATTGCAGTGACTAAACGCTTCGCTGACAGAATACAAGGAGATGCGGTTTCTATCGTGGACGGGTTGTTTGATCTTTATTTGGAAAAATATAAGAAAGAACGCAACATCAAGTTAGAAATTGAAGTTGTTGATAATGACTTTGGTGTAACAAAAGCGCTATTAGATAGGGCACATGCGTGGCGTCCTGATTTTATCTTAATATGGAACATGAACTTTGATATTCCAAAGATGATAGAGTCGTGCAAGCGTCACAATCAAGATCCTGCATACGTCTTCAGTGATCCTAAGATCCCACCTGAGTACAAATACTTTAAGTATAAAGAAGGGCAATTACAGAAGACCAAGGCGGATGGTAAGACCTACTCGCAGCACGTTGCAGATTTATGGCATAGCGTCATAGCACCTGCTAGCTTTTACTTTATTGACTCTATGTGTCTTTATAAGAAACTACGTGTAACCGAAGCCCAACAACCATCTTATAGCTTAGATGCTATCTTAGGTAGGCATCTGAACTTATCTAAATTGAAGTTTGAAGAAGCTGATGCATACAAAGGTTTAGAATGGCATCAATTCATGCAGACTAACTACCCTGCTGAATACCTTATCTATAACGCCTTTGACTGCATTGCCGTTGAGTTGCTAGATGAGGACCAGACTGATATTAAGAAGATGCGCATCTTGCTAGGTCACTCTGATATTATTAAGTTTCCTTCTACTCCTAGACGTTTGGCTGATGATTTACATTTCGTCTGTGAAGAAGAAGAGAACAAGGTAATGGGTTCAACGAGTAATGAGATGGTAGCTGAGGTAGATCATCTACTACCCTCACTACAAGGATGGATCTGTACCCTACCTAGTCATTTGATTCACAAGCGTGGTCTTAACCTTATAGAAGAAGACCCGTCCATTGAAACAGGGTTATCTGTTGCAGTATCTGACTTAGACGTTGCAGCAGGTTATCCAAACATCGGCATCATTACTAACGCCTCACGTGAGACTACTATCTTAGAGTTTTGTCGTATACAAGGTAAGAGTGAAGATGTATATAGACGTGCTGCTATTAACATGACGGCTGCTCAGACTAATGCAGTAGAGGTGTGTAGGGAAGTGTTATCCATGCCGAGTATGAATACGCTACTTGCTGAATTTACCAAAGAGAAAGGGATTGAACATCCTGTAAACAGATAAAAAAAGAAAGGGCATAGCCTACCTCTACCTATCGCGGGTAGAGGTAGGGTTTTTATGCGTTACTTTAATTTGTATCTTTTACACTAGTGAAGATGTATTCAACACAAGCTTCTTTAATGGCAGGTGCCATCCAATCGGGGACAACCATGAATACACCGTTTCCAAATAACTTTGGATATCCAGGACCATCGGCCTCGCCGTTCCACCGCACGCCCATTGTCTTAGACCAGTTACCGTCATCGTGACGATACTCACCTTCTACCACGCTAAAATTATCGTCATCAAAGACGACAGTGGCATTTCTCCAACGCTTAGCGCGTTCTACTACTTCTTTTGCTGATGGCATATTATAGATTCCTCAAATATATACACATGGTTACAAAAAGGTTATTAGTCTAGTGGGATGATTACCGTAATAGCATCATCAGGTATATCCCAACTACCAAAAACCAGGGTTTCTCCGGTATTAGGTATAAGATCAGCACCTGTTATCTCATAATAGCTATTGAAGGTATCAATAACGAGTTCTCTACCTTCAACCCACCCATAGCCTATTGTTAGCATCAGGGACGTAAAGTCAGAATTATAAAGCCCTATTACACCTTTTACAAATGATAACAACTCTTTATCAGTGAGATCGGTTTTGTCTTTCATTAAAGCTGCTATATCCAGACAGTCTAAAGCTGAAAGCTTAAAGGGCTTGGTAGTTTTCTTATCGATGGATCTTTCATAGACGCAATGGATAAAGAACGGAACCGGACTGGCTAGGTTATCGTGAAGTGATCCTAGGTCCATTGCCAGCTCTTTCTTTCTACCGACGTTACTTACCTCATCGGGGTTATGGTTTTTTCCCGTAATGTCAACTATGTGGTTATCCATTAACAGTCCTTCGATTTATTGATTAAAAGATAATGCATGGATAATAGATTCACATGCTTGTTGCTCGCCAATCCCCTCATCCACCGCTTGGACAATGCGATCAATTAACTGCTGTTCGATATCAGACATATAACCCGCGCGTTCAGTGACAGCGCCAGGCTGATTACCTAACTCGATTAACCCACGTTTAAGGATACAAGTATAGCGGTCAAAGAAAGCAACGGCTAGGGTAGCGTATGGGTGACCTATACTTTGGAAAATAGAGCGTAAACCTTCAAGACGTGTATGTACCATGGAATGGACTTCACCAGCATCAATTAACGCCTGGCCAATTTTATATTTAACCCAGTAGTTATTGTGGTATTGATTTAAAACGTCTAGTTTGTTTTTCATTAGTTAATTCTCTTATATTAGTTATTTAGCGCTACTCAATAAGGGCATTGAGTCACAATAGTAATATAGGTCTATAAACTTTTACTATCATCTAGACGGCATAAAACCACGACCAGCCTGGAGGGACTGGTCGTGGAGTGGGGCGCATGTGCGCAAAGGTTAATTACTTCCCAAAGAAAGCAATCAACTTCTGCTCTTTTTCGCCGTTACGAAGTGTAGAGGCAACCAGTTCAAGGTCAGTCTGCTTAAGCGCTTGTTCACGGGTGGCTGGGTCGCATACCGTGATGAAAAGGTTAAGTAGACGCTCAAAACACTTACGATCTTGACCAGAAAGTTTAACTTGGTCAATGAAGCGATATAAACGTTTTTCGTGGAACGCGCTATCACGGTTTTCGTTGATGATAGCAAGTACGCTGTTAAGGCTGGCGTATAGTTCTTTACCGTCCAAGGTTAAGATGCGCTGGATAGCACGGTATAGAAGCAATTGCTGCTGAGAGCCTTCTAGTGCCGACATTGGTCGACCCTTAGCCATTTTCTCAGCATAGGTAGCAACAGTCGCCACAGCGCCTTCTGCTTGCGCTGACAGACCTTCAGGCATGGTAAATCTAGCTTTGTCTTCAGCTTTGTCTTCAGACTGTTGATCTTTAGCTTGGTCATCCTGAGATGCTTCAGGTTGAGTCTCGCCTTTATCAGCGCCGTCAGATTCTTCACCCTCACCGGCCTCTGGTGTCTGCGCACCTTGAACTTCCGTAGAACCTTCAACTACCGCCGGATCGACTGGCTTGTCGTCAGCTTGCTGTTGTTTTGCTTCTGCTTCTTTAGCAGCCTCTACCTTTTCTTGTTCTGCTTTAGATGGAGCAGGAGCTGCCGTTGTCTTCTTAGCAGCGCCACGGCGTGATGATTGGCGCTTAGTTTTTTGGTCAGTCATATTTCTTTCACCTTGTTAGATGGGATGGATGAAGTTGTGCATAGAATAGACAATAAGTCATTTATTCGTACACGACTTGGTTGGTTTAAACTCAATCATACTATCAGACTACAGGGTACTCTTTAATGCGCCCATCTATAACACGTGTTTGCACGCTAGCATCTAGACTCTTATACGGATAGCGCATCTGTGTATGTTTAACTAAAAAGTAATTAGCAATACCCTCACCTAAGCTGTCGTATGGCATAAAGGACATATGCATTTGCTTAACGGTTTGTTCTTTAACGGGCTTATCTACGGTGTAGCCATACATCTTTTTATGGTCATCAGTTCCTTCTGGTATAAGCGTGTCGTAGTAATAACCATCTACGCCAAAATAGGCGTGTTGTGAGTTTTCAAAGAACGATATATTGTAACCTGCACGCTTTAGACGTATGCCTATAGCTAGCGCCGCTAATCCACAATCCCCTGAATTGATAAGTTCCAATGTACTTTGTATTTCCACCGGGTGTCTGCTAATAGCTTCTACTAGACGCTTAGAATGCCTAAGCGTCTTATCTTGCACATCCATCAGCTGTTTATAGTCTTGTATGAATGCGTTGATAGTATCTTTAATCATGTTATTCTACTTTGTAATCACTTATCACTGTCTATGTAATTAAGAGATAATGTTTTCTCTGACGGCATAAAAGGAGGCCGAAGCCTCCTAATAACTGATAGGGTCAGGCACCCCTAATTCCTTTCTAAAACCATCAATTAATATTACATAACTAATAGTCTCTTTAGAGTGCTTACCGGTTATTTGCGGTAAGCACTTGATAATGTCATTGTAACCACTTGGATTACCACATGCCTTTTGTGCATTAAGTACATGACCACAACCAGCATTATAACACGCCTGGGCTAACCATATCCTGTCTAACTGAGGGCGGGGTGACGTCCAGAAGTTATAGCGGGTATTCATATACCACGCACCAGCTTCGATGTTAGTACGTGCATCCCACACATCCCTACCTTGTTTAACAGATTCGGGAACCCCATCAAACGTCCCTGGCATAAACTGACACACACCGCCAGCCCCGACCGGACTAACCGCTTTAGGATTAAAACGACTCTCCTGCCAACATTGAGCTTTGAGCCAACGCCAGTCTATCTGAGGCATATGCCAGCTCATGGCTGATTTAAAGAAAAGATCGTATTTAATAGATTGCAAACCCTTTAACTTGCTGGCATCTACTACTTGGTACGTGTTCTCTTTAATCTCATCCTTTTCTTCCGCAATAGGATCGGGTTCTTCAACAGGCTCTTCGACCTCAACAACCTCCACCTCTTCAACTATCTCCACAGGTAAAGGCTCGGTCTTATCTGTATCAGGGGGTGGGATAGATTCCCCACACCCCCATAGAAGGATAACAAGTATAATGGTCAAATAACGCATGGTGACCTCCTATACTAGGGCAAAGCATCCCAGTAACATAATGGCAAACGCAATCATCCGCGTATTCCAATAACTCACTTTTGCTTTATCATCTTCGATCAAATCCCACTCTTCTTTGAACCTAATGTCCAATAATTTATCTGCAATACGTAAAGACGTAAACCAAAAGATCAACACTAACGCTGCTGCGATAAGTTTCTTACTGATAGCAAACAAAATAGGATATAGAAATGCTTCCATAATAGTACTCCGGTAGATTAAAACTAGGCTAATGATTTTTGACAGTATGACATTAGAGCATACATGGATCTTACACCATGACCTATAAGTGATACATACGGTTTGTCTAATCTCACGGCTTGAAATCTTACTACGTTTCTAATGAACTCAGAAACAGACTGACGCGTTTCATCTTCTTCATCAGTAATGATACCTACCGCTTTATTACCTGTTCTAATGAGATCTTCTTTACATTTCTCAATCTCATCAAACTGCTCGTAGTAGATTTCAAATGAGTCCAATATCGCTAGGCAGTTTCTACACACCTCAATTACTTGATCGTCGGTGAGCGCATCTATCTCCGCAGCGTCACCTGAAGTATTAGCTGTCTTACTATAGACATCTACATGCGTACTTGACAGATGCGCTGTACCTAGACGCGAGTAGTTGATCACTGTAGGGAGGTTTTTCAACATTGCGGCGTGAGCTGGCTCCTTATTAAAACGTGGGTAACGCATTAAGGGATAACGACCTCCTACTACTGGAACAGCTCTAGGGGAAAAAGTTAAATGGCTATCGCTGGTAATCCCGCGTATTTTAAGCGACTCGTGCCAGATCCCATTAGGTGGATTAGATTCACCTACGTCAGGTGCAATATGACACGTAGTCCATAGCGATTTAATCATGTCTCTTAATTCACTATACCCCGCGTCACCGTACTCACCAATGCCTTTATTGAAAACAATGGGAATGTTCTTAAGGATATTAGAGGTATTCTCAACGCTGCTAAGTACAGATGGGAAATCCACTTCAAAACAATCACGCATAATGACAACGGTATTGTTAAAGTCTTTTAACAATTGATCACGAGTGATAGTATCACCACCTAGGTAGTTTAATTCATCACGTAAAGACACGACTTCGTTGTAGCGGCGATCACGGTCTAGTTTACTGACAGATTCGATTAACTTACGCAAGTTAGGTATAGCCAGTGCTATTTTCTTAGCCCAAAGTTTTACTTTCTTCATCCCCTCCACAATGTATTTAACGATACCTTTCCAAAGGGATTTAACTTGATTACGTATACTTTCAACACTCACTGTCTCTTCGGTTATACCTAGTGAGCGAAAATACTCTAAGTGTTCTGCCGATACAGTTGTTTCATTGTTTTCTTCTAAAGCAGTAACCGTTCTATCTAATAGAACTAATCGATCGAAGTGATCGGTAATGGTTTTAAAGAAACCCTCAACGTCTAACGTCAGGCGTTCCACAGAGACCATAATAGTATCTAATTCGATGATCTCTACCATCCTTGCCGCTACAGCTGGGTTTAAAATAGACACAGCGTGCTCCTTATATTCTGTTAATTGATCATAAACATACCGTGACTTTTAAATCGACCCCTTCTACTATATCAGGATCAAAGACCTCTCTAAATAACTCAATCACATCATGTTTATTTAAATTACCCTTACCACATCCTAATAAAGGAAAGCCGATATGTCTCACACCTAAACGTGGGAGATTATCTAGGCAGGCATAAAGTCCCCTAGATATCCATTCTAACTTAGAGTCATTACGCCATCTGTCTTTAGTTGCAAAGCACAATACGTTTTTATATGGATGACGATAAAGCCAACTATGACCTGGGTTGAGTTTACGCTCGCCACACAAATAGTGGTATTGATTAAACAGATCATCTGGGTATTTGAATTTAAACGCTAACGCTAATCCATTCCCCATGGTCCCGTCACAGTTCACAGGACAGACTATGGTGTCTGCTTCTAATTGAAATAAATCTGCATGTACAAATTCTAATATCATTGTTTTATTATCTCACCTTTTACCTCTATATAGTTACACCACGACGTAATTATAGACGAAACGGCATAAGGCCAGGAATTACTTCCCAGCCTTCTTTACTTTCTTTTGTTTCTGAGCTCGCATGGTTTTACGCTTAGCTGCCTTCTGCTCGTTAATAGCTTCACGCATTTCATTTTGAATCTCCTGCATCTGCTCTTCTTCTTCAGCAATGGCTTTAGCAGCATCATCAAATATATCAGTAACCGTATCACGAGGTAAGGCAAGAAGCTCCGTTAACGACAAGCCATAACGTTTGTGAATGTCATACATCCTAAAACGTTTAATCATGAAAGGTTTCAACCCCACTTTAAGGGTATCCTCTACCGGATGCATGGCTACAATACTTAAAGGATTATAATCGATGCCATCATAGTTGAAGATACCGTAAGTGTGATCGTAAGCCTCTGTCAACGCTATCTGGGCCCCAATACTATCTAAGGCAGGTAACGTCATCATTGCTTGGTTTAACGGGGAGTCAGCGTTTTGTTCACGCTCAAGCCCAAAACGAGGAGAGATTAATCTACCTCGCTGCGCTCGTTTATCCTCTTGCTCCGTTTGAACGCTACGAGGATAATAAAAAGCTGTTCAATCTCAAGTGGAATTAGATAAGGCGAACGACCGTGCGCATCTTTCTGTTCACCACCGCACGATGGGCATGTGTAAGTAGGAATACCTACAATGCTAAAGGCTGCGTTGTCAATGAAAGTTTGCATGTGGTTTCTGAATGTCTTGATAGTATCCGTATCTGCAGACAGTTGTTCACAAAGCTTATCGATAGTTTCACGATCGTTTCCTGCTACAACAGCAGCATCATCACCCTCGCCTATCACAAAACGACCTACCCAATGTGAGTAACGACGTAACATGATCAACTTACTCTGTTCTTGCATATAGCGAGCACGTTTCTCATATTTGATGTCTTTACCTAACCCTTCTTCAGTCATGCGTTCGATGTCTTCTGCCCAACGCACACCTGATGAGATAGTCTCAAGCATAGTAGGCACACGAAGATCCATACTTACCGCTGCATTTATACGAAGTGCTTTTGCATTAGGATGTGTAAACTCTTCCTGATACCACTTAACACGCTCTAGCGTTACCTTACTACTACGCTGCGCCATATGAGTACGTTGTTTCTCACTAAGTACACTGTTATCAGTCCATAATAGCTTAGGAATGTTTAACGTTTCTTTAATGACGTGTTGACACTCGCTAATGTCCGACATACAGGCACGAGTAAACGGATAACCTTTAGGGAAGACTGCACAACTTAGCCCCCATATTAACAATGAGTAGTCTGTTACTAAGATATTCTCGCGTAACATTTGCTCATTCCAGTCTTTAACATTACAATCGTAGATGTGATCGATAATAAAGTTAAATAGGTGACCGCGTATATAAACGCCTGAGTGGCTAAAAGCGGTACCGCGTGTACTCCTACCTAGTTTTCCTTTCTCAAGAGCAATACGTTCGTCTAACTCAATTAGAGCGCCTTCTGAGGGAGCTTTGATACTGACCCACATACCAGAATGCCACAAAGGTATCTGAACCGACGTACCCATAGTTAACATAGCGTTAACTTTCAATAAAGCCGCTTCACCACTAATGGTACCGCCTGGGTTTGTTTTGCCAATCCTAGGCTTAACAGCAGACAAACGCCCAGAGTCGCTATCAACGTATTGTCTAAAATCACTGCCCTCAGATGCTAATCTCTCTTCAAAGAAAGGCTTAGCAAACATTTTAGAGTAAGGCATGATGTCTTCACCTAGACTAAGCTCTAGCGTATCTTTCCATAACTGCGCTGAGTCAGATGATACAGACACCTTTGCCATGTCAGATAAGACATCAAACATATTAGACATGTTGGCGCTGGGAAGAGCCAGTGGAACATCGGTATTCTTAGACTCATCTAACGGCGTACTATAATCACCTGTTTGTGTAAAGGTAGGCTTTATCGTTTCTTCTGGTTCTTCAGCCTGACCTAACTCATGTTGGTCGTAGTGGTCAGTTACTCGTGTTCTTGGTTGCTCATTGTGATCTACGTTACGAGGATCTTGTTCGTCATGACTCATTACTTTCTACCTCCTTTAGCCATTGCCATCAGGTCTAACGTTTTCTTAGGTGTGGCTGTAGCACCTAAGCGACGTTGTTTGACCGGTGGTTGTTTTTTCTGCTTCTCAATCTCAACACGAGCCTGATTAGCGTTTTCTTCGACTTCCTCTACCGAACGCCCTTCGGTGAGTTCTAAAATCTGTGCCGTGGTAATAGGTACAACGGTGTTATAATCCTCCATCCACTGTTGGTAGTCTTGACCAATATCAATTGCAATGAAGTTTGCTTCCATCTCATCTTTTGGAGCTTCGCGGTTAATATGTCTATCGCGAATGGCAGTAAGACGTGTATTGAAGTTAGTAAGGTCGTTGAGCAGAACGCGACCTAGCGCGTTAAGCTTTTGTTTATCCTGTACCTTACGAAGCGCATCTGGATTTTTAAATAATTGAGATACTTGAGTAGCCGCTGCCAGCATAGTTGACGCTGCACCACTTAGTGATCTTAACTCAGCCCATGCGTCCGTTTTCTTTGCAGTAGACTTCGCTGGTGCTTTATTTTTACGTTGGTTCTTTGGGGACTTGGCCATTTTATTTATATTCCTGTCTGATAAAATATGAATAACACGTCTTGTATAATTACAAGACGCTGTATTAATTAACGTAGCAACCATTACATAAGGTAGATACCATGTATATAACCGACGCCGATGCCCTGACATCCACCCTACCTGAACCGCGTCAGGCATTCTATATAGGATGCAATCAGTTATTCTTCGACATGCAAGTGGTCGGTTTTGTTGAAACCATCGATGCGTTTGTACTGGCAAGCAACACACAGACGAATACGTACATCATTGATGAAGTGACGTTGATGTATAACGAGTATCTGATCAACCTACTAGCCAGCCATGGTGTGGTGGTAGATGATGAACAGTCACCAGATTCTTTTACTTACCTTGCTATTTTGGAAACGTTGTGGTTACTTCCTCAAATTGAAGATGCGCAAATGATTATCGACACATTGACGGGAAGTGAAGATAACATAGAAGCTCTAGCCATGCTGGTAGAGTCTGTAAGTACTCAGGGTGATGTAGTTACCTGGTCGACGGTAACGCAAGCAGTAACGCATGTTGATGAAGCGTTAATGGATCGTTTGGTAGAGATAGCCAATGGTAAGATTGATAACTTAATCGTAAATACTACTGCTACTAAAGAACGCGCTAAACAGCGCTATGAGATCCACCCTGTAGCGACTTATCCAGCTAACCCATTACGCGGCATGTTAGAACGCGGCATCGATTACGGTCTGCCTTTAGACACACTCTGGCTACATGCCAATAGCACCGTAGATACTCTAATAGAATCTAAAGCTATTGTTCCTCTCGCCGCACTTATCTATGGCTGCGTCTTGATTAGCGATGTTGAAGATCATCTACTTCAAGAGACGACACAATTACTTGTCAATACCGAAATTGGTGACGAGGTGTTAGCCGCCGCAATCATGCGTGAACTTAATCAAACTATCTATCCGGGACGTATACAATGAGTATAGATAAAAACACTTATTTAGCGTTTGCTATCAAGCATAATGCCTTTATACAAAAACACTGGCATTTAAGTGTATTTGGCATCTTCTCACCTAAACCACGTGAATCTCAATACGTCGGTATGTTATTAGATGTGGAAGGTGAATTACACTACATCGACGAACAAGGTAGCATCGCTGGACCTGTAGTTGGCTATAAAGAAGATCAACCATTATTCACAGCAAGTGATGTAATAACTGTTGAAAAGGATACCCTTAAAAACATTAAGGGTAAGACAGAAACAACCGTAGGTCGACTGCTAGCCAACGCTATGCTATTGTCGTATCCCTTTGGGGATGTAATTCCTTATATCAACGAAGAAGTTAAAGCAGGTAAGGTAGGAGACCAGGTAGCAGTAGCGCTTAAAGATGATATCATCACACCTGAACAAGTCTCTGTCTATTTCAAACAGCTGTACTTTCTTTCATCGTTAACATCACTGTGGGTGCCGTCTGCTTCTGAGAAATCTATCACCACAAGCCCGGCAATTGTTAAACGTCGTGACGAATTGCTTAAGCAACACAAAGATGAGTTAGATAACCCCGCAGTTATTGCTAAGATTGAGAAAGAACTCATTGACATGGACCGCGAGTATATCAAAGATGATCCATCGTCAGGCTTCTATAAGTCAGCTAAAGCATTTAACGTTACTCGTAAGCAGGCGTATATAATGCATGGTGGTGAGTCCTCGTTTGAAGACCCATCTAAGATCGACGTTATCCCTCGCTCGCTGCAAGATGGGTGGAACGTTGAAGATCTCCCTGCATTAATCAACTCATTGCGTGATGGCTCTTACGCGCGTTCTACACAGACGGCGCTAGGTGGTGAGGCTGTTAAAACTATCACTCGTGTATTCCAAAATAGCTTTATCTCTCAAGACGACTGTAAGGATAAAGTAGGCATGCCAATGGCTATTACCAACATGAACTACAAAGCGTTTGAGGGTCGTCGTCTGGTATCAGCACCTGATAAACCCTTAAGTGAAGCTGCATTAAAAGCAAGCATCGGTAAGACACTTACACTTAGAAGTCCCATGGCGTGTAAAGTACCTTTCACCGACTATTGTAAAGTGTGTATGGGTGATGCTATTGCTGATAACGATAAAGCGTTGTCGTTACTTGCATCTGCTACAGGTAGTGCCTTTCTTTCGTTATTCTTAAGTAAGTTTCACCAGAGCAATATTCAAACAGAAGAGCTTCAGGGTTTAGATTTTATACAATAGGTTATACGGGCATGATAAGTATTTTACAGAGACTTATAGGCCACATTAGTGTGGAAGAAAAGGATGGGGTGATAACGGTCTCCGGGATTAAAACTAGAGCCGTTGTTTCAGATATGAAGAATATGTGGAATAGTGTTAGAATTCCTAATAATCTTTTTATTAGTCAAGGCGCAGCGGAAGTAAGTCTAGATTCGTTCTTTGCCTATGAGTTTTACAATGCTCTTGATATACTATCTGAGCAAAGTAAGACTTATCTGTCAAGGGGTGTTATTCTAAAGATAATGGAATTACTTAAAGAAAACACCTGGCTTGGTAGAGAGGTGGAGGTGGGTGATGTTGTTAATTACAGACGTCTTAGAAACTTCAATCTTAAACCGCTTGACCATCAAAGTAGCTTCATTGAGAGCTATGCCATCAATACCGTTAAGATGGGTCTTAACGGCTACTACTTGGCATCTCCACCTGGGTCGGGTAAGACATTCTCAGGTCTTTTACTCCATGGGTTGTTGGAGTTAGACACGATGATAATAGTCTGTCCTAAAAACGCGATACGTGAGGTATGGTTAGATAACATTGAAAAATACGTTAAGGGTGATAAGGAATGCTGGTTGTCCGATTCAGGCACACCACCACCCAAAGGTATGGATTACTATATCTGTCACTACGAGGCACTACCCGTCCTGTTAAATAATGTCGACATTTTCAAGCGAAAAGACGTATTCATTGACCTTGACGAGAGCCATCATTTCAATGAAGTTACTTCGGCGCGGACGTTGTCCTTTATTGAGTTATGCAGGCAGACTGCATGTCGGCATATACTCTGGTCGTCAGGCACGCCATTTAAGGCACTAGCGACGGAGATGGTTAGTTTCTTACGAGCCTGTGATCCCTTGTTTACACCAGAGGTCGAGAAGCGATTCAAAGGTATCTTTGGTGTAAGTTCATCAAGAGCTAATGACATACTTGCCAGAAGAATAGGTAAGAGTGTATTCAATGTTGATAAGACTGTAGTCAGAACTGATGATCCGATTGAAGAAGATATCAAAGTTCAAGTAAAGGATTCTGATCGTTTTACGTTGGAGCACGTCAAACAGGAAATGTTAGAATTCATTACCGAACGACTTGCCTTCTATAAGGAACATTACAACTCGTACCTTCAGGATTTTGAGAAGGTTTTGACTGTGTTTGAACAAACACTTCGGGATGGTGAACGTAGCGACTTTAATAATTATCTTCAAAAGATAGACGTATTAAAATCCACCAGTGACTATCGCCCTTTAGCTGAATTGATAAGGGACGTCAACGCTTACGAAGATAGTGTTATATATCCTAGATTATCTGCTGAAAATCGTAAAGAATTTAAACGGGTGAAAGGGGTGGTGAAGTATGTGGAGTTGGTAATTCGTGGTGAGGCGCTAGGTCGGGTTTTAGGTAGAAGACGTATAGAGTGTTTTAAAGAGATTGCCAAGGTTGTTGACTACGATGGTATAATTAAAGCAAGTAAGAAGAAAGTACTTATCTTTTCTAGTTTTGTCGAAGTCGTAGATATTGCTGTCGAACATTTAAAGCCGACTTATAAACCCGCTATCGTATACGGTGATACCAACAAGAACATTGTTAACATCATGGAAAGGTTTGACAATGACTCTAAAGTCAATCCCCTGGTAGCTACACTTAAATCCCTATCCACCGCCATCCCAGTCATCAGTGCTAATACGGTGGTGTTTCTTAACAATCCATTTAGAGATTATGAGAAAAATCAAGCAGTGAGTCGGGTTGATCGTCTTGGGCAGGATACGCAAACTTACGTTATCAATATTCTTTTAGATACGGGTGATAAGCAAAATTTAAGTACACGTAATCTTGACATAATGAAATGGTCAAAAGCGGAAGTAGACCGTCTCATGGGTGAAACTTTAGAAGTTAATATGGAATCATTAACTGAGGGTGATGTCGTCCCACTCGTAGCATCGAGTAGCAAGGATAGTGGTACTGCATCGTTAAGTTGGTAATTGGAATAGATAAATGAAAATTAAACTCGATTATGAGTTAAAGGGTGCTAAAGAAGTACGCACCCACCGTCAGTTTTTTGAAAAAGATGAACTAGTAACCGACCCTATAGGTAAACTAAGTTCCATGATAGAGCTACACGTAAAACGCTGGATTGTTATACGTGATCAGTTCTATATAAGTGCCTTAATTAAAGAGTTGTTAACAGAAGACCCTATTACCTTAGGAACGATGTTAAGAACACCTGAATTAAAGTGGATACGTCAGATACCTAGCCATAGGCCGGGTATCTATGTTGAATTAACATTAGAATTATTATAACGAGGAAACACACATGCCGCGTATTAGTGAAGAAGCGCAACGTAAAATTAAAAACCTTATTAATCGTTTTAAATATAAATACGACTCTAAGGTTGACAGTTGGCGTATATTAGAGATGGATGAAACCGGACACTATCGTGGTGACTGTGATGATTTTGCAGTTACTGTATGGTGGTACATCTGTGGGGAGAGCTACTGGAAGTTCTGGACAGGTATATTGTTGTTTAAAGCTAAGTTCTGGCGTTGTTTGACCGAGAAAGATTACATTGGTCATTTAGTGTTAGAATACGATGGCGAGGCCATTGACAATATTTATTTGAAATGGCTGAAGAAAGACGAGATGTCTCATCACTTCAGTGGCTATCTAATTAACAACATCCTGATGGTTGCCATTAAGATGCTGTTAGGTAAGATATTTAAATAAAAAAAGAAAGCGCATAACGAGGAAGAGCTAGCGCTACGCTAGCTCTTCCTCTATGCCGTCAAGACGTTGTTGTATTAAACTCTTTTACAAATACCTGACCTTCTATGACATATTCTAGTCTAAATGAATTAGTATTGATATTTCCTTTCGCATCTATATCTGCATAGGTGAATAACACCGCCATACCGTGCGCCTTAACAGAAGCTAAATTAGATTTATATATGTAGTCAGACTGCCACGACACCATCTCCTCCATACTTGCATGTACTTTATTAGTTTTATGGTTAGGGTAAACAATCAATTCTCTTCTATAAACCTTGATTCCATTAGTAAACTCAACATCTACTATATAACCATCCTGATAGGTCGTGATTGAATTTATCCCACGTGGACGCAATGGGTGGTTATCGCTGATTCGTTCTTTAGTAGATAACTTAAAGCTTTGTGACGTAAAGCCATCATGATTTAATCGCTTATATACTCTAACGCTATCTACTGTTTCTAAAGTAGGAAACGGTTGGTTGTTTAGCGCCACCAACCCGTCTTTAAGCAACATACATTCGGAATAAGAGTCACTTATAATTAGTTTTCTATACCTTACTTCATTACCCGACATGTAAAGTACAGTAACTAGATCATCTAACTGCATGACATCGTAAATTTTATCAGGTATAGCAATACCTTCTACCTGGGAGATAGCGGCTACCTCATTTACTTTTATAACCGTATAGAGGCCGTTATAGTTATCAATGGTAAATAATGAATTAAAGGGTACGGTTTCTATTTTGCAAACGTCACTGTCTATCATCATTACACAGATGTCTTCACCTGGGAACGGTTCAGGATCTGAAACCTGCTCACCATTAACAAGATGATACAACATAAAAAACTCCTTATAGGTCATAGGCTCACCCCCAAAAGGAGGCGAGCCTAGATACGTCTACTTTAACTTTCTAAGTCTACGGTTAAGCATGGCTAGCACCTTGGGACTTAATTGTTTTGAGGTTGTCTTATAGGGACGATTACTACTACCTGTTGTTGGCATGATCTCTCCTTATAGCACATACGCAGTTTGCAGCGTACGGTGAGTTTTAACTTTATCTGAGAAAGTAGCAAGTTTTCTTTCATGGTACTTAACATGAGAATCTATATCTTCGCAAACTAAGTAAAAGAAACGTGGTACGTTATCTTTAAAGCCTCTTAGCTTTCTCAAACGACCCAGTATCTGCGCGTTTAATTGACGTGAGCCAATTGCAGATGTCAGTAAGGTAACTTTAAGCCCTTTGATATCTACCGCAGTGCCTGCAGACTTAGGTGTAGTAATGATTACATCAGATTCATAAAGATACTCATCTGGATCCTCACCCACAAACCTATTGACAGTTAAGTCAGTCAAACGTGGCTTTATAAACGATGTTAGATAGGTACACATCTCTATGGTATCAGCAAAGATCATCATCTTTTGCCCCGGCTCACGGATACTGATGTATTCATTAAGCACGATATCATAGATCATTTCAGCGTAAGCTTCACTACGAAACTTCTTCTTCAATATAGACGCCTCAAAGAGCATCTGAGAGTACATCTTACGTCGCTTATGCGATAGTAGCTCTACCTTGTTACAACGGTATGTGAGGGCTGTACAGGCGATATATTTGCCATCATAATCCGGTGTTATACGTTCGCCAACAGGATAGGCAACTTCTAACATTGAATTAATGAAAGCATTATCAGAAACTAACGTCGCCGACATGTAAATCGTCTTAGCCACATGACCGTACAGATCCTGCGTAAAGTTGAGATGGAAGTTCTCATGTACTTCATCTATTACGCGTAGTCCTGTTTTAGTAACCGTGTACAATTCATCGGGGTCGCAGTTATACCCTTCTTCCTCCAGCTTTCCTTCCTCATACGCCTTGTAGAAGTTGTACATGGTAGTCGCTGATATAATGATAAAATCATATTCCAAGGCATCTGCTAATCCTAAATCGATAAGCGTCCGCATGGCTTTAGATCCTTTCACCACACACAGTTTTTCCCTAGGTACATTTAATGTCTTAGTGATATCACCAATCCATTTACCTTCGGTGATGTACTTAGCAGGAACAACCAAGATGGTTCTTTTCTTTATCATCCATGTGGAATATAAAGACATCATGGTGTTGTGTGTAACCACAAAATCATCAGTCACATAAAGATGATCTTTGTGTGTAACCGATATACACTGTGCTTCAGCCATTCGGGATGGTTCTACACTTACAACCTTTAACTTCAATCCTTTAGAATACTGATTATCATCATTAGCCCTTTCGAGCTTATGTGGTACAGTAAAGAGTGAAGATGGTTTAGGATGGCGAATGTTAACCCTGAAGCTAGGCTGTCCAGGTTTCTTTTCTCCCTTGTAGGTGTAGTAGGTTTGACGTTTAGATATTTTTGCAATACCTCCTAGACTTCTGACTAAGTATTGAACGTCTTTGGCTAGTTGTTCAGATACGCTTGAGTAGTCCATGGATGAATTGACATCAATACCTCCATCGGTATCCATCAGACCCTGAAGTAACGCGTAACGCTGCTCTACGGAAGCTTCTAAATAAATCTTAGGGATGAATTTATCAGCGGAACGACAACCCCATAGTCCTAAGTGCTTGAAGTAATCTCTAAACACATGACTATTTCCAAAACCAATAGTTCGCCCGTTAGCACCACAACTTAATGTAACGTGTTCTGGTAACAGAGTTGACAGCTTATGGAAGACATCCACGTAGGTAGTGGTGAATGTGGGAGTCGTGGTAGTAAAGCAACCGTCACCCAACATAGCGCCGAGGGTCCATGGGTGAATGGGTAGTTCTTTGTACTTACCTTGTTCAGGTTGAATTAGCGGTATATACACTCTAGGTTGTGAGCGTTTAAGTTCACGCATCATTTCAAAGGTATCACCTATACGCCACCGCTTATCGACATCATGGTAGTTAGCAATAAACATCTTCCAAAGATGCTCACCTCCAACTTCAGTTGACCGACCATCTGCAAACGTAACCTTATAAATCTGCATTTTCCCTTGAGGGAATACGCCATTTACAAAAGTGTCGTGTCCGTCAGGTGCTGTGATCTTATCTCCTACCTGTATATCTCCCATTCGTTTCCAACCACCAGGTATCTTAATTAGACTGTCTAATGGTTGCATCTTACCACTACCCGTTGGCGCATTGGTTATCTTACTTACACCCGGTGTAAGGAAATGGTCAATAACTGGCAATTGGTACTCGTAAGGTTGAATGTCGTCATCTATTACAAAACTAGTAACATCATCACCTTCTACCGGAGTAAAATGCTCAATTAATAATTGTTCGGTTTTGATTCCCTTTACGTTAAGGTGTGTAAGTATATCTTTATACTGGTTAATATGGAAACGCAACTCTCTACGATCATGCGGTGATGCGGCAAAGACACGCTTAGGTATCTTATAGTAACTGTGGGTACGAGGATCGTACCCTTGGTCATAATCGATTAACCGCTCGCAATAATCATAGAGGGCGCGTTTACACTCTGGCATCATGGTGTGGAACCGTACATGGTGACTTTTTACATCCACATGTGCGTAATACTGAGTTGGCACGATGCCCTCCTTTATTGTTTTATTTACCCATGAACACCGTATCCATTGGATGCTTAGGTCGATTAGTCAGAGCAAACGACGTTGGTGATATCATCATCTGCGCCTGGTTCATCCATGCAGCCTGGCCTGTTAACGATCTAAGTTCCATATTCTGCTTATACGTTCCAAAGACCTTTTGATCTTGAGGACGCGGCAGACGGTGATCCATACGATCAGGGTCGCGTGCTAAAATTGACAGGATGATAATTTCCAGATGCACCACGTTAACACCCAACTTCTCAGACACCAACACATGCAAGTCCATCAAAGCCTGTGACACTGAATCACAATTAACGATACGGCTACGCTTATCGTCTTTAGGCTTCTTCGTTGTACGGCTAGACATGCTTGCACTCTTATCTTCCTGAGAACTTGATGACTCAATGAACGTCTTAATAACGTCCATGTACTCCAACATGTTCATGTGTTTCATTGGAAGAATAAATGCAGGCTCATTGAAGTCCCAATGGCTGAGGTCACATACGTAGAACCCTTTCTCGTTTAGAGACCAACCATGTTCTTTTAGGTAGTTTAACATTGCACCTGATAATGAAGAATAGTTCTTACCTGATGACACAGACAATAACACATCTTCAAACTCATCTCCACGATACCCATTAAGTACAATATCACGACACGATGAAATACGGCTCGATGATAAATCAGTAATATCTTCGATTGTGTTGATATCGCCAATATGTTTAACATCGTTGTGGTTAAGCACCAGCTCCATACGGTCGTAACGGTCTTGATCTCTAATGAATACCTTATCACCTTTAGCATTGAGGCGCAGATAACGACGATGGTGATCATCTAGACTAATCTCAATGGCAACGGAGCTTACCTCTAAGTGTTTAATAGAGAGTACGCTTTGCGAGATAACCGCACATAGTTCTACCGCCGCTACGTGACCTAGATTAGCACCTGGTGGAACAGATGCCGCCACCGTACCCATACACTTACTACATATACCGTAAGGGTCTGGATGCTCACACGCCAGCGGTGAACGCAGTTTAATCGTCTCGCCGATCAGATGATCTTCATTACCCATGAATACTTTTAGCTCGTTGTCACTGTCGTAGTAATACTTACCTACCAACACCTTGACACTTTGCGGCAATACACGGAACTTCACGGTACGCGTTGTTCCACAATCCCCTTTATGAAGATTTTGTATTATCGCACAACCCAACTGCATACGGCGGTTATAATACTGCGTGGTCTGTAGTGGATCTTTCTGTGCTAACGATGCTTTGGAGCCTGAACGTGATTCAATCATCGAATCATGTAGCGTATTCATCCCTTCTGTGTAGCTAGTTGGGATTGGGTTAGGTGGGATATGACTATCAATATCTGTTACAAACCCACGTGCAGCGACCGACTGAACAATCTGACCTACACTTAAGACGTTAGAATGACAGAACCCAGCAACGTTGTTGTTAGGTAGTTCTTCTTCTTTCTTATACAGTAGATCTTTAATCTGTTCATAGCCACGCTCAATAGCCCGTTCGTTGGGTCTAAATTCATCCCTAACCTTTGCGGTTATTGGGTGGTTGTGTATCTCAATGTAATCTAAAATACTTACCGTTGATACAAACCCAGCTAATTGATTAGTCGCATCGTTGTAGAGCTTATTAGTAATCTCATAAGCAATACGACTGAGTAGCATGATGTCAACTACTTCATTCAACGCATAATACGTATCGAACAACACATTACTTAAGATTTCCTCATGAAGCTTAGGGGTGTAATGACCATTGCCGACATGATGGCGCTTGAGTATAGTTGCATTTGGGAAATGACGTTGCATCTCCCAGTAGTAATGACTTAGAATGGTAGGACGGGTAGAGGTAACTAATTCACCATCGTCAAAGATAATAGTAAATACTTCGTCGCCCATCGCCCACATTTCTTCAGAGCTAAGCTTTTGTAATTCTCTTACATTAAACTTTCTCATGATCGTACGTCCCTCTTACAAATTTAACACCTGCGCAACTTAATAAGTGTTTAACGTATACCAATGGTCGCGCGTTATCCATTGGGAATTTGCGACGATTAACGTTACTTTCAACATTGCTTGGTTTATCGGAGTTTAATATTGAACGAATAATAGCTTTCTGTGTGGTTGGGGATGCAGAGCGATCTAATAGATCAGCCGTTACGTCAGATCCTAGAGCAGCATTAAGTAGTCTAACTTCATCCTCACCCATGATACGCACAGGTAGTTCACGGTTAGGTGAACCATAACGATCGCTCTTAGATGCTTTAGCAGGTAAACCATGATGCTGTAGTTTAGCGGTAGATACAGATGACCAGTTATCTGGTGCTGCTTCTAATAACATCATGTACTTAGACCCTATTAATACAGGATCAATTGTAGTTACCTGGTTAACACCATCGGGCGAATAAGTAACCGGCTGTATATCCACTGGAAACTTAGTGCGGAGGTCTTGGATTAATTTAGGTCCAATGTGTATGCTATCTACAGGAAGGTAGAGATAAATACCCTCAGCAGCAATGATGTCTAAATGCGTAGCTATCCGGCGATCGTTGTTTAACACCTCGTTGATAGTTTGAATCATTGGCGGTGATACCACACTGTAGTACTCTTTCAAATACTCCCACGCTTGCTGGTGCTCGCCATTACCCATCAGATCTCTAACTACACATGTCACCATATGGCTAGTTGCATTAACATATTGCTCGTAAAGCTGAGACAAGTTAATACGCTTAACCGGCGAGATAGGATCCATGATAACATCTGCACGTAAACCATTTTGACCCACAGGCATTTGACTATCTGACCACACTTCTACGACTCGTTATATTCAATCTACCTCGCTACGGTAGACCGGTTCTCTTATGAACTCCTGCATGTTTCCATGCAGACTAGACTATATCTTCTACCTTTAGTAATATAGGTTTTACTAAAGGTAGCTCCCCATTTCCCATGCGCTTGCACAGTACAGGCTTGGTAGGCCTTAGTCGTTGAACCTTCACCCTCTACGTACGTAGGTAGGGTGCTTGGATGCGGATTATCCAATACTATACCTTTTTACCGTATCGTTGTAGTTAGCAACGCCCCCGCCTCTATTACTAGGACAGGTTGGTAGTATAGTCTCTAAGGACGTCCCCGCAGTTAAAGGAGGATTACTTAGACATTACTATCTAAGCAGGCTGATAAAACATTATAGCTTCGATAATGCTCTACGTCTTTCACTGAAGTATCCGGTGAAAGTTTTAAAGCATTGCAAAGTTCAATGAAGTTTCTGTAAAACTTATTATTAACACGGTATTTAAATTTACTGTCTATTGCCCTAGACAGCGTCTTTTCCACAGTATCAAAACTCTTATACGAGATACGTATAAGGTTGTAGCCGTGACTTTTTGCGAGATGGTCTTTTTCTTTATCCCGCTCTACAGTTTTCTCCCAAGCGATTAATCCACCAAAGAAGTCAACGGGTCTAAAGTGTTGCTCGCCATCGTATTCAATAAGTAGATTTATGCCAGGTATGAAAAAGTCGTACCTGTAAAGGTGACCTTTTATTTTAAACTGCTCTTTGTAGCGTATCTTGTTTCTTTTTAAGAAGTCAGCAATACGCACCTCAGCCAGCGATGAAACTTTGCATTTCATGCAAGACTGACCAGATAGATGATTACTGACTCTAACTTTACTAACAATACCACATTTCAAGTGTTTCATGGTCATCCAGTGGTTAGTGGTTTTCAATTCACCAATGCAATAGATGTATTCTTTACCATGTACCTTAGCGGCTCTTCTTAAAAACTGTGATCTTGTTATTCTCAATCTATCGTAGAAACAAGGCATGCAGCCTCTACCTTCACTAATACTTGTAACGCTACGGGTCACAGTACCATGTTCAGGACATGTAAAATCAACTGTTGCTTTCGCAATATTAAAATTACTCAAAGTGTATTTACTATCAATTAACTTTGATAGTGTTTCTATAGAGTCGTACTTGCGTACCGTTTCACTACGCTGCTCCCTACCACACCGCTCACATCCCGTTAATGAATGTAAATGTTTCCTTAATGTAGTAGTTAAGCTGCCGTGTCTTGGACAGACTATTATTACAGCGTCAGATTGACTAGCCTTTTCACTCACCTGAGAGTAATCAAACTTGTCATTAAACTTAAGCTTGCAAGCTTTTATTGTATCCTTTGTCTTAACGTTGCCTCTAGATTCACAAGCGCAACGGGGGCAACCGTATTTAGTGCGCAAATGGTCTCTAGATATTACCGTGAATTTACCGTGTGTTTTACAAATTATATCCACAGGCCCTCTCTTAGGAACCGTGGTAGGTAGTAATGAGTAATCGAACTGATCCCCATACTTACCACGACCTAAATCGATATAAGCCTGTTTCTTCATTTATTTTCCTATAATGTTTAGTTAACCCCTTTACTTCCTGAACTATCAGTAAGCTTAAACCCTTTAGTGGCTTTTACTTTCTTCGCATATTTAATTTCTACGCGACGATCGTCAAGTGGGGTATAGCGATACTTACGTGTGACCTTATGGGGTGAAGCATTAGGCTTATTAGCAATGGCCTGTGTTACCCAGTTAGTAAATCTACCTGACAATTGAAGACCCTTACCACGATGTTTGGCAAGACGACGATATTCATTGTAAATAGATTCGTAGAACTGATCACGCAGACGCATGTATTTATCAGGCTGCGCATTCATCCCCACAGGCGTAATGCTGTAAGGTAGGTTGTGATCCATATCGACCACGACGTCATAAACCGTCGCACCGGCTGCAGGTGAAACATACGTTAGTTTATCATACGTGTAGTCTGGTGTCATCAACGCCCTAGGTGTCATCTCTACCATCCCAAGTGCTGGATCGTATTTACGCAGAGCGAACAGTAGCCCATCTTCACGTATTTTATCACCAATGTCTGGGAATGGCTTGTAGTTGTTTTCATCACCGTATAAGTTAAGCGGGTAATACTCCTTACCCCAGCTAGCTACGCGAGAACCGGTCATGGTAGTAGTAAGTCTTTCCGCCATAGACTCACTGATAATAAAACCATCCTCAATGGTAGCCGGTAAAGACATATAGGCAACGTTTGCTTCTAAGCCATAAGCATAGTTACCGTCATCCTTAAGCGACTTGGATTTAGCAAGTACTGTACCCTTAGGAACCTGCATTCCTGGATAGATTTTCTCCATTGCCGGTGTGGAGTAATACTGAAACCCAAACGTGTTATGATCGGAACAATAGTTCTCAACCATCAAGATATCAACTTCCTGTGTATTGACATCTTCGTAAATAATAGCCGTGGCTGGGTTCTCTTTGATAGAATCAGCACCTGGTCGGCGAGGATAACGCTGAATGACTTTAATTATAGATGCATCAACCGGCATCTTTATAGCTTTAGTGTATTTACCAAGCTCGCGCTCAGCACCTGTCTGAATGCGCTTAGGGGTCGAACCCTCAATAACCAATGCCTGACTCAAGTGAGATGAGAACATCTTTCTACGAGAGGCTGAGTTATGTTTACCAAATGAATCTAAGTTATTACCTAGACCCATTAACTCCGGATGTAATTCGGATGTATTATTATTGGACATGGTTAATTATCCTATGTAAAGGGCTTATGTTATTTGTTGCTCTAAGATAATGTAGGTGTTAAGTTGTTTAGGAGAAGCTCGATGACGTTAAAAATTCATGAACTACAGCGAACTAATGGCGCTGATGTTTACTATGACCCTGATTTTCGCATCATGATTGAAACGCATTTAAAGTATCTACGTAATCATGAAAAGACCCAAACTGCTGTGATTGACGAACACCGTGTATATAGACAGGAGTCCGACTTCTATGGTCTTATGTTAGAGTTAGATGTAGCCACTAAGTACCATTGGATCATGCTGCGTGTAAACGGCTATGAGCACCCTAGTGACTATAAAGACAAGAACACGGTTATCATGCCTGCTATAGAAGAAATAGAACGTTTAAAGTCTATGCATTTAGCTAATAGAGTTTAACATATTATCTGTTTACTATGTAAAAATCGACAGCCTGACGGCAAAAAAAGACAAGTAGAGGGTTTGACCCCTCTACTTATGCCGTCTTTATTATTTAAACACCACCACCGTTGGAACCACCTTGGTTCCAACCTGTGTTCTGTGGTTGCGGGTTACCCCATCCAGCATTCTGACCCTGATTCCAAGGTGAATTGTTATAAGCAACCTGGCGTTGTTTCTGCATTGCCGCAGCACGACCACTTGGTGGTGGTGCATACGCTGCATTACTCCATCCAGTGTTTGCTGGTTGGTAGCCGTTACCATGACCACGGTTTCCTGATATGGTATTCCATTCACGAGCACCGCCTGACTTAGCAGGAGCCGATGGCTTAGATTCCACTGGCTTAGGCGTTGATGCTGGTGCATTACCAGGCTTAGCCACGCTAGCTGTAGTATCTGGGGCTTTGTTTTCAACATCACCCTGATTACCTTCTAGTGGTGGGATCTCATCACGCATGTCCGATAGACAACCCATTTCAGCTTCAAAGCTTACATCAATTAGCAAGTCATCCACATCTACTAGATGCTCTTTAAACATCTCAACACGCTGGTTAAGTTGTTTAGCGATGTTAAGGTAACTTAGCATTAGCGCATGGAAGAACGGTGCCGTTTTGTTATGCGTACCGTAGCTGTATGCGTTTTCGTTAACACCAGGTAGGATGTATTCAAATAACTGAGGAATAGAGGTAAAGTCACGTTTTCTCACCTTATGGCCAAACAACGTTCGCTCACTCTCATCAGACTTATCCAGTATTGGTAAGCTGGTAATACAAAGACGGGCGTACTTAGTACCGTTGAGTGTACCTGAGCGTTTTAGGTACATGTTAATCAAACGGTGCTTACCATCAATGGTCACCGAACCTATCATCTTGCGATAAGCATCTACCATCTTACCATCTGCATCTTTAAGGTACGTCAGGTATTCAAGTTGTGCCGGTGAGAACTTCTCGTGCGTTTGCGTATTCGCCGCCATTGATAGCAGTTGAAACGCTAAACCATCTAATACACGAGTAGCACGCGTAAGTAGTAGCTCTTTAAGCTTCTTGATAATAGGTGACTCACCACGAGCCACGTTCTCACTAAGTGGATGAAATGCAATAGCGCTTGTCCAGTCCGTATCTTTCAATACTTCTTTGGTTGGCAGCAATAGCGATTTCTCACCTACTGTACAGGGGATTGACTCCCCTGCTAACTTTTGATAGATACGTCCTTGCGCATCAGACTCAAGACCCGCCGAGGTCAGTATGGTTTTATAAAGATTTATTAGGCGGCTCATGGTTATACTCCTTGATTGTCAAAGGGGGTTACTATAGGCGATTGACCATGGTCGTAGTGCATTGCTGCCGTGGCCTCTAGGTTGTTACTAATTGACATAATGTCATTAGCAACGTTATCTAGATCGGTACGTTGTGTGGTAAATACAGGTGTTGCTAATGCGTCGCAGAAGCTAGGCATCGTGAAACGCTCTGTATTGCCGTCTAACGTGATATCTATGGTTGTGTCTGCTACCACATCACAGCGCATGTGGATGCCAAATGAGATGCGGTTACGGCGCGAAATATCCGATAGTATCTCAAACTTCAAACGGTCAATGAAACGTGTTACATATGGCTGTAAGTCAATACCTTCAGCAAAACTGTTAGCACCAGTTACGGCAACTGCGTAATCGCTATCTATTGTACTGTTAGTTGCTGTAAACTCTACACCTAATAGCATCAAATCTAGCATCAGCGCAGGTACTGAGTGACTTAGGATTGTAGCAATAAGTGTTTCATTGTTAGCACCGTTCCAGTGGTTTGAATCACGACCGTGACGCATTGGAGCACCAG